AATTTATAGCTCTTAAAAAAAAGTATAACCCTACCTACCCTGGACGTACGATAGAGGGATTTAGAGACCTTTCTTCCACGTTAGAACGACGACGTAAGGACGAAAGGGAGGTTTCTTTTTCGCCTTACGCCGAGGCGTAAAGGGTGGGGTATTTTCACGCGTTCGTGGTACGGTAGAAATAGGGTCACATCTTCCACGTTAGAAGTAGWAGTAGAAGTAGGTCGTCTACACGCGGAAGTCTGCCTATTTATTCCTCTTACCTAGACGTAGACCCGCGTCTACTTGTTCTCGGGTGTAGATGTACTATCCCGCGAACGGTCGTAGGCCTAACTAGACGGTACCTATCCTATCGCTTCGGAGAACTAGACGTGGAAAACGAGCGGCGGTAGAAACGTAGGAATAGGTGTACCGTCGTACCCTCTGGACGACCTAGGTCTGTCTATGTATTCTATCTCCTCCGGTAGACGTAGAAAAACGAATACTCGGTCTATCCTCGGGCAGACATAGACGCGTCCACCTCCGAATCTAAACAGACGGGTATACGATAAATCTACGTCGTCGGAGACCCGACGAACGACCATGGAGGTCCGCGTAGAATCGCGTCGATGTACCCGTCGCGGAGGATCCCCGCCGGAGGAGTGGTCACGGTTGGTACTTCCTCGACGCGATCTATCGAGCGGGTAAACAACTACGAAGGAAAAAAAAGCGAGCGGTATTCCCTATATGGGTTTTAACTATTTATATAGGTATAAAAACGTGACGCGTAACGGTCAGAAAAATACGACATCGATCGTAGATAGGATTAGTTACACGCCTTGAGGGTAGGCGTACGAAGGACAAGGATATCGTCCTCGAGTAGTTTGCCGTTCTTTACCTTAAGACTGTCTCTCGCCGAGAGATCAGACGTTCTCTTACACATTTCACCCACTTGGACGGTTATGTCTAGACTCTTCACACATTCCGTGTCGACCAGGGTAGATCCGATAATATGACTGCGTCTCGTCGCTTGAGTTATACGCGGGACAAGCGCCGCGGTTCCGTACGTCGTTTCGGTTACGTTGACGCGACTGCATTTGATATCTACGGACACTTCACACGTGTCGAGTAGGGCGAGCGCCTCTGTACGGTTCATAGACACGGGATTCGTATCTCTCCAAGGAGCGTCGCTGGACAGTCGGACGTAGACGTGGCGTCCTTTGACGTGTTCGGATATCGCCTTAACGGTAGGACATCCCGTAAATCCGAACGTGACGGAGAGTCCTCCTCCGACGATCGTGTGGTAAGTACTTCCGATCACGAAACCGGTTAGAAACGATTCGTCGTTTTCGTCGTACTCGTATTCCTCGCTAAGATCGTCGGGCTGCTCCGTACCCGTCGCGCCATCGTCTTCGTTTTCGTCTTCTGTATACGCGGATTCAATAGTCGTACGCAGACCCTGACACGGCGTGTCGCTTCCGGTAGTCCTCTTTGTAATTTTGGCCACGACGTCTATTCCCATGTATCGGACATCTTCGCCTTGTCTGCAGATGCCCTTCGTCGCGAGGGTCGCGGCCAGGCACGCGAATAATACACACAGGCGTTTCATGATAGAGTTCTTCTATACGCCCACGTTTTATTATAATTCGACTTTTTTTTAAGAATTTAACTAGAAGAAAATCCGTAATCTATGAAACGAGTCTACATCGTTTGGGTGAGGGAAAGAGACGGAGGCGTGTACCCCAATGGTATTCCACGAAGTCGTCGACCTCCTCGGGATGATTACTGTCGCTGTACTCGATATCTACGTTCACGTCGGACAGGCACCCTCCTATCACGGTAATCGTTTCCGAATGAGATAGGACGCCGACCCCGTCGCTCGTCCTCGGTATAGTACGCACGGCGTCTCCCTCGACGCACCGTATCTCTATATTAAGCGTACACATTTTGGTCGTATTCTGGTACCTATCCATCCCGGTGAAGAATCCTCCCGCGCCCTCGCTGCCGCTCGTTCCGTAGTATTCCGTGTGGAAGACGGGATCACAATCCGTGTGATTTAGCGTAACCGAGAACTCCGACGTTTTAACCACTTCGTTGGGTCCGGCGGTCGTCGTACAAGACGTGTCGTTTACGGGATATAGGTTGAATTCCACGCTGATGTAGTTAAACGACGAGGTACACGTCTCCGTGGAGGATACGGCGTCGGAATACGTGTACCGAGGACATTTTGTGCAGAGCACGTCGCCCGTACGCGTATGTCCGGAGACGCCATACCCCGCGGGACACTTCGTTTTGGGAGCGCATATCCTACACCCCTCCTGTCCTTTCAACAGACAATAGTTCCCCGCAGAACAGTCGCAGACTCTATCGCGGGTTTTATCACACGATTGAGACTCGGATAGGTGGCCTGTGCACCGCCCTCGACAACTTACGCACGCGGGAGCGTGGTTCGTACTCGCCGTAAAGGTTTCGTTCTTGCACGGAGAACATACCGTGTCGGACCCGGGTCCGCATAACCTAGAGGCGTACGACCCGGGAGGACAGGAGGTACAACACAGTCCGTCCTTTTCGTAGTCGTTCCCTCTACATTTTCCTCGATCCGCGCCATACGGGGCACCGCCCCCGTATACGCACGCGACGTACGCGAGTAGTAGCGTTAAACGAAACATGATACATATACCGTAGTTATTTTTATATTTTACACGAAGAGAAAAAGACGTAGAAGGTGCCAATTAGAGATGCCAATTAGAGAGATAAAAACCGAATTAGAGAGGAGCCAATTAGGAGCCGAATTAGGAGCCGAATTAGAGAGGAGCCGAATTAGGAGCCGAATTAGAGAGGAGCCAATTAGTCGTCACGACGTTCCTGAGAGCAAAGGCGTTGTAAACGAATATTAATCACGGACCTGAGATGCGGGACCTCGTAGTCGGTGATCAATCTCATGAACAACTCGATCACTCTCACCGAGGTGGGGATAGGATCGTCGTACCCCCAGTACTCGGCGACCCGCGCCAATAAGCCAATGATGGCGCAGGCCTCGGTGATGTAACTGTCGTGACGCAACATAGCTCGAATGAGAGATTCGGAACTGTCGACGTGTTCGTACGAGCATCGGACGAGCCAACGCACGTTGTCACGAAACACGATCTCCGCGTCCCTTTTGAAAGACTCGAACACGGCAAACAAGCGACCCGCCGATTCCCTATCCCTGAACGGGGTAGCCGACCATCTGAGATAGTCCTGAACCGCCAGAATCACGCTGTCGTCCGCGCCGAATTCGTTCCTACGCACATAGAAAGTCATGGTCGCAGGAATGAAAGGAAACGTTCGAGAATGGCTCGAACACCGTTAAGTAGTGTGTTATTTTTTCATTTATTCTAAAGTCTCCATCATGTCGAAGAATCCCTTCTTCAACGGATAGGACGAGGGTTGTTTAGTGTTGTTATTACACTCGTAGCGTTTAAACGGGTTCGGTATCTTCATGAAATCGAACATGCCGTTTAATTCGTTCGCGTTTAAGGGTTCCTTGGGAATGGGGGGACAATCGGCCGGGACAACGACCCGGTCGTCGTCCTTCTTGGGATCGGGTTCGCACACGGGATTGAGTTCCCCGAACATGAAAGACACGAGTCGGTTGATGGGATACATCAGCAGCGTATAGACGCTGTACACGAACAGATTGCATAGTCTCGCCAGGTAAAATACGCACAACATACATAGTCGCGCGATGCTATTTACCAACAGTTGACAGAATCCGCGTATCGCGTAAAAGACGAATCCTATAACTTTTAGAACGAGGACGACCGTTCCCCTAAAGCATCTCCATATGCCGAAGACAAGCTTATGTATTAAGCAAAAAATCCACCAGCTTAAAAAAAAACGGGACACTCGGACTGTTGGTTCGCCATCATAATTTATTTATTAGTCGTGAAAATGCCTGATATTGTTATAATTCATCTCGTAATACTTTTGCGACGTAGGGCCGTTGATGAGGTTTATACGCCTTAAACGTACGCCGATCGGGAACGTTTCGGTCGCACGTTTGTAAGTAGTGTTCGTGTTGGGATCCTTTGACCATGTGACAGTCTAATTGTTCGCACGACTCTCCGGAGAGTCGTTCCGTACACAACGTGTTTACGGAGTATGCGAAACTGTGACTTCGTACGCACGACGTGTCGATTAACGTGGCGATCGCGACGCCCGGACGTAGTTTGTCCGTGTTCTTGCCGTAGGCGTTAGGGACGGGGTTGTCGCACGATACCGCGACGGTCATATTTCTGGCACACTGATGTACGGAATCTAGATAAGGAACATTGCCCGATATTTCCACGTACATGCCGTGCCCCGACGCGTACACGGCTTCTCGGACGTCCGTTAGTAGAAAACTGTGTTCGTTGTGAGAGCATTCGTCGTGTGCGAAAATCTTAAACCCGTTCCCCGTGGCGATAAACCCACCCGGACCCTGTTCGAGACGACAACCGTTAGCGGATACTTTGTGTTCTTGGACGTATATACATAGTTTGATCGATACGTGCCACGTAGATCGTTCTTGCGACGTACACGGATCGATGACGTAGCCACCAACGAGGGATAGGAACGCGAGAAGTAGCACGAAGGACTCCATGGTTCCTACCCTCGATAATCGCGAGTACATTTTCATTAATTAACCCGTCCACCCAAACCAGGAACTCTTCTTAGGCTCTTCCTTTTTAAACGGATTAAAGGAAGCGATGAATCCGTCGTCCTTCTTCTCCTCTTTCTTAAACGGGTTGAAAGAGGGCAGATAAGAGTACGGGTTGAGAGAAGGCAGATAAGAGTACGGACTTCCCACGACGAACCATATCATTTTCACGACCAGGTATTGGACTAATCCGGTCAATCGTCCTATAACGAAGTAGCAAATCGATAGGATAGGACCTACCAAATAGGATAGCATTTATAATACGAGAAAGTTCCTACGCGTGTATCTTTACAAAAAGATCGTGTATTTCGTCATCCGTCAGATAATCCACGACGCTGTATCGGACTTCTACGGGAAGACGGGTCCATAGACCGTCGGGTCCGCACAGGTCGGCGATACGGCGAACGAGACGATCCGTTTTGAACCGTCGCTTGTGTAGGGATCGGAGAATCTTCTTTACTCGATCTCCGTAGACGCCTCGTACGTACTTCGAGAGAATCCGAACGTGTTTCCAACGAGGCCTGGCGACTAGACCGAACGCTGTATCGAACACGCTGACCGCGTCCAGAACGTCCGCCTTCATGGCGTCTCGTTCCCTTATACATTCGTCCACAAACTCTCTAAAGTAGTCGTAGATGTGAACGTATGTAAAGATCTCCCTATCCGAGTCTTTTACGAAGCTTCGAATGAGGGCTTTGTACAAGGTTCCGTGTCGCTTTACGAACTCCGACATGCCGTACGACTTGATCGAGTAAATGTTAGAGTTTACCACGTTCAACGCCCTCGTGTAGGCGTCCGGCGTGATCGTCTTTCGTAGCAGACGATGGACCATGTACTTGTTTCCGTTTAACACGGCCAGGTCTAGACAAGAGTTCCCCAGAAAGTTCACCACGTTGGGATCGGCTCCTCTCTCCAGCAGATAGTCGAACGTTCGCCGGTCGTTGTGTATCACGCAATAGTTAATGGGTGTAAAGTCGAGAGAGTTTTGTTCGTTTATGCTTATTTGTGTAAAGATAAAATCCAACACCTTTCGATTAAAGACGCCGTGGCTGATCTTACGTTCCAACGTGTTAAACATGACGGTCGCGTGTAATCCTCGGGAGGAATCGACCCCGTGACGCAGAAGGAATCGTAGAATCTGCACGTTCGACGAACGCACGTGGGCGATCATGTAACATTGAAGGACGTTAAACCCGTACGTCTTGTCTGGGTCGTGTACGGTGGCTCCCGCGCGGACCAACTCTCGTAACGTATCCAATACCACGTTCTTGGAATGTATGTAGGTTTGTACGGGCCCGTATCCGTCCGTTCCCCGAACGTACACGGACGTGCCTCGGTCGATCATGTAGCGTACAAACCTCGCCGTATTAATACGGTCGTTTTCCAGCAGACAGAGCAAGGGATATCGTCCATCTGGCGCCATCGCGTTGACGTCGGCTCCCGCATCGATGAGCTGTTTCGCCAACGCCTCCGCCTCATTTCCCAAATCTTTATTGGATAGGACCGTACACAGAGGAGACGTACGAGAACCACGAACTCCGTTGACGTCCGCGCCTCGTGTTAAAAACAAACGTAAACCCTCCGGGGTACAGTCGTATCTCGTTAGGTAAAGGCGAAAGGGGGTATCCCGCGAACATAGTTCGTCCGGGTCGTATACGTTCAAGAGACCATCGAGTACATCGTGTCGGATACGAGGCGTACACGACACATACCCGTATAGATCCATCCTCGTCCGGGGTTATATCAACTACACTTATTTTTTCACCGTTGTATAAAAAATGGACACGCCGTGTTCGTACACCCCGTGTATAGAGAGACGTCGTTGATGCGGTGCCATTTCCACCCGTTATACGTCTCCGCCGAGTTCGTCCGTCCTCCGAATACGTACAGCGCGTTGTTGTAGACGCAGCAGATGGGATTCCTGCGCGACTCCGTCATATTCTCGACACGTTCCCACGCGCCCCGGTCATCGTCGTATCGGTAGACGTGGTTCGTGTCGGTGTGTTCGTTCGTACGTCCTCCGACGCAGTACAGACGCCCCTTGTACACGACCATAGAGGCGCCGGACCTGGGCGTCGGAAGAGGAGCCATTTCAACCCATCCGTCTTCCGTTAATCTATTCACCGCGTTTGTAAACGTTGTAGGATATAGCCCGCACGTTCCTCCAGCGACCCACAGTTCGTTCTTGTAACACGCTACCGCCGCTTCCACGTTAGGGTAGAGATATCTGCCGAAATACCACTCCTCGTCTTCCTCGGGGGTCCAATATTCCACGTCCGGAATCAATCTGTCTTCTTCGTCGATTCCTCCTATGGCGTACACGCATCCGTTTACGCCGCAGGCGGACGCGTTACGTCTACACTGTCTCATGGAGGGCATCGGTGTACAGTCCCCCGTCAGGAGATCGTATCCCAAGACGTCGGACGTGGGAATATGTTTTAACGTACCCCCTAGACAGTATAGGACGTTGTCTATACAGACGGCGGTGAATCGATCATCCACTTCGATACGGTCCACGTGGGCGATACGTGTATTCCACGACGTCTCGGGATTGAACGCGCGGATGTATCTCCTTCTATCTATCGTAACGATACAGTTATGGGAGAGAGACGGGTTACGGGGTATGTCCTTTACCTCTTCCACGTAACGCGCGTAGACGTCGTAGACGTCGTCCTGTTCCACGTCGTCTCCGATGGCCGCGGACAGCGTCTTTATCCGCTCGATGCGTTTGGGTCCTTTTCGCACCCAATCTAGAATAGCCTTAAGCACAAACCGTCTGTCGACGATCTCGTAGGACGCTCGTAGAACCACGACCGCTTCGTCCGTATCCAATTTCGTAAACGCCCCTCGGGAGTTCAGCAAGAGTTCGGGTAAGAACGTATTGAGGTTTCGTTTTAAATCCTCTATGTGATACGTCTCTGCAAACTGGAAAGCGGATACGCAGTTCGTCGGGTCCACTCGACTTACCATGTAATCCGCACACTCTTTCACCAGTTTCGTTATACCCAGGTAGTCCGCCAATACGATAATGGATTGTAGATCCTCTACGGTACGGTCTCGTATGTTGCTGTATCCCGTGTACATGTAGCGGAGCACGGTGCGAAGGACGCCATCGTCCGTATCCAACGTGATCGTATCCGGTACCTCAAAACTCCCGTTAAACAGACGATAGAAGTAATCCGAATGGACGGATAAAATCAGTCGATGCGCCGTGAACGACGTCTCCCCCGCGACGAGGGTGATGTCGCTCATGGTACCGCTGTCCAAGAAACTTACCAGGGTACGTTCCATGATTCCGATACAAAAACTACATTATTTATATTTCGATTATTCGAAGACATCTTCCACGAGACGTTCAAACATGGAGGCGACCGTTAGATACAGTTCCTCCAATCTGCGTCCCTCGGAGGAGGTGTCGAGTCGGTATTCGTTGTGTATGGCACGTTTGACGTATTCCAGGTCGGACGACTTTTTCACGATGTAGGGACTGACTTCTCTCTTCGCGAGTTCGGGAACGCAGACCTCCACACCCGCCTCGGAACGATAACTGTCACCGTACGTAAGAACCGCCGTAGCACATACACTTTCTTGGGAATCGATGGAGAAACGACACTCTACGTTGTCGCAATATCGGCCGGGTACGACGTACTCCGCTCGTTTATTCTTCGAGAACAGGAAGATCGTTTTATACCCGAAGTCGTAGTCGCAGAATGAATGTCCGTAGACGGACACTTCCTGCCCCCGTAGATACACGACGGGGTGTCTAACTAAGACTTCTACGCTGGTACCTGTTCTTACGAGTTGTACCTCCGGTGGAGAGAACCGAGCCACGGCACACGTCGGTTCCAGACTGTATTCTGTGTATTTACCAACCCGGGTCAGTCTGGCCCAAGACACGACGTCCAAATCGTATTGTAGGGCGAGAGATACGTTGCAGCTAGAAGACGCCCATTCACACACATTGATCCACGTAGCCGTCGTATACGGTTTAATACTGACGTTGTAGGTGTATCCATCGTCTTGCCACGTAACGAATGTGTTTAAGTCGTAGGACGTAAGGCGTACGGCGTCGGAGACGATAGCGAGCGACGCGAGGAGAAACACCAGTCTCCCGTCCATCTTGAGTATTACTCTATTTTTAGGATACTTTTTCAGTTATAAAAACGTTTCTACAGCTCGAGGTAGGTGGCGTACGCCGCGTTCATGGTGGCGAAGTGACAGGAGACGTCGTTCGCTCGTTTCCAAATGACTCCGTTGTATCGCTCGGACGTAAACGTATCCGTTCCTCCGAAGACGTAGAGCTCGTCGTTGTACACACACCCCACGGCACCGCCTCGTTCGATCTTCGTAGATCCCACGTATTCCCACTCGTTCGTGTCGTCCCTGTAACGGATAACTTCGTTCGTTGGAGCGTATCGATCCACCAGCCCCCCTACGCAGTACAACCTCTCTTTATAGACGATCGCCGTAACGCTCGCCTTGGGGACGGACAGTTCGTTCACCTTCGTCCATGTACCTCCGGATAGTTTCTGAACGACGTCCGTGACGTCCGGGACGCCGTCTCGATGGATCCGTCCCCCCAGTACCCATATCTCGTTCTTGTAACAGACGGCGCTCGTCTCCGCCACGGCTTCCACGAGGGTAGGTCCTCGGTACCATCGGTCGTATCCGGGCCTCCAATACAGGGTCGTGTTCGTCGGTCGATCGTTTGCGTCGTATCCGCCGATGATGTAGATACATCCTCCTATCGCGTACGCGGCCGCGTCACTACGGAATTCTGACAAGTTCGGTTGCCTGGACCAGGTATTCGCCTTTACGTCGTACGACAAGACCTGTCTCGTGGGAACCGCGTCTAGCTTTCCTCCAGCGAAGTACAGAACGTCGTTCATACACACCGCCGTAAAGCACTCCCAGCGCTCTTCGGGCCACCACGTAGATAAAACGACGGATTTCCCCGTTTCCGGATCCAGGGCGGTGACGCGACCTTTCATCGATCCTCCCAGGTACACGACGCAGTTGTGATACGCCGGTTGAAATTCCGTAACCCGAATACGTAGTTCCGACATGTAGTGTTTGTATACGGCTCTGGAGGATGCGGTTCCTGGGACATCCCCTAAACACGTCGCCAGATGGACGGCGTGTCTCCTACGTTCGCGAACGTTTGTCTGTATCCATTCCGTGATCGCCGACAAAGCGATACTTCGATCGACCGTGTTCCGTATCTGGACTAACATCAGGGATAGGTCGTCCAAGGACATCTCCCGCAGGCGATCTTTCTCATTCATAACGAGACTGGGCATAAGCCATCGCGCCCTGCGTTTCAACTCGGACAGGTCGTATAATTCGGCGAACTTAAACAGACGTATACAGTTTTCTTCGTTCACGATGCTGTTAAACTCGTAGATACATTTTTTAATCAGGGGTTTAATCTGTAGGTAATGAACCAATGAGAAAATGGATTCGGTATTCCCTTTGTGTAATTCTATCGATTCTGTATACATGTAATAAATCACGTCAAATACGGTTTTATAATCCGCTTCTAAGTCGATTACGTCTACGTTTTTTTCTAAGAAATTCCCATTAAACAAGTTGTAAAAGTATTTAGAATACGCGGAAAGCACCAACCGATGCGCTCGGATGCTTTTGCCTTCCGCGACGATTTCGACGTCGCATAGTTTACCCTTCAAAAAGAGTTTATACAGAGGATACGACATCATCTCGACCCTCCGTATCGTATATTACTTTTTCACCCTTTGTTATCGTTCCCATAAACAACACGGTCGTTGTAGGCTTGTGATAGATGAGAAACATAAACGGTTTGTTCGCCACGATCGCCGTGAGGGCGTTCCTGGGGATGAGGGTGATGGCTGTGTCGCTCGACGCCGTCGTTCCCCGTTCGTCCGCCTCTATCTTGGACGTCTGTAACACCTTCGTGACGTATAGATCGTTCGACGGGGACGCCTGACCGAAGTCCGCCCGGGATGGATCGAACGCGTCTCGCACCCCCAGTCTCTGGAGGGCGTCCCTCAGATCCAGGACCGATTCGACGGAGAACTTGGGCATTACCACCTGACACACGTCTTTCCTCATGTTGCGTATCCAGAAGCGTACTAGAGAAAGATCGAGGGCCCGCACGATCTCTCCCAAGTCGTCCGGAACGACGAGCAACATGGCCGTTTGACGCCGTTTATACGGCAGTTCCGTTACGGAGTATCCCACGTTTCTAAGCGTAAACGTCTCCGTTTTCAACGTATCTATTTTATTCATCATACGTACCTTGTATGTGACGTTTCCGGAATAAAAAGGTTGATCCGTCGTGAACGAAGGGTCGAATACGTGTCTCCAGCTCGTCTTCATACGAACGGAGCTCAATAGCAGCATTTTAGTATCTCGGTCTAGGGAGGCGTCCAATACGCGTGGGACGTCTCCTCCCGTCTTATCCTTAACGTACGAGTTAATGACGTCTTTGACGTTCTCCGAGTTAAACGTCACGCGTTGCACGGAGGTATTGAATCGCGAGGAGAACTCCGCCGTAAACTCGGGACGTAACGGAACGGATGCGTCTACGAACAACTCCCGTAACGCGAGAAAGGCGTCGGAGTCCTCCACGACGGATTCGGGGACGTCTATTTCTCGTTTCGTGTTACCGCCCGCCGCGATCCGTAACACGGACAACGCGGAGGTCAAGCCGTACGGTGAGAACACGACGTTGTCGCTTTCGTTGTAGACGTATCGGAACGTCCATAGTCCGATATCTCGACACGCGCACGACGTTAAACATAAGACGAGGACCAGATACTTCATTTAACCCTCAAAAAAAACGTCGCAGGTCCACGTATAAACCGTCCGCGCGAACGACTCGCGTTTTAATCACGCGTCCCACGAGTCGTTCCTTCAACCGATCCAACGTGTCTTGCCTGTAGTTCAGATAGTCCAAAAGAATACACTCGTGTCCCTCGTATCCGAGTAGGCGGACTTTGAATATTCCGTCTTTAAAATATACGATACCCTCGTGGACACTTCCCGGAGAGAGATCCATGGCGCTCGTTCTGTATGTATTTACTTTTATATTTTTGTTTTTCCTCGGCCTGGGACGACTCGATGGTTTTATGACTGTCATTTACGGCATTATGTATACGCTACGACACACGTGTTGTTACGGATCCTATTGTCACGACCCCGGCATGTGGCTATGGTGGTAAAAAAAATGATAGGTAAGGTTGGTACATAAATATGGCGCGGTATATTATCATCGTGCTCGCCTGCCTCGTCGCAACCTCAACATGTGCGACGTATCCAAAAAAGTACTGGCACTTAGCCGCCGAGCTAACCATCGGGTTAAATCGGTACGTCGAAACGGTTATGGGAGAATGTCACATGAAGGAACGATACGATCATAAAACGTCCACGCTCATATTAACCGGGTACGGGCTTATGATAAACATTACGATTACTAACGTGGTACAACGATTTGTGGCGGCCAGTGCTGGTGCAGGAGATGGGAACAAGCTATCCATCATGTTATTTACGACTCATCCGTTGACGAAGTATTCGGATATATACCTAACCATTACGTGTCTGGAACCGGAGGGCGACGTGGGCAACTACGGCAATCAACTTCCCGACTCGTTACATCACAACAAGGATGTGTCCATAACCATCTTAGGATCCTGTGTAACATGTGTTAACCTAGAAACCAATCCGATTAAAGTGAATCCTCATTTCACGCATCCGATTAGTATGTTTGTGTACGACAACAAGGAGGATGTCCGAGGCAGTTACGGTGTTACGTTTGAGGATGAACTAAACGTATGTTTTCTCGATATAAAAAAGGTCAGTTACGATCTTTGTTATAGACAAACGAGATACCTTATATAACGCGTTAAAAAAAAGCGTAAATGTGGTCATTTTTTAAACCACAAAAAAAATTAACGTCCGTGTGTACACGGGTTTTTATTCGATTCGTTTTTCTAAGCGGGTGACTCCACGACGATTTCCTCGACAGCGTCGACGTATTCATCGCCGTCGTCATCGTTCACCTCCTCCACCTCCTCCACATCTTCCATCTCTGCCACCTCGTGAATCGTATTACGTTCACGAGTAGCTATGAAGTAGGTACGACAGTCTATACACGCACGTACCATGGTTAATGCGGATACCATAAATGGACCCATGGACGCAGAGACGAGAAATACTTTAGCAATGTTGCTAACTTCCTCAGACGCTATAAGTTTTACAATTTCCGTGGAAATGAGTAAATAGCCCCCCATTCCACCCACGATCAAACAAAGCGACATGTTTACTAATAAACTATCGTGGCAGTCGCGTTTATAACACCTCCATTTGGTAATTTTTTTGTACCGCCGCTTTAGGTTGTACGGACTCTCGCATATGGCACACGATTTGTTTTTCACGACATCTGTGTTGATCCACTCTTCCAAACATTCCTTATGCACGATCTTATTATCCCCTCGGCATTTGCAGTAATTGGGTACGATGTCACAGGCTTCTTTGCATATCCAACAACATTTATCCGCCAGGCTTACATCGTCCAGGTTTACAACAGTGTCCATGTTTACAACAGTAGCCATGTTTACACAACCTATTTACTTTAATTGACAATTTTTTTTAGAGTTTCCCCATAAACAAAAAGTCTAGACCCGTCGTTTTTATAATAATCGTACACGTTGACGCGGTCGTGTCGTGTTCGGTGCATGTATCGCCGTCGACGCATGAGAACGCGGTTGCGTCCACGCCCGTTTTGGTAATCGTTATACGACAACGATGACATAGATTGACGTGTGTGGGAGTTAGACACGTTACGTTGTGTCCCGTTTCCGTGGAACCCTTGGGTAGGGATACGTTTACGTAACGTAGACGGGTCGTGCGCAGCCACCCGGTCACTTTATCCGGTGTAATAGTCGAACGGCTATCGTGTGTGATTAACACGACGCTGTAATCGTCGTCACATGGGAGTTCTATGATCTTTACACGGTCTTGTTTTAAATGAGAAAAAGCGTACTCGTTGTAGCTGTATAATCTGTCGTTAGAACATCCGTAGGCCGTCTGATAAGGATTGTGTTCGGTCAAGGGTATCTTCCAACGTAGACGTACACGTGTTACGTTTATGGATAGAAACACCGCGTCTAGGTTTACCGATTTTATAGGGAAACGTACGTCGTATGACTCTACTTCTTTGTGTAATCGATGTACGACATCGTTAGTGAAGTGTGCGTACGATGTACCGCGTACGGGGGACTGTTTAAACGCGTTTATGTATACTTTGTTTTTTACAACGACTGTGGAGGATACGTAATCCGACGGAACATTACCCGTACAACATACAGATAATGCATAGCTAACGGATACAGGAGAAAAACAAAAACGTGTGCGTGGGTTAATGCTATTTAAATGATTAAAGATATCCATATTTAGTAATTGGGAGAAGTGACTCTACCCAGGAATAGTAACGAAAACGTGTCGTCGTGTTTGATGATGAAAATGAACGGCTTGTTCACCTTTAATACGACGGGATCCATCGTACCACCAAAGTCTGTAACACATCCGTACGTACAAGATGCAGCTGTCGTACCGAACTCGGTCACTTCTATGTAGGCCTTGTGAAAGATGTCCGACACGGCCACGTTTTTGTCATCGGTCATGTCCTCGAAGTTAGGATGTGCGAAGATATCTGTTACGCCCGATGTCGCCAACGCCTCGTTTAGCGTGTAAGAGGTTTCCATCTTGAACTTGGGAAACGAGAGATGTACGTATCGCAACGTGGACATTTTCAGCCATGATATAACCTTCATAAGCGACAGATGTCGTTCGACCTGTTCTAAGTCGTCCGGAATGATAACCAGCATGGAGTACCCGTACTCGTACGGGAGTTCTATCATTTTTATGCCCTCGTTCCTCACGTCCACGAATCTGAAGTCGTCGCTCAATGTCATCATTCGAACCGTCTTCGACACATCTTTGGTAACCCAGAACTCCCCCTCTATCGTGAAGTCGGGCACAAATTGGTTTCTCCACGCCACTTCAAAGTAGATGGCTGCGACGATGAGGAGTTTAGTGTCAGGACTGATACTATTTACGGCGTTGAGTATTTTATTATTTGTTCTGGCCGCCACCCATCGGTTGATATCGTCCTTAATCTTTTCAGGACTGTGATTGAAGTTTACCAGTTCAAATCGATCACGTACCGCCTGCATAAACTTGGGTTTTATATCCAGTCTCCAGTCGCCATATACTCTGGATGCGACGGTTACTTTATCCAAATGGGAATATCTCGGCTCTAGGGCGAGACGTAATTGCGCGGCAGTGCGTCCCTTTGCCCCTTCCAATAATACGGCGAGAACCGCTGAAATGGATACGGGAGAAACGAAGACGTCCGACGCTGTCGATTGGAGGAAATGCTTGAAAAGCTCCATAATCGCACTTATACATTATACTCTACTTTATTTTCATTTAAAAAAACTAAATCCTTGTTGGTTAGGTTATTAAGGATTTTAAATTTGATCTCCGGAGGGATGTCGTTCCAACGATTGTTGTTTCCTTCACAGACGTCGTTGATGCGGTCGATGGCTTGTAGAACGTTCGCGTAACGGTTCGATATTTTCTTAATGGCCTTGTCGATGTATCTTTTGTAATGTTTGTATTTCGTTTTACACCCAGATAACTCGTGAATCGTCCCGCGCTGGTACACCTGTATCGCGTTGTTAAACAAGATATCGTACACGGAAAGTCCGTTGATTTTTTGTTTCTTCATGTCTTTGATCTGTTTAACACACGCCTCTAGGACGCGTCCGTAGCACGCGTACAGATGTCTGTATACGAATTTAAAGTCGTACCCCGGACGCGATTTTATAAAATACGCCAATACGACACGTGCCACTTTGTTGCTGTAGACGCATTTACCGTCGCGTGCGATGTCTAAATCGATTTGGTCGAACGCCTTTTCGTATTCGTCCAATCGAACACCGTGAGATAGTACCTTGTTGAGGATGTAGTTGTTTCCTTTTAACATCGCCGTCTGTAGACAGTTATCCATAAATCTATCACAAGTGTGGATGCATGCACCCTTACCCAGTAAGTAGTCGAACGCTTGGGTGTATCCTTGTTGAATGGCGCATTGTAACAACGTCTGCTTGTGCACTATGTTTATGTGATTTACATCCATATGGGAAAAGATAAAATCGAACGTCGCCTTATCAAACGCGACTCTATGTTTTTGTTTTATGAAAGCCTTAGCCGCATGATACAAGTAATGCTCCCGATACCTATGCTGTGTGATCGTTACACCTTTCGAGATAAGCAATTGGATAATCTTAGCGTCTACTCTATGTACGTTATACTGTATATACCATATTAATATATCTGTGTTAAGCGGGCCTATCCGATCGTACGGCACGTTGTTTTCTATGAAGAAGTTAAGAATGTTAATATCCACGTTTCCGGAACGCGTATAACACTGGATCGCGTTTAAACATAAGCTATCTAGTACGTAAATATCCACCGGGTATCTGTTAACGAGGTATAGTATAAAATCTTTATGATTAATTTTAGGGTTTTTCAGTAAAGAACAAAATGGGTGTTCTCCTCTACCTTTATAGTTGATATCTGCCCCGTTTGATAACAGACATCGGGCTACATCGACGATATTCTTGTACACGGCTCGTCTGTTATCGAACAGGGTATATAGAGGGGCTTCGTCGTCCGCCGGGGTGCCGTTAACACACGCCCCGTGTTGTATAAACAGTTCTACGATATTTTGTTTAATGTCTTTGCGTTGTAGATAGCGTCTGAATGTGGACATTCTGTAATAGACCGCGTTAGGGTTATACCGGGCGAGGTACGCCTTCAATGTATCTATCTGTAACGCGTCATCCTCTAGACAGTACTCGTGTAACGGGTCGAATACCATGGTGCCGGTCGATCTCCTATAGCGCACAAAGATCGCACTATTTTGTACGGTTTATTTTTTCAACTATATAAAAAACCTACGTGTTTTTTTCTTGAAGCAAAGGATGTACTTAATTTGGTAGCTCGTTAAGTATTGCAGTATATTCTTTTGTAACTCGACGGGTAAACGCCCCCAGTAGTTGCGCTTTCTACAATAGACGTTGAGTACATCGACGGCTTCGTTAACCCACGCGTCGAATTCTAACGAGTTTAAAATAATACTTCGTATCGTCGGTCCGTACAAGATGGACGTTTGGAACTTCATAAAACTGGGGTGCTTTATTACACTAACGGGTACGATTCCCCGAGATCTACAAAACACGAAGTCGTATACGCTGTACGATCCTATGGTTTCGTTACGCATCGTTTCTAGGGAGTTCTCATATTCGTACACGATGTCGGGAAACGCCAACTGTACTTCCAAACACTGTGTGTGGAACTCCGGACACACGGTAAATGCGTAATGTACCACGGACTCCAGAATGTCCATCTTCGTCATGTTAAAGAACATATCGTTAAACCCGTGTTCGGAAAAGTGTACGAACGTCTTATGTATCAACGTTCTACCCGGACGTCTTTGTAATATTCTATTCACCATGTACGCGTTTCCGTGTTTTAACGCATACGTGAGGACGGTGTCGTTTTCTTTAGAGTACGCGTATATGCTCTCGCCCAGATGCAGTAAATACATGAACGCCTCTTGATTGTCTACTTTTGCCGCCAGTAGGAGGGGGGTATACCCGTTATGAGTAGATATACGAGGTAGTATGAAGTTTAGTACGGTTAGTTCTTTCGTCAGTAGTATCTTGTTATTATCTAAGAAGGATTCTAGCGCGGATTCGTGTCCGGGTTCGTTAAGTTGTATGCCTTTCTTCAACATGTACTTGATCACATCTACGTTTACGACGTCTATGGTGTTTCTTAGATATATGTTCATAGGAGTAAGTTCGTATAAGTTGTTAGTCTTTTCGAACGGATTAACTCCCGCACGCAACAACTCTTTAATGACGTCTTTCCGCACCATACACCCTTCCAAGTAGATGTGTAGTAGATTGTAGCCTCTAAAGTTCTTAACGGATACGTTCGCCCCGTTACGTAACATGAACCGTAACATGTCCAACGTGTTTATATTCGAATTGTACATAAAACACACGATGGGAGATGACCCGTTGACCGATTTTAGATTTATGTCGGCTCCCGCCTTTATCAACAACGTTACTAGTTTTTTAGCCTTATGTGGGGCTATCGTTCTGTTTTTCAAAAGGGCACATAACGGGGTTTCCATGTATCCTTTGTGATTGACGTCCGATCCGTTATCTATTAAGAATTTTACTACTTTGGTCTTGACATCGGGTCGTTTTAAATAGAGAGAGATGATACTGTTTCCCTTATACGTCGTATTTACATCGAATCCAGATTGTAGTAGAAAGTTAATGGAGTTTATGTACACACTGTCGGTAAACCGAACGTATCTATGCAACGAGGCCATAATTGCCATATTATATTAGTTTTTCACGTTTGAATACGGTTAAATTCTCTGCCAATGTACGCACTTCGTGCGAGGGTAGTTTGTCTACAATATGCGCCCGTATCTCCACGGGAAGCGTATGCCATAACGTATTTCTGCAATACACTTCTAACGCGATTAAGATGTTACGCATTTGTTTATCTCGTTCTACGGAATTATTTATTATTGTTTTTACTCGTCCCCCGTAAATAACGGAGTTCATATATCGAGTAACTCTGTAATCTCGAACGTACCTCATAGGCATCGTATTGTTTTTGCCAAACACCAAATCATACACGGAGACTTTATCCAGAACATCGTGTTTCATGGATATGATATCTTCTTCGCAGACGTCGACGACGCGTTTAAAGTCGACGGATATATACCCAAAGTCTTTGTACATACAGGGATCGAGAGTGAACGCGTACGTGATACATTTTCCTATCAGTTTATATTGTTTATCCGTAACGAGTTCTTTATCCATAAAATATTCTAGAGTACGACGCATAGTTTGCTCCGAGGGTTTGTGATTCAACACGGCGGTTAAAAAATACGTGTGGTTTGTTGCCACGGCTAACGTGACACACGTGTCGCCGAATACGGATACGGCGTTTACGTCCGCACCTAACTCAATGAAGTAATTAAAGAAGTTGAGATTAACCGCGTATATCGCGGATAGAAGGGGGGTAAATCCACACGCGTCTGGTTCATTGATGGGGTATATGGTCAGTAAGTAGTTCACCACGTCTACGGTTGATTTGAGATATTGTCTGTTTCGTTTTAAAAATGTCTCCAACAACGACTCCATGAAGATCGTTCGGGATAATCTAGCCGTGGCCGCCCCCCGATCGATCATGTATTGTATAATAGAGAGACATACATTATCAGATGGTCGGTTTAAATACATATGTAGAGGCGTATGAAACTGATCGTTTATCGCGTTGACGTCAATTCCTGTCGACAACAAAACGTCGATAATGTCTTCCGATATCACGTATCGTTTCAAGTAATAATGCAAGATGGTATCGTCGCCGGACGTGGCGAGAGGGTCCGCTCCACAATCTATCATGTGCAGGATCATGTTCGATTCGATGTATAACCCTCGTATAATATATAGGATTAACGGAGTATATCCCTCATAACTGGTACACCGGTTGATGTTTGCCCCGCACTCTATCATATACGATACATATTCTGGACGTATACTGGCCGCGTGGCTACTAACAAGATACGACATAATAGCGGTGTGTCCGCTCGCTATGGCGAGGGACTCCATATCCGCGCCATATTCCAACAGTTTAGCCGTTATTTTTTTTATCAGTTTAAACGATACACAGTGACTGTACAACGTCCCTAGAGGGGTCGCGTACCACCCGTAGTCCGCATCCGCGCCGTTACGTAGTAGAAACTCCACAACCTTTTTATCCAGACGCGGATGCATCAGGTAGATGTGAAGGGGCATGTATTGATGCGTTCTCGTTTTTGCATTAATGTCTACGCCATTATCTAATAATAGTTTGATGATGTTCAGTTTGGGATACGGCGATTTCAGATACAAATGCAATAGGTTGAATCCTTCTGCGCTTGTAACGGTAAGATTCGCACGACGTTGTAGGAAATACTCTAATATAGGCATCTGTGCCAGTTTTTTATTCATGATAAAATACAGCAACGGATGGGTGTTGCCTCCCACGTTACTTAAAATCGCCCCGTACTCGAATAACACATCCAAAACACGTATAACGGCTCTAGCGTTATACTTTACACGCTGGTTTGTCAGATATATAGTCATAGCGTCAGTAACCGCTTCCTCGGGTAGACAAGCTCCCGTATCCAATAATGTCTTCAACACGGCGGCTTTGACGTACTTTTTCTTTAGATAATCCTCCACCACACGTCGTTTGTAACTGGACACCTCCATTAAAAATGGACTATGTGCGTGGTTTAACGCGGTGCGGATGGAAGATACAGTAATGCGCTTGGATTTCATTAATACAATGTAATAGCTTACGTGATCCATAGTGGGTTTATAAACGTGGATCTTTTATTTACGTTTATGTGTTAAAAAAAAGTTGTTGCTTACACGTCTGTCTCGAGTAACTCATCGGCTTGCATAACGCATCTATACATAGATATTTTGTGTAATACCTCGTTTAGGGTAGGACGTGTATCCTCCTGGTGCGACGTGCACCGATCAACGACGTTCTTAATGTATCTGGGGCATTTGGTATCTATTTTTAATTCGTCATTCTTGTTTACTACAGCGTCGTAAATGTCGGCAGTTGTCGCGTTGTTAAACGGGACATGTCCTGTGAATATTTCCCATAATACGACGCCCAAACCATACATGTCATCTTTCTCCGTGTATTTGCTAAAGATATCCAATAAAATACGACGAGGTCGGTACACTAACATGTTGACGTTCTTAAACGGTGGAACGGATAACGTTTTTTCTAATCCGTGACAGAGAATCTTCGTTGTATAATCCCCGTCGACTAAAAAATTAACACTGGACAGATGTTCATAAGGTTTCTTCGTGTATTTACACACACTGGCTAAACCTGTACAACAATCCAGCGCCATGTCGAGTCTAGTTTTAAACGACAGGTCTTGTTCCTTATATAATACCTCTCTCAGGTAACCTTTTGTACAGTATTCTAGAATGATAGACACTCTAGGTAAGGCATCGACGACGTCTACGAAAAACCCGTAGACTTTCAACAGATTAAACCGGTCGACGCGTTTTACGCCACGGATCTCATTCTCCGTTAATTCCAATATCGCTTTACATCCTTTGTGGAACTTTTTAAACGTGCGAACGACGACGAGGGTGTTATTAAACGCTCCTTTGTGTATAAAACACTGGTCGGATTCCTTAATCAAAGTAAACGCGTATCTATCTATGAGGTGGGGACTCACTCGCTTAATAGAGTAGTACGACGACATGGTTCGTAGTTAACCCATTTAATTTATGTTTTTATTGTTTATCGTTTCATTACGCTAAACAATTCGTCGAATACGACGTCCCAGTTGACGTTGTAATGAGAATGGGTGACTTTCTCAGCGAGTAAACCGCATAATCCGATCGCTTCCTCGGGCGTCATGGGTTCCTTCGTGGGGAGTTTACCTAGTCTGGGTCCGTCGGTTAATGTAAGTTTCATGGGTTTTATAAGGTCGTACCCACACTCTCCAAACTTTTTCTTAGCCACCGCGTCAAACTCCGTGTACGTTTCGAAGACGTCCTCGTAAGGTACGTCTAGATCGCCTCCTCTCCAGCGGATGTAGCGCTTAATCGTGGCTTCGTCGTACATGGCGACGGGCGCGGTATAAAATTATACACTCAACTTAGTATAAGACAATTTATTAGGATGTAAAATATTTGAACTAGTACACGAACAAAATAATAATATCACACCTAACGTAAATATAAACAAGATGGTGCCTAGAATAACGAGCGCGACAAAGACATGAGACGGACGATCGGAGGTAGCGTCGTCGGGGCGAGTGCTCGTATCCGTCAGTTTTTCGTTTACCGCGTCTTCGTCGTCTAGATCTTCAAAGTCGTCATATTCCACAAAGGCGAATATATTGCGCGTATTACTATCGTGCGCGCGTCGAACACATTTAGGAACATCGGGCGACCAAGTAGCGTTTAACGTACACGTCGCGTACGACGCACCCACCAGTGTAAAGTCGGGATTGCACGTAAAACGTACCCTGTTTTTATAACAGAATCGTTTAATGAAGGGAACTCCGTGAACGTATCCGTTTTGAAGAGCGGGGAACCTACACACGATCATCTTACACGTGGGAGGAGAAGGATACCACGTCGTTTCATTAATACATCGAACGACGTCTTCTCCCACCAACGAATAAGGAATGCTCTTATGGTTCTCGTTACACACGTAACGTACCGCGTCGTGTCGATGATACATAATTTTAGGGGTATGTACTCTTCCGTTTTCTATCGTGGGTGGATCGGGACATTCTCTACGAACGCATACGTATTCGTTACTTATGCGCCACGTATTATCTTTTCCGCACGTGGCGGAAATAGTTACGTTGGACTTCTTCTGATACCCCGGAACGCATTGTAATTCCGTTACCTCGTCTTGTTTGTACGTCTGTTTCTTATTCACAGCTTGAACGTTCGACTTAAAATCGTTCTTACAATCGGCTAGTACATACGACTGTAACAACGACGCTACGTACACGGTCCATAATGTAGCGCGCATGGCGACCCTTGGTATTTATAGGACGATAAAGAAGAGTATTCTCACCCCTTATAAAAAAATCTACTCTTCGTAACCGATACGAAAATCGTCCTACATACGGGACATTTGTTATTTTGTTTTTTCCATCTATCTATACACTCGATGCAGAATACGTGATTGCAGTGAGATAACACGCCGAAGAAACTACTCTTAATGGGTTTGGCGTATACGGGTTCCATGCATATGGCGCATTCCTCTCCTTTGTAACTGTCGTACAACGTTTCGTATTCGTTCACTACGTTAGGAATCGTTTTTAACAGGCGGTGGTATGTCTTGTTTCTGTGATGAATGGCTTTGTACAGCATATCCTCTTGCTTAAGGCAGTATATGTAATTTACGTATAGAGTAAGTACTGTGTTCTTTAGTATGTTTTCATCGTAGGCGTTTATGATGCTGTAGACTTTTGCGTAGTATTCGTCCGATATCCAACTAAGTACGTATTTCAACAACTTGGGATGTACAAAAATACCGTGATAATATACGGAGTATTTATTTTTGTATATCCGGAAGGTTAAATCATCTATGTCTATGTTTTCCTCGATGGAAATACTGTTCATAATATACTTGCTGTTCTTTAGAGCTTTCCAGTTGGTGAACGACTTCTTCATGGGGGCACATAATCGGGTTATATTGATGTAATGATTAGATCTCAGAAACACTATATTAATACCGTAATCGTTATCTAATATTTTGACGTTATGATCCATTTATATACACGCGTTATGCTTTTGTTAACAATTGTATAAGTAAATCGTAATCGGGACGTTGTTCATACGCGAGTGATTTTACGTACAGAAAGTATCTCCGTAGGGGTTCCACGCACGCGGATAAGGATGTTTCTATCCCTTGTTTTATATCGTTTAAAAACTTTATTTTCGATTCCATTACGTATTTGCAATTTTTCAGATTATCTTCCCAGGGAAGAGTACCGCCCAACCACTTAATGAGACAATATCCTAGTGTCTCCAAGTCACCCCTACGTGACGGACATGCCCCGTTGTGCATGTCCGTACTGGTAAACTCTATTGTGCCGTTGTGCATTTTCTTAGGATCTCGTTTGTATAACACGTGTCGTCCGTCCACCATAAATCTGTACGACAGTCCGTAATCCAACAGGTAGATTTTGTTTTTATCACGTGCACCGATTGCTATATTGGACGCCTTTATGTCACTGTGTGCGTATCCGTGTTCGTGTAAATACTTTAATACGACGATGATCTTGATGGCTATGAGACATACGGTTTTCAAAGGAAGTGTGTAATTGTTGTATTGTAGTATATTATACAAATCGCATCCCAGACGATCTATAATAATAAACCTGTAGTCTTTTTTGTTCTTTGTATAAAATCCAAATCCGTGAAAGGAAGGAATTCCCAAATACGGTAAGTTATTTTTCTTACACCAGTCCGTGACCATGTCGGTTTTACCCACCCGTTGATAAAACACCTGTTCTACGAACAAGGGACCGTTACTTTTCGGTTCTATTTTTATAACGTATTTGTCAAATTCCTCTTCCGAACACAAACGGGCCGTGTAAATGTATCCAAACCCACCCTTTCCCAAAATGTCCCCGAGTACCCATTCCCGTTTCGATGCATCGATTAACACGTCCCCTGGTTCTATTTCGTTTCGTTTTGACATAGTATTTATCCGATTAAATTTGGGATATAAAAAATCATTTTTATTACGAAAATGAGTTTAAATAAGCTCGGTACGTTACGAGATCCTGCGCTACTCGTCCAGCTGGAGGATGAGGAAGAGGACGAAGATGAGTATTTATACTGTCTCGTTTCCACCGTTAAGGATCCGTCACCTACGTGATGCGTCGAGGTACGCGATACGTGACGCGACGTCGATCGATTAGTCGATCGACCACGGGTCGTTCGTAAAGCCTGAGGTTGAGGTTGTTGTAAAGTAGTCGTTGCACTAGATGTCGTTACGTTTACCCGTACCGTTCCTTCTTCGCTAGGTTCGGTAGAGAACGAGTTGAATATACAGTAGTAAAGTCCGCTATCTTCCGCGCTTACATTTTTTATCAAGATAGTGGACGTGTTGTATCCAGTGGATAAATACTCTATTTTGCTCGCATCTTTAATGGTTGCGCCACTTGGTCCGTACCCCGCTATAGTCGTTTCATTATTTTTTTTCCACGTTATAAGATGGAACAAACTACTACTACTGCTAGTTTTATTGCAACTAATAGTAACGTTTACATGTTCGGCTACCGTCGTTGTATTTGTACAGCGAACGGAGTAAGCGTAGGCTACTGTAGATAATAACGCTAAAATACTTAACACACGCATCGTCTCTCTTCTTCCGCGTTATATTTTAGTTTTTAGCGCAGATGTTTCCAAGGGCACTCGTGGTTTAACACGACGGAACAGTGTCCGTACTTGGGCGATTTACATGGTATAATTCGTTCCCAATTATTGGTCTTGTGGTTGTATTTTTCCACGGAATTTGTGTATCCCGATCCTACAAAACCCCCTACAACGTAGAGGTCTTTACCTAACACACAGAGAGACGCGTCGTTTCTAGACAGCTCCATCATAGGTAGGTAAAACCAGTCGTCCAATTCCACGTTATACATGTACAACGTGTTCGTTTTAGTAACGACGGTGCCCCTGCCGTTGATGGCGTATCCACCCGCCGCGTAAATGAAATGTTTGTAAGGCGCCACGGCCAAACAGGCCTTTGGTTCGGGTAACGACTTCTTCGCGACCCATTTGTTGTTCTGTAAACACTCTACGGTATCGATGCATTCCAATCGACTCGGTTCCTCGACGCTACGTATCCCGCCTATTGTATAGACTTTGTTGCGTACGACGGCGGCTCCCACGTTCGTCCTCGCCTCGCGGAGAGAGCACAGTTTTCTCCACGTGGCGTACGTCGGTCTCCAGTAGTCGACGTCTTTCAGATAGGAGTTTCTTCCTTTTCCTCCTATCACTATCAGTTTGTCTCGCAAGACCACTAATCCGCACCCGTGTCGGGGACTTTTAAGAGGAGGACACTCTTTCCATTCGTTCGTCTTTACGTCGTAACTGGACACGGACGCGACGGATACACTGTCCTGTAACCCACCCACGACGTATACGACAAAATCCAATACGGCGACGCTAAAGAACTGTCGGTGCGTTGGTAAGTAGGACACGGTCGTCCATACGTCGTCCACGGGAGAATACAATTCTACGGGACTGGACGTGATATCGTCGTAGTATTTACGACCCCCTATCGACAGGATACACCCCTGAGTGGGAGGTCTAGGGGAATGGTCTAATTTGGCGAGAGACTGTACGTATCGTTTATTACGTATGCAAGGGGTTTTTAGTAGAAGGTTTTTCACAGACATTGAGAGTAACGACATCCGTACTTGTTCCAGTAAAACGGATGGGCAATCTTCCATGTTGTTTTGCTTCAACCAGGTGACTAAGACGACGGCGCATACATCCTCGTCTATCACGTTTAAATCGTCGCTGGATAATATATTCTGCAGATCGCATAACTCGATGGTCTTAAAATTGGGTTGTCTTAACACACTGACGATGTTGTGTATAATCGTCGTGATTACCACGTTGAATATATGTCGTCTGTTGTAACGTTTGGAAAATTCGTAGTAATGGAGGCAATTCTCCGCTCTTAGACGGGCGAGTATAAAGTTTTCCGCCAATTCACTCGCCTCTAGTATCTGTAGGTAATCGGCGGCTACTAGAATACAGTCCACCGTATCATCCGTCAAACGTAAGGTTCCTGAGTATATAAAATTGATTAGGGGCAACAAGGCACGATATTCGACACACACGTTTATTACGTTTCTGTCTTTTTCTATAAAGTCGTGCGAAAACATATATTCGAAATACGTAGAAGACGCGGACAAGATAAGTTTATGCGCATGTATAGACACATCATCGTCCGTAACTAACGTAACGTCGCATAAGGTGGTCTTATCCTGTAAATTTCTAATGGATTCTAACAACCGGATGGCGTAACGACCCGTCATTGTTACGACAGGTCCTCGTACGCCAATCGTTCTTGGAGTACCGTTCTGATCTTTTCTAACATGTCAGGGTCGATGAACCTAAACATTTCATCTACTACGATACGCCAATTTAAACATTTGTTATTATTTTTCCATTGTTCCGCCACCAGGGCACATAATCCTATCATTTCGATGCAGTTGTATACGGTAACCGTGTGTTTGAATATAGTTTTTTGTAGTGTTACGAAATTGGAAAAATTCCTGCAGCAACGATCCGAGTTTAAATTTAACATGAAAAATAAAGTATTTATATCTCCGTATTTGGTCTTTGCGTCGATGTCGAAGAGCTTTAGTTCTTTGAACACCCTACCGTATTTGTTCGGCAGACCTATAAATCCTCTGTACCATATATAGTTGTGTAGGATAGAGACGATATCGTCCGAGGCGTCTATAGTGTTTTTAAACACGTAATTGTCCCGATGTGTGCGTTTGGGGACGGTCTTTACGTGGATGGGTAAACTAGTGTTACTGACCGTTATATTGATACAGTCATCTTCGATCGATACGTCGAACTTTACGTAGTTGCTCATAGTGTTCTATCGCGTACGTTGGGTAGACTAAAACACAAAAAAAATCTTGCTTCTGCGATATGTATTTCTTTAAACGATGCACGATGGTGTACGCATGTACCGCAGTTGCGTTGTTCGTAATGTCGTTGAAAATGTCCGTGGTAAACCACGGAACGAACAACGTATCCGTCACAAACGTATTTGTAACCCACAATAATACGTTCGAAAGACGTTTACCGTACGGGCTAAAAGGAGAGGAAGCGCAGATACGTCGTCTGTTAGAAAAGATTCCTGGACATCTTCCTAATTTCCTCTTATACGGCAAACAATGTATCGTCGTAGGAAATAGTTATAACTTACACAATAGATCTTTAGGACGAATCATCGACTCGTACGACGTGGTGTTTCGGTTAAACGACGCTCCCGTTCGTGCCTTCGAACGAGACGTTGGGACAAAAACGACGATACGTATGTTCTACCCGGAATCCGCCCAATCGGATTCCGTGAAAGAAAACGATAATACGACGCTGTTTGTAATGGTTCCGTTCAAGTCCGCCGACTTATACTGGCTATATAACATGCTTACGAACAACGCACGCGTCGACCTGTCTAGATTTTGGAAGAAACCGCCTCGCACGTGGCGCGCGCGTCCGGCGTTCGTACGAATCCTACATCCGAAATATACGTACGATGCGGCGTTGCGTATACAGACAACGTCCGGAACGTTGCACGTTCCTACGATGGGAATGGTCGCGCTCGTGACCGCGTTACACGTGTGCCAGGGCGTAACGATTACGGGATTCGGGTACCCCAATGGGGGGCCTAACCAATTTATCCATTATTACAACGGCTATACTATGCGTGCCATGCAAAACTCCATTCACGACGTAAACGCGGAGAAAACGATCATCGAACGTATGATCCAAAATAAGACGATCCTTTGTATACGCTAACTCTGATAAAAAACAATACACTATTTCGCAAGCCTACCGTCGGGCGATTCCGTACACGTAGCAACTATGTCGCTTCTTTCCGGACATCCCGTCCTGTTTTAGAATGATATCGTACACCGACCCTATCGCTATTTTTATATACCGCGTATTATACGCACCTACGCACGATGCTCCGAATTTTCCCACGTGTTTTATTTCGATACATAAACCATCCCGTACCACCCGACACTCTACGTTCTCCATTACCTGTGTACCGAACGTACGAATTTGAGGAGATACGTGACAACACAGACAATCGTCCGTAACGTCTTCCCTATGTCGTCGGTCATCGCTTATCGTACAATGTGTTTTGTAATCGGCGTTTGCGTATAGAACGGCTCCGTCAACTACCGCGTATATCACGGAAGTGTAGCAGTGGAATACTTCCACGTAAAAAGAAAACCAATCTTGACTGGGGAGTTCCTTATGCAACCGTTTATGTCTGGAGATAATAACGCCTCCGTTGTGAATCGTTCTGAGTAACGGAACCCGAGGCCCCTCCGCTTCTTCGAACAACGCCACAGATACGACGACGTTGGATCCCTTTACGAGTTCGTCCTTCTGCGACTTCAACATGTAGTAACGACCCAGTATATATCCGTCGCCCGTGTTGGAATAACACGTGTACTCGTTGTCTTCGTCGGCTTTGCCCACGATGAGTAGTATGTAGACGACGCCGTCCGCGAACGGAAGGTACACATAATCCTTCGTATCCCGTAATAAAAATACTTTACAGAATCTAGACAGTTTAACCACGTTGGCTCGATCGTAGAAGGCATCCTCGTTTGGATAGTCGAATAGGGTTACGGCGCTGAGTCCGTTCGAGGTAATTCCGTTGTACTTGGTACAATGATACTTCTCGTATCCCGGGTCCGTCGTAAGTGCATCCTTTAACGAATCCAACAGGTCTAGGTTGCGTTCCTCCATTTAATACAATTTGTTATAGTTCAAAATAACACACAGTTCGGAAAGTATAGACTCGGTCGTTTGTTTTAAGAAAAACGGCATGATGGAAGGAATGTATTTATTTATTTTTTGACTGCCCCAGAAGTTGCACGCGTAGGCTAGTAATCCTATCAACGTCAACGTGTTCTCTTTATTCTTGTGTAGGTTCAGCGACCGTATGAATTGAAACAGTTTCTCGTTGCCTCCGTCCTCGTCTATTTTTAACACGTCGCATAACAATATATCTAGATTGCCTAGTTTGTTCTTCGCCGTGGTGTCCAACTTTGTAAGTTTGATGTAGAGCTTTCCCACGTGATTCGGTATGATACATACCCGGCCTATATACGCGCGCCATGAAAAGTATTCTTCTAAAACGTGTTTGATGGAATGATTTTTAGAAATATCGTCGATCGCTGTGTAAGAAAAACTAAGACCAAAATCGTCCACCATGTCGTATTGTCCGTTTAGTGCGACGATAGAAAAGCGTTTATCGTGTACCGTGTAAGTGGGCGACCGTTCCATAATTTAACATAACGAAATTGTTTTAAAAAATGTTACTTCATAGTTCGGAGTTACGTCGTGATTATCCTTCGTACGTCGGAGTCTGTATACAGTGATAAATCCTTCATAGTTCCGGAGTCTGGCGCGTTTCCTTTACAGGACGCCTAAGGATATCAAAACTGCTAAAATGGCGAGGTATATCCACAGGTTGCTGTCCGATGTCGTATGTGCATGTTTCACGCATTGCATCTTCGGACGTCGGATGACGTGCGCGACAGATTGATAACACATACCTCGGTTATCGTGTAAGGTACATAGATACGTTCCTATACTGGACGCGTTAGGTTGGAGGTATAATAGCGTCCCTTTGACTAACTTCGGATCTACCGACTCAACATCGTCTTCCGTTTCGCGTTCCCAGCGTACCGTGTAACTTCCTTCCACTAAGTCATACAGCGCCCGTAGCACGTAATCGTGAATTATGGGACATTGAATAAGGTAAGATTCTCCTTCCGTAAACATAGTCGCGGTAATTCCTCTAAACTTGCACAGTGTACGCATATTGCGCTTAATCGGCTGGCTCAGTTCGTTGTATCGTTTTTGAAATATGCGATCTATATCGTCTTCTAACCCACCCCCACAGGATCTCGTCACCAAACATACACAGGTGATAATAAATATAAACACCATGTTTATATAAAAACGTTGTCAGTAGTATATACACCGTCCAACTGAATCTCTTTCTGTATGGAATTATCTATCTTATTACGTACGTTATAATTTCCTTTTTTTTGCTTAGTGCGTAATCTAGTAAACACGTAGGTCGTTACAATGACGATTATCCCCGCTAAAGCGACCGCGATAATATTATTCGTATGACTTTTATTCGCCATTTGGAGGGATCGCATGTATTCCGCGAAGTAATCGGTTACGTTATTGTCGTGCTCCTCAAAGATGCTCGTTAGGGCGTCCTCTAACGCCGCCTGTACAATCATTTTCTCAAAACGTCGTTGTGTCTCTTCGTCCGTAATGGGGATCAAGTCCGTGTGGAAACAGGTCACTCGCGGGGCCTTCGCTGCCAGATACTCGTTCTCCGGTACAACGGTCTCGTTTATACGTACGTAGGTTTTGTTATCTATATAGACCAGGTAATCCTCGTACGTTCCACACAGATAATGTTCCAACCGGAAGTATTTGTACACATCGGTTCCATTCAGCACACAACACCGGGTAGAGATGGCGGATCGTAACATAGCCGTAGCCTCCGAATACGTTAGCGTGTTGGCGTATATCTCGTTCAGGAGATCCTCTATGTCCTCTTTTACTTTCTCGGCCTTGCGTTTATTCAGAGTAATCTCCGTTTCCATCTCGGCCCCGCTGTACTTCAATCGGAAGATCTCGCGAGCCTCCGGAGTCATCGCGGAAGCTAGATTATTTGAAATATCGACCATGGGATTCATGGAGTATTCTACCAGTTTATTGTACTGGTCGTAGAGCGCCTGAAGTTTCACGTACAGAGTTCGGTCGACGTATTCGTTTTTATCGGGATCGTATCCGAATTCCTTGATGTACGGAGGATTTACGATCTTATTGTCCGGGAAGATGTAACTATGTGCCAGAACCATGGCGGACACGCACGGGTCGTAATCGGGAGGCCAGTAGGTGCTCAGGTGCCAGTAATAGCAGAAGTTATCAATGGGTCGAGATGGATAATATCCGTTTTTACAGGAGTCGAATTCTGTATACGCGTCGGCGTAGCTGTACCCGTAGGTTCTGTCCCAGTTTTCTGTCACTAACGCGCAATGATCTCTGGACGTGGCAACTAATACGCATAAACTGTTCACTAGAGGAGAGTTGAAAGGCTTCTGAGGAATCGTGAGTTCCGGACATCGTATCTCCAAGCGTTGCGTAACCAAGTCCAGGTAGACATCGCATTTCTCGTACGGGTAGTTGGTCGTCTGATAGTAACTGTCGTATACGAAATCGAACGGTATACGGTTGTTGGACGGAGACCGCTTGGTTCCCAAGAAGATGTATTTGGCGTTCCTACCGTACGTATCTGTCCTGCCCCCGATCCCTGGGTTCACGTTCACGTTTCCCGCAACAACGGAACACGCGAACATCGTTACGGCGATGGCGCTGAACGTCCGGACGCCCTCCTTCGCATATTTCCAAAAGTGGTGCGGTACGTCGTACACGCTCGACAAGGAACTCACGTCGATGGATAGACTGATGGGAGACGCGTAATACGACGATATCTTCGTAATCGTTTTGTCATTCAACGGGCCCGTGTAACTCGTGGACAGTTTGACCATGGGAAGTCGTTGCATCACTACTTTGTAGTCTATTTTGGGTATGTGTTTCACGTGGTAATAGTTTTTACATCGTCTGTTTTCCTCATAACGTTTACATTTCTTAGATCTCAACGGCATTGGGTCGCTGAATACATTGAACAGTTTTTGTCTGTACTTGAAGTATCTAAAGTCCAGGTAATTAGACCGAGCGTCCTCCGTAACAAATGACAGTTGGATGATGTCCGACTTGTACGCGGGATTCGTGTTATGAATACACGATACCAGGGCCGTCGTGTCCGACTGGGCCGTAAACCGAACCGTCGTCCTTCGTGTATTGATGGGGATGTCTACGATGGTTCCGTTCGAGATGTAGAAAGGCGTGGACCCGTACGGACACGTTAGAACAAAGCTGTTGTATCCCTTCCCCAACGACGTGCTCAGTTTTACGTAGAGTTTTCGTATTCTAGACGTACACGCCGTAACGTCTTCTAGAATCATCGCATCGGACCAGTAACACGTGCTCGTATCGGACTGACTACATACGGTGTCGCTATGTCCTATCTCGTTTAGATTTATTACCGAGCCTTTGAAATCGTACTTCTTAAACGTAAACAGTTGAATGTTGTCGTGTTCGTCTTCCGAGAACGGGTTCATCAAGATCCAACGATGTTTCGTGGCTTCGTAGGTAGACATCCTCAATAGCGTACTACACGTAACGTATGCGACGGACTTTCTACTCATATCGTACGGACAGTTTCCGGCCAATACATAGAATCGTTTAAGCGGGTAAAGATCGCACACGTTCGACGGCATGTCTTCGGCCTCTTTGGGTTCTCCCGGAGTCGATATACGAAGCAGTTGCATGTCTCGTAATTTTTGCTCGAACGGTGTAAAGATGACCCCGGGTTCGTTCCCGCACGTAAACGTAACCGTCGAATGATACGATAATAGTTCTAAAATGCCGTGTACGAGGTAGTACTTGGCTCCGTTATTCTCTTCTCTTATTAACGTAGCGTACGTGTTAACATCCGCCTCTAACAGACGTAACTGACCTATTGGACAGACCAGAGTTACCTTCACGGTGTAACTGATGTAGTTATTCTTCAAATAGTACACTTTACTGGGTATAACGTCCGTGTATTCACCTCTGTTTTTTTCAGCGTCCGTGTTCATTTTGCTGTGTCTGTACGCCAACGTAATGGTAATGTCCGAGTCGGGCATCATACACACCCGGGCACCCGCTTCCGTTCTAGACATGTAATTAGCGTAATTGGAAAACTTTTCGATGGCTGGATCTTTGTACGGCTGCGACCCCGCCAGTATGTAGTAGATGGACGTCGCCGCGTCGATGAGTCCAGATATCCCTTGCAGGGCTAACCCGGCAGCTGCCGCCGTAGGGCTATTGCTTCCCGCGATAGCTATGGTACCTCCTATTTGAGATAACACAGAGGATACGATGTTCACTATCGCGAGTTCTTTCGGTTGAGATCCGGCGCTCGCCATAATCGACGAAATTCTAGAATTCGTCGTGGATAGGTAACTAGATAGGGCGATAGCCTTAATCATGGAGTTCATTTTATTGTTCTCGTAGGCACCGCCCATGGACAACTTCTTATGCTTATTACCTTTGGGAGTTTTCACCTTCTTGGCTTGTCCGTCCTTCGTATTCGCCACATCCGTACCCGTTCCTCCACCTCCGGTATTTCCATTTTTAGGCTCCGCGGAATAGATATTCGTGGAACGACCGTCTGCGTTATTCTTGACGTTGTTCGCCGCATAATTGTCATTTCCTGGTTCGGGGCCTTCGGAATACCTCGTTTCTATGACGAGTGTGTCGGAGTCCTGTCCGGGACGTCTCCTAATGGCGTTCTTCCTCGTTAGAGCCGATTTGGGTTTTGCCCCCTCTTCTAAAGGCTGATACAACGGGTTTGTGGAATACTCTCGTTCGTTAAACGGTTCGTAGATGGGGTTACGCTTAAGATGACGAGTGTCCACATCGTCCACAGACTCGTATAAGGCGTCGGTTCCTCGGATACCGCAGATGGAAGCGGCGCCTTGACTGTCGCATATTTTGTCGATCATCTTTTTCGTCTTTGTGTTGAACGGATCGTTGCCCGGAATAGGAGGAAGAGGTAAATCTTTCCTCGGAATGGGTGGAAGAGGAACGCCTTCCCGGGGGTTTGGTCGCCTGGGGGTAGGTCGCCCGGCAAGCGCGTACAGGTTACTATCGTCTACGGACTCGTAGTAATTCTCACGGTGATATTTTATAGATCGTTGTCTTTCTTTAATCGTTTCGTAATCGCTAGATGAATGTCTTCTCAACGGATTATGTACCCCATCGCTCGGTAGACGGCGTTTGTTTACTTGCGCATACTCCTGACCTACGAATACGTCTTCGTCTCCCGGTTGTAGGAAGTAAGGAGATGCGGATCCTACGTCCGACGCCGACGAGGATCGTCGGGGTTCTAAGAAGTACGGAGACTCGGACGCCGACGAGGATCGTCGGGGTTCTAAGAAGTACGTGTCGTCTCGTCCCCCGTAGACGGTGGTTTTCACAACGGTGACGTCTTTCGGAGCGGTCACCTCCACATCTTTAGGAGTTCTCAGAACGTTCGCGTACACGCCGCTACTAGTGTCGACGGTTACGGTCGTAGAAGGACGCGTTTGTGTTCGTACATTTACCTTAAACTGTCTACCCGATATGGGGTCTCCCGTAGCCCCCTGTTGTTGGTCTATTATCTGACGAGTAATGTCTTTAGATACCTGAACGGACCTCGCCTTTCTACCGATCGCCTCCTCCAGGAGAGCTTTTGTAGACGGTGGCAGTCTCGACGCGGTAAGTCCGCCCTCATCGATCGTGAGTTTCTTAAGCCGCGTTTCTATTTTCTGTTTGAGGTCCGCGTAGATTTGATCGCTTCCCGACACAGGACCGTCCGTTCCCGAGGCACCTAGTTGTATCGTATCTGTGTTCTTCCGTATCTTGGGTCGAGCTCCTAATTCCTCGGCGCTCATTAGGACGAGATCGCTTTTAGGAGGTACGGGGGGTTTCTCTCCTTTTGGAGGAGACCGTCGATTACGTGTCCTGGTCGGCTGGGTTGGTTCTTCCTCGGGTATGAGACGGGACCGACAGTCTACGTCGTGATGTAAACCGTGTCTCATATGTAGACAGAAGGCGTCCTCTAGATCGACGACGGACCTGGCGTGTCTAGAACTAGATTTAGTTTTTGATTTCGTTTTCTCTTCTAGGATCATGGTCGTCGCGCGCTCGAGGAATATACCCAATCCACAATCACCCGTTCCCATTAACTTACAATTGAAGTAAGTAACTGTGTCGTTCGTAATCTCCACGCTTAAGTTGGTTAGTATTTCGTTATATACGTTGGGTATACCCACGGCGTATATTTTCGTCTCCATACTCGAGGCGTTGCATTCGTTCAGAAAATCCGTGATAATGGTAATGTTTGTAAATAGATCGTTTTGTTGTTCTATCAATACTACCCGGGTCTCGTTGTTGTACACGTACGTAATGTTTTTAGTAGGATCGAACGTCGTATTCGTCATACACGTGTAGTTTAAGCCCGTTGTGGCGTTTACCGACGTGTTATTGTCCGCGGTAGAGTTATAGTCTGTGACGTTATACTCGACCGTACAGTTGGATTCCTCTACCCGTTGTTCTTCGAACTTGGACCCTTGATGGATGGACACGGGTAGCGTCAACGTACAATTGTCGAAGTATTCCTTCTCCATAAACGGAGGACTCGTGGAAAAAGGATACGATGTGGCGCTTACTATCAGAGAATCGTTAACCAGTCGTACACGGACCCGTTCTACACTCGTCGTTATACAGGTGTTGTTTAACACGACGGTTATGTTGTTAAACGTAATGATCATACTCGACTCATTGAACGATAATCGCAATTGTGTCGTGTCGTTGCTGACTTCGGGAGTTGGGGTAGGGGCGGTCGTCGGTGGCGCGGACGTTGTAATGTTCGTACCCGTGTCGTTTTTGTATACTACGGACACGTTCGTATTAGGCATCTCATCCAACGAGGTCGGTTCGACGAATAAGAGTTCGTGATCCGCGTCTACGTACCCGCGCTGGAACGTTAAGATAAACGTTTCGTTAATCCGACCATTGTACAGGTAGTCGGAGCTCGAACAGTTTTGGACGAACGTCTCGTTCACTTCCGACATGATAACCGTCCAGTTTATTTTTGATTCTAGCAACATGGCGTTAGCGATGATTACGTTTTCGTAGTTCTGAGTCATCGTTTTTACATCCAACGGAGTTCTGTATTTACTGTCATCGTGATATACTCCGTAGAGACCCAGTTTTCTGTAACAGACTTCCTCGGGATACGCGTATCCTATCATTATTAGAATAAATAACGTTCGATACATCGCGGTGGTATGTCGTGGGACCGTCTCTTTCAGAAAATAACACGCGGATATTCTCGTATGAATGAATTGGAAGTGTCCAATCAAAATATTTGTATTAATTTTATATTTTAAAAAAACTAAGACGCGTACAACGTAGTCAATTCACGTAACGTCGTCGCGTCTCTCCAACTTTTATCGTCTCGTATCTTGGTACATCTGGGAAATCGAATCGATATACCGTTTGCTGTATGGTTGGGCGACGACGAGAAACTGGCGCCGGATATCTCCCACACGGGGGCCTTCGTAGGATCCCTTACGACGAAATCCGGATAATACGTTTTATGGACGATCAACCAATCGGGTATCTTGGCGGGGTCCTTGCCTATTTTTATAACGTCCATGGACTGTAGCTCCTGTAACGTCTTATCCGTGTGCCCGGAGCATTTTGTAACCGTTTTCCAATTATCCTTTTCCTCGTCGTAACATCCCATTAGAAATACGGACATGATGCCCCCTTTACACCCCTTGCCGTAATAGGCTCCTAAGACTACTAAATCCGCAGAATCTGCCATACTCGTCGCGGTCTTTAGATGGTCTTTCTTTATCTTCAGCCATCCGCGAAGCCCCGGTTTGTACACATCATCGCCCCCCTTTAACATAAGTCCCTCTAATCCTTTTTCTACGGATTCTTGTAACGCCTCCGTGATATCAGATTCGTTGCGAATAATACGAATGTCAGACATCGTTATTTTGTGCTTTATCTCTTTGATCATCGCTTCGATGAAGGCTCTGCGTTGTACGAACGGTACGCGTAATAGACTCTTATCGTTATAGTATAAGCAATCGAATACGAAAAGACAGGGGGTGGACGACTCGAAGGACGCCTTTTTATGCACCCCCAACGACCCAAACGGTAGGCATTCTCCCGTACGTTCGTCGACGAGAACCAGTTCCGCGTCTAGGATAAAGTTATTTGCCGAAGGAAACGCGATCGATAGGGCGTCGTCCAATCCCTGTACTTTATGGGGCGTGACGCGTTTGAGATTTCTGCTGTAAAACTCGTAGATGTTGTCATATTTATGTATCTGTACGCGTTCTCCATCGTACTTTATTTCCGCGTAGATGCCCCGTTTGTATTTATTAACGGCCACGGACACGGACCTGCAGATGTCCGCCAACATGGGCTTTACGGGAGTTCCGGGACCCGTGGACACGTCGTCGGACGACTCGTTTAACACGTGGTATACTATCTTTTTTAGATCCTGGGACGTTTTAAACAACGTATATGCCTCGGCGCCTAGGGCGTTTAACACACATTTTGTACCCGCCTTAATCTGTAGATCGTTTTTTATAAACAAAATAAAACATTTTAAATCGTTTCCTGTAGACACGCTGGCTATTCTACCCAGAAAGTGTGCCTGATCTTTTTCTTTCGTTAACGTCGTCAGATGCGCTAAAAATGAGTCTACGTCGTTTAAGGTCAGAATACTTTTCTTGATAGGCTTTATAAACGATTCACTGGATTCGAAAAACTCCTTTATCGTTACGGCGACATATCCTTTTTCCAAGTCGGTCAACATAGACTTGACGTCTTTTTTAAACAGTTTACTGAACAACTTAACGAGTTGTACGTCGTTTAGTCTGTATACGCGATTACACAAAGAAGGTAATAACATCTTTACGATGAGATATTGCGTATCCGTATCGTATCGGCGTATAAACTCCTCAATCGCCTTGGTTTTTTCCAAGTACTTGGATTCATTTGCCACGGCGTGACATAGTTTCCTAAAGTCCCTAAAGGAACACGTATCACTCATTTTTGCAGCCATCGTCGGTGGTACTTCTTTATCAGTTATTCATAATAAAAATGAAGGAATAGGGCGGAATACGCGTCGTAGCAATGGGGAATCTACTCTACTGTTGCTTTACCGTCGAAAAGACGGTACCTAGTATACAGCGATACGTCAATGGACAGGTGAACCTCGACAACTTTCTAGCGAGACACAGAAAACGATCCATTCTTTTATATTTGTTAAAAGTTATACGCGACGATAAGCTGTTAAACGAAGTGTGTCGTGTTAAGAAAAAATACAGCGTGTATTTGTACGGTTGTAAAAATCCTAATGCGGAAGTGGTTAATTTTATAAACTATATACTTGTTTACTTAAACGCGTTATCGTGTACGCAGAAAAGATTATTATATATTATTATAGCCGAAAATATGATCTCTTCGTTTATAGGGTATATAAACACCGTATTTACCAGCAACGCTGTAAAATTTAAAGACAGTGAACGGTGTATAGAGGAATTGTTTATAGAAACGGGACTGTATATATCGCCTCAAGGGTCGTACAAAAAACACACAGAGGTGATGGAGGAACTAATTTACCTATACATTTTAGCGAGGTTATTTAAGCAACTCCTATAATCCCCCAGGCAACTACGTTACCGGAATTACCGTGAATCGAACTCTCGACGTTAGGGCCTCGTCCCAAGTCGTCATCTCGTTCGTGAATCGCCAACGATCGTCCTATAATGGATCGATCACCGGTTAGTGTAATTTTACCATCTATAATATGTACGTACGATACCCCGTATTTACTGGCGTGTATATTACCCAGATCTCCGACGTGTCGGTGAACGTCCGATGGTGCCCCGTGGCTACGTTTTTCGGGATTATAATGTCCTCCTAACTCATTGCTACACGCATCTCCAAACTCGTGTACGTTTATGCCGTGGAATCCTTCGGTTAACCCCAATATCACACCGAATACGACGACTATATCGTTTTGTAACTGCTCGAAATGTATAACGCCTTTTACATCATTTCCGCGTAACATGCATACGGCTTTATATTTTACTTTATTAAACTCGTAATAGCGAGGACATGCTCTATTATTCATTTATAGTATTACTAAACGAATAAATATACGCATAAAATCTATACGAGTTATGTATAAAACGTTAACTTACGTTGCAAGCTTTTTTTTATCCTCGTCCGTAATGTTTTGATCCCCGGCCTCCTTCGGATGATCCTCCTCGGGTGTGCCATTTTCTTCTTCCTCCTTCGTAGGTGGACCGTCTTCCGTAGTCGTTTTACGCTCGTCTCCGGGTTTATAAGGCCTAATAAAGTTTTCGTCGTACGGAAGGTGACTGTCTACGTTAAGAGGAGAACCGTCTTCCACCGTTTTAATCGTAATTCTAATATCGACGGTCGGTTGGCCTTCCGGCGAGGTGTTTACAGATCCCATAACGTTAATTCGTTGGTTCTTGTTAGAAAAAAGACTTACGTTAAAATCTGTAAGAGGTCCCCCCTCGTTCATGATATTTAAGTACATTATTTTTTTACAAAAAAACTATCGTAAAAAGGCGATTTTCCACAATCATTTATAGGATTTAAAACTCTATACGCCGTCGAATAAGGCCGTGTATAATATACGCAAACTCATTACCCCCACCGGGTCTAGCGGGTACGTGATGGCTATTTTTGCCAGATTCGCGTACGACGTCGTATTAAGTCTCGAATTGGTCCAATACTCCGCGTCCGCCAGCTGATTACGGATCCATTGTACGTTCAGATAGTTCTTATACGTGACGGCGTCGCACAGATTGGCCACGGGAAGCCAAAACAGCGGAGTCATCGTGGGTGGCATCTGTAGTACAAACTCTTTAATTTGTTTTTTGATAGTATTGTTACCTTTTTCCAACGATATAAATTCTTTACATAAGTTAGCGAACCGTTCGTCGCCTAAAACGTTTCGAGTGGCGTGGTATTTTGTCAATATCGTAAGAACTTCTTGAACGGCGTCCGCCATGATAGGTTTATTGTTCTTCGTATACGTAGTTCCTCTGGCCGCCGAAAACGAAGTAACCGTAACGCCCTACACGGTGTGTAATAAGACGGTTACGTTGGAGTGTAACCTAGACGCGTTAATTTACAAAGATATAAATTCTGTCCACGTAAAGTGGTTATTCGACACGATGTATGATACGATTTCGAATAAAACGAACGGGTCGTCTATCACGTTCGATTTCGCGAACAACCTGACGGGGAACTACACGTGCGAGGCGTATAGCGAGTTCAACTCGGTGAAACACGTTATCGCGCTAACTTTCGTACACCAATGGTTTAGTCGCGAAGAGATTCAGTTTATTCTGTCTTTACTTACTATTTACATTATATTGTTGTGGGGAAACGTGTGTACGATAACGTTTAAAATAAACAACGTATCCAAGTTGATTCACGTGTATTCTATCGCTTTATGGATGACGCTTATTATGTTCGTAGGACAGTATATGATCGGTATAGATACGGATATGTTATACGTAAAGGTAAACGGAATCATTCTTATTCAGCTGTCTATTTTCTCATCAATTTTCTTACAGCGTATTCTTCACAAAAAACTAATACCTTCGTACTTACTAAATATCGTTTTGGGGTTGAAGGCCGTCTCGTATACGGGGTCTACGGTCGTTATCGCGTTATCCTTCATCGGATGTTACAATAAAGCGTACGGGTACACATACATGTATAAACTCTTGTTCGCGGATATATTAGAGTTAATTAGTTTAATCGCGTTGTACACGCTACCCTTGGGCACTCAGGCGACGTATAAAAAGTTATACCTCCAATCGGACGAAACCTTCACGTTTCTATAATCATGAACGTCGTACGTAGTAGAACGTTAAACGAATGCGAAGAACGCCCCACGTCGTCCGTCGTGTACTGGATGTACAGGGAACATCGCATACGCGATAACTGGGGACTGTACTACGCGCAACAAAAAGCGATACGACACGCTGTCCCCTTATACGTGTGCGTGTGTTTAACGTCGTTCCATCTCACTACGTCAAGACACGTAACGTTTTTGTTAGAGGGGCTACGAGACGTGGAGGACGAATGTGTGAAAAGGTCCTTCGGGTTCGTGGTACGTTACGGACGTCCCGAAGTCGTTCTACCCGAAGAAGTTAAGAAACGTAACGCTCGATGGGTGTTTGTGGATTTCTATCCTTTACGCGTTCCTGAAAAGGATATATCGAACGTCGTGGAATCGTTAAAAGACGTCGCAACGGTCATACAGGTGGATTCTCACAACATCGTGCCGTGTTGGATAACGTCTTCTAAACAGGAGTACTCCGCTAGAACGTTTAGATTAAAAATACAGAAACTACTGACTACTTACTTGACGAAGTTTCCTAATATCGGGAAACATCCTTACCCCGTACAGGATGTGTACGTTGAAGATTACACGCCCGTATTGGACGACGTTCCTCCTATACGCGACATTAAGGCAGGGACGAAAGAAGGACTAAAAACCTTACGCGCGTTTTTAAAACATACGCTACGGTATTATTACGCGTTTAAGAACGACCCCACGGCACGCGCCTGTAGCGGTCTATCCCCGTGGCTTCACTACGGGCATCTGTCGGCCCAACGGGTCGTGTTAGACACGGTCGTGTACGCCTCGATCTATCCGGCGTCCGTCGCGGCGTTTTTGGACGAGATCGTCGTACGACGGGAATTATCCGATAACTTTTGTTATTATAATAAACGATACGATTCTATTACGTCGACGCATCCGTGGGCTTTACGTACGTTAGACGAACATCGACGGGATACTCGACCCTATCTATACGATACGTATAGTTTAGAACACGCCCGTACACACGATCCCTTATGGAACGCCGCACAACTTCAAATGGTTCGTGAAGGTAAAATGCATGGATACTTACGTATGTACTGGGCTAAAAAAATACTGGAATGGAGCGAGACTCCTGAAAGTGCGTTAAGCGTCTGTATCTACTTAAACGATAAATACGAGTTAGATGGAACGGATCCCAACGGATACGTGGGATGCCTATGGGCCGTAGCGGGGCTCCACGACAGAGCGTGGAAGGAACGTACCGTGTTCGGAAAGATACGATATATGAAATTCGAGACCACTGAAAAGAAATTTAACGCGACCGAGTTGTACGAGAAGTACGCTACACGACGGTAAGTTTTCCGTACAGCGCCTTTTCGTACATGACACGAGACGTGTATATTTTCTTCTGAGGACTTACCATGCTAAACGGGATAGGCGTATTAATGATGTACTCTATAGTCGATGTGTCAAAGTGGTCGTAGACGAAGTTGAAATGCAACAGGGCCTTGCCGAAACATCTCGACTGAATGTACAGATTTTTCTGTTCCGTTTTTATGATGGTGTACCATTCTTTATTGATCAGAATCTGTTCACACACGACCTTATAGTCCTCGTCCAGTAACTGTTTCACGAAAAATACAACGTCTTGTTTCGCGAAGGGAGACAATACCAACAAAGTGCTTCCGTAATGTATACGTTCAACACTCGTGTATATTATCCGTATACTGGGTATGTCGACGTCCAACGTAATGGCGATGAGCTGCCCCTTGGTCACGTTCGACACGGTGTACTCGGTCAACGGACTCAATAGAATCATGCTGTTTACGTTGAGCGTAATTACCTTCTTCTGAGACATAATGGTGCCGGATATAACGATATTTCCTCCTTTCTTGGCGCATTGCAAACAGATGATAACTTTGGATAGCGGGGACGGCGTCTCCTGTTTATACACGCTGTGTTTGTCGAAGCGCACGATCTGAATCGGTTCCTTCGTATATACGCGCTCGTTCAGACGATGTTCCACTTCCGTGAGGATAAACGCGATGTGTTCGGGGTGTCTGTAACTAAGGGTCCCCGCATCGTATAAATTTGTAACCTGCCTTTTTATATCCAGCGGATTAAAAAAAGGAATGATCTTATATACATTATTTTTCATCTTGGCGTTTTCGAAAATAACCAAATAAAATTTCAGATTTTCTAAGATACGGCCGTTTCTGTAAAATACGTAAAATACTTCTTATCCGATACGTTACGGTCTATCTGTACGTCGTCGAAACTCTCTCCGTCGTCGGGTATCTCATACACGTTCGATGTATTCGCGTCGTAGATAGTGGGATCCCAGTTGGGTTCGTCCTCCGTTTCCACGAGAACGTCCACGGCCACGTCGTCGTCTGTTCGTGCCACAAAATTATTCTCGCTCTTGCTCGTGTAGTTCTCGTACACTTCTCCATCGTCCTCGTCCGAAGACCATTCTGAATCAAATTCGTCGTCTGATTCTACCGTTTCTGGAATTTGGTGTACGATATCGTCCGCGGAATACGTAATAGAATTCAATCGGATGCATTTGGTCCGTTTCGTCGGCCGATGCAAACATTTTTTAATCTGGTGTTTGTACACAGATAGTAAATAAGCGGACAACGAACAAAAGGAAAACAACAGTCCCATATACGCCACGACAATCATTTTTGTATGCTTTTTATAAAAAACTATAACAGGTAACGCCGTACACAATGAACAGCTTGTACCTAATACCTGAGAGCGAGCACGTTTCTTTGTAACACGTACCGTTTGAGATGGCTTGTACCGTATCTTCGTCCAGAGATAATTCCAGCAATTCCAGTTCTGTAGGGTGTCCGCTGTTGGGAACGTAATCTAACTCAATGGGGCATAAACCGTATTTAGTTACTATCGATTTTAAACTTATTATGTTAGCTTTTTTCATAGAACAACTATGGTAATAAACACCGTTTAAGATGAGTAAATCTTCCAGTATCTCCTCGCTATAGTCACTAACTAGTCTAAACAATGCAAATCTACAACCTACAAACGCATCAAACACGCTGCTGTCTTCCGAAAAGACCACATTTTTATAATGTACAAAAGGACATCTAGACGTGTACGTTACAACTATTAATTGTAAATTTTTATCATCTGTTAGTATCCTATATTTAGTCTTTAGATTCACGTTTACGGCATCCCCCTTTTTAATAGAGTACGTTTGTTTTGAATCGTCGTTGCTACCTTCCATACGCCCCGCCCCATTAATACATAGAACAAACATGTACTCGTTTGACTCGAATGTGTATTTCCCATAATGTTCGATGAGCTGTCGGGGTTTGATAACCGCGTCTTTGAAATCGATAACGTTGTATTCGTTTAGGTTTGGCAAATTTACCACAACTGACGTTATATTCAGTATCTCTACGGCGTTTTCTTGTGTGAACTCGTTAATAATCGTCTTAACCAATTCTTCTTCGTCGTCCGTAAGTAATTCATCCTGTGACAATTTTTTCATGTAATCCACGACATGGCTTGTAACGCTTACACGTTTTAACATTTTTAAAGGTACTAAATAACGACGATTGCATATTTACTATTCTATTTCACTTTTCCCATCGGCGATCACCCATCCTGTGTTGGACGACAGACAGACGTTGTATTTCTTTACCAACCCGTTTAGAAACGCGTCGCTGGGATTGAGAATGAGATGATAGTCCCCTTTCTTATACAGGTTGTACACTTCGAGTACCCGCGCGTCCTGAATCGCTATAGACGATGTGATGAAGAAATCTTGGGGATTGTTATCTATGCGTAATTTGAAACATTTATCGAAACACAACATAAAACTATTAATAGATTTATACACCGTATACACCTTGTGTATAGGAAATGTTAACCTGTATTGATTAGAACAGCGTGTAATCCTTCCGTCACTGACGATGTAACAATTAGTCACGCCTCGTTGGTATACATCGTCTAACGCCACCGGACAAATATTTAAAGTCGCTACACGATACGGTCCCACGTCTCCTATGAACGTTATTCCCAGTTCAGAACGCACCGTGTCTATCTCGTCGTGACGTATATATAACACGCCTAGGGCCGTCACGCACGTAATTCTATCGGCGTCCATGGCAACCGATCGTTATACCCTACGTTGTTTTTTCACTTATAGAATCTTTTCATACATATAACGTAGTTTACGACGTTGCACAGTATCTCCTGTATACCGTTCAACTTATATACGTAACATGACGCGTCTGTAGCGCCCGTGTTTTTTTTCTTAATCTCGGCCAACTCTCTACTACTATCCATATTAACCGTCTTATTCGTATTTATATCTATCCAACGACCGTCTTTTTGTTTCGTCAGACTCACCCAGAAGTCTCTCCCGTACGTTAGCGATATCACTTTCAAATGACGAAAGTTGGCCTTCGGAATCCTAGCCTTGTGGTTCGCGCATAATACGGCTCCTCCGTACACAGATAGTTGGATTTTTGTATTGAGATAACAATAGTTATCGTACGACATCCAACCCCTATCGCACGCGTTGGGGAAGAGATCGTCCTTATAGCGTAATACCGTACCGATTCCGCTTACTATAGTCGATATAATCATAAAAATGGCCGCGGGCGTAGACATTTTTTTAATTTTGCCCACCGTTTGTCTGTTTAACGTTTTCATTTATAACTATAAAGTAAATGATTTTACGCAAAAATATTTTCTCATTTCTGTACTCACGTCGTAGGTCCGAAGGTCCACCGAGTCAACGATTCCGTATCCGTCCACCCCCCAGGTACCTTCCAGATAATCCCACATCCAATGCTCCTTAGGTGTTTTGAAAGGCAATACGGCACTTTGATTGGCGCAATCCGCCCCGGCCTCGTAGAACGTTTTGGGTTCTTTGTGAAACATATAACAGCTCGCGTCGAAGACGATCCCTTTGCACGTACTCGCCTCGTAATGGGCAATGGAAGAATACGTCGATATACGAGCCGATGTCGTAATGACCTCGCAGTTACTGCACTGTAATGCTAACATGGCGGCAATTGCCATAAGCGACACGATGGACGTAACGATGCTTACACGCAGCAGGATCACGATACATCTGACTTTTTTGAGCAGGTGTTTCTTCTTTAGTTTCTTGCCGTAAATTGTGGAACCGATGAACGCAGCTTCTTCGTCCTTCGACTCGTCCGCGTCGTTGGCGTGTAACGACATGATGTCTGGGTATCAACTTTGTTAATTTATTTTTCTATATTTAACGTTTTTCACTAAATTAATTTAATAACTGTAAATATAAATATGAATAGATTTAATGAAAAACAATTTTCACGGAAAAGTCTGCTAAGGTCCCCGTTCAGAATAGCGTTGGTAGGAGGCTCCGGGTCGGGGAAGACGGCTTACCTATTATCTCTGTTCGATACGTTAGTGACTAAGTATAAACATATTTTCTTGTTTACCCCCGTCTATAACTCGGCGTACGACAGTTACGTATGGCCCGACCACGTAAATAAAGTCACGACCCCCGAAGAGTTGGACTACGCGTTGATTACGACGAAACAGAAAATCGAAAAGTATGTAGAATGTAAAGGTACGAAGAAAGCCGACATGTTTTTACTTATCTTGGACGATATGGGGGATAAACAAACCAAGTCTAGCTGTCTGTTGGATTTTCTAAACCACGGGAGGCATTTAAACACGTCCGTGGTGTTGCTATGTCAGACGTATAAACACGTTCCCGTAAACGGCAGGACGAGCATTACCCATTTCTGTTGTTGTAACGTGTCCGACTCGGATATAGAAAACATGTTGCGTTCTATGTCAATTACCGGGTCTAAGAAAGATCTGTTAAAATCTATTTCTATTATGAAGGCGGTCAGTGTCAACAAACGAAGGGTGTTGATTATCGAAGACTCCGTATTTAGCGACGGAGAACAGCGGGTATGTTACGACTGCGCGGACGAAGACGTTATAGCGCATAAGATCGATCCCAGTATCCTGTTAAAACAATTCTCTCACATGAAACATAACCTGTCTAAGATATTGTCGTCCCACGATGTGAAAAAATAACCTATGTATTTAAAATCAACGAGCGGCATTAAAATGGATAGTTTTTTCGATACGTTTGTGAACGCCATGTATACGTGGGGTATCGTAGCAAGTAAATCCGTCATATGTGAGTTACTCACACGATTCGTTATCAAAGACGATATAGACGAGTTGTAGGTTTCTGTTTTTTAAATGAGTGACGAGGATATTAACGAGTCTAATTTCATGCACCTATTGTCGACGTTATTGACCAACAAAGACATTGACCTGGATACGGAATCTGCCGCTACGTTATCCGCCATAAAAGAACTCATTTCCCAGATCAACCTTAAGGTATTAGCCTTAAACAAAAAATCGAAAAAAAATATACGAACGAACGAACCGTTAAGTTATGTATCGAAACGAGAAGGAACTAGAACTTAAACTGCCTCCGGGACTCGCGACGTTTATTAAACACGGGTTTAATCATAAAGTCCAATGGCCGTTGTTAAACGTGGGAATCGTGTTAACGAACAAGACGACCGCGGTCAATGAAGAATGGCTGACCGCCGTGGAGCACATGCCCACCCGAAAGATATTCTATAATTACACATCGGGTGTGTTACGAAAAGAAGTACGTTTTTGCGCGTATTTAAACAAATCGCAGACGCAGGACAAAAACTACGTTACGTTGTACGACTTCGATTATTACGTTATACATCCAGACTCTACGTTTACAAAAATAGACAAACCGAAAGAGTTGGAGAATACGTTGCTTCACACGTTTCAAACGTATAAGTTTAAAAATATTCAGATGATCGAATTGATCGCGTTTAGTTCTGGGACCGATATCACGGACGACGTCGTGGAACGTCTTACGTTTTTAGACGTCGAAACCTTCAACAGAGAATACAACAATGTTAAATCGGTTATAGGAAACGAGTTTAAATACCACGTACCCTTTATCGTAACAGCCCCTTTGGGAAAACTAACGTTCTACATAGACCATTACCCCTGGATAGATTTAAAGACCCACGTGAAAGACGTGTTGGATTTCTTGGAAGGCGTGTTGGTCGCGGATGTTCATTCGCATAAACTAGATACGACGATCCGTCCCAATATGACGACGTCCGCGTATAATCCGTCCTCGGGTATGTTGTACGTCAACGACTTGCTTACGATGTCCGTGGTAAACTTTTTCGGATGCAACGCACGACTCCACAGTTATCACAAATTCGACATGTCCACCCTGGACACCGAAGCTTTTTTACACGCCTTATCAAAAGCGTTTAATGCGATTATCGATATGATAAATCATTAAAGTAAATGAACCCCGTTACTGTTTTTTTCGTCGTCGTCGTTACGGTCGCCGTATGTATGATTTTGTTCCAGGTGTATTCTATTTACTTAAACTACGACAATATAAAAGAATTTAACGCGATGCATTCGCCCTTGGAGTACTCTAAAATGGTAAACGTTACAGCCATAGACAGACGGGTACAGGACGCGAACGACGACATATACGACGCTAAACAAAAATGGCGATGTGTTAAGTTCGATGATTCGTACGTGTCGCTGTCGATGTTTGGATATAAGGCGGACGGTGTAGGCATACGCCGATTTCGCACACTCAACGGGTGCATCGATTATACTTTTTCTACATCCACTCATTCCAGTATCCTGAATCCGTGCATACCCCCAAACGATCCAAAAAGCAGAGAGTGTACGTTTTTAAAATCTGCGCTTTAAATGGATAGAGTGTTGTCGATATACCCCGGCGATGAAGACGAATCGGGAGATGAAAAAAATAAATGCGTCGGGGGTAAGGCAGCAAAACAAAACAACAGTGAAAAAAAGACGAACAAAGTGGAAAAAGCCGTCCTTATTACGAATGTAAAAGCTTCCGGTGCGGAGGTAAGAAGGGAAAGAAGGGGGGATATGCCCGACGAAGATGAAGATGAAGAGGTAAGCGTACGATTGGGCGACGAGGCAGAAGAGGTAGAGGAAGAAGAACCCAATCTTAAAGCGATACGTGTCGAAATAAAAAAACTAATCGCGGAGAAATATAATTTCGCGGAAATTCAAGAAGAGGACATATCCGATATTCTGAAAGATTCTTTTATTCATAAGGACAGGTCAGATTTCAAAGATATTATCATACGACTCATGGTATTGGAAAAACTCGTTCAATTGACCATAAAACGACAAAAGAGGCATAATAAAGCGATACGACGTATCGAAAACCACCTGGAAACGGTGAGAAAGGGAATGCTTATGTTGTCTAAGAAGATAGACGCTCAAACGGGCGCTCTATAATCGTTACAGAAACGTAGGAGTTAACGTAACGGGGGGCAGTTTCTTGTAGAACAACGGCTCCCGTTTCTCGAACTCCATTTTAACCTTAACGCCCCGCGCATTCATTTGGGTGATGAACACTTTGGATACGTGCGYCGTGTCCACTTTTGTCAATATAGTGGAAAGGTTCTGTTTGGAACACCGTATACAAATTTTATTCCCTTGGATGTTCGCTGTAATGTCTCCGCAATTCTCACATACGTATACGTCTTGGTAGTCTTCTTCCGAGTCTTTGAGAATCTCAGTAATCGTATTCGCCGCGCCATGTGCAATGAGACAATCCCGTTCCATTTCTCCGAACTTTATACCTCCTCYGCGACGTCTGCCCTCGTTGGCCTGACGTATTAACTTTGTTTTTTTACCGCGACATCTTACTGTAGCCTTGTCCTGCGTAAGATGTCTCAATCTTAGATAATAGATGGGGCCCATAAACACCTTAGCTGTATACGGCGTATCCGTTTCGGGGTCATACAGCGTTTTATCACAAAATATCTTGTCGTTAATGACCTCGTCGGACGCGTCAGGGTACGTATGCGTATGACATTGTTTGGCGAAATTAAGATACGTGTCGATGGTCGTTTCGTTACTACTCGGGAAACATATAGGTCTGTTTTTTCCGTCATTGTTATACGGTTTACTGGCGTACGCCGCCGTTAAAATCACTTCTATCAACATGGACACCGTTTTTCTAGAGAATATAGACGTGGAATTAATAATAACATCCGGTTTAATTCCGTTTTCGTCGTAGGGTAATTCGTTTTCGTCCGCTATATAGGCGACCGTACCCTTTTGACTCGTCCGACTGGTGAATTTATCACCTAGGATAGGTCTACGTTCCTTCATGGTGAGTACCCGTACCKTTACCTTGTCGGTTAAATCCACTTGAACACGTTCTACTCGGGATTTATACATATCCGTGTATCGATCGGCTATGTCAAAACTAATTTGATTATCCTGAACGAAATCGTCCTCCAACGTTCTAGAGGATATATTTCTGGCGATGGCGTCTCCCGATTCTAGAAACGCGTTTAATCGAACGAGTCCGTTACTCTCCAGTTTTGAGTACGCCGTGGACTTGACACGTTCTTTATTGTTAAAGTTTTCCAACGGAATCTCCACTTGATGTTTTTTAGCCGTGATGATATCCAGCCCTCCCCGTTCGATGAATTGTTTCTTAACAATAATGCCGTCCTCTTGGTTGATACCTTTATAGGACATCAACGCGATGGTTACATGTTGTCCGAAACAATTCACGGCTATCTTCGACGTTTCCAACGCCTTACTGATAACGATAGGTCGCTCCGGGTACAGTAAATGAATTCCGTTATCTATTTTATTTCGTATGTCGGAACTCAGACACGAGATGGCCTGTTTTGCCTGAGCGCATCCCAATATAGCTCGAGGACCGGAATTGTGATTGATTCCCACCAAAGAAGACGCCACGTACCCGTCCCTAAACTCGGAGGGAAAGTCACACAGTTGATACTTTACCTTCTCAGACTTGGGTAACGATCTAAACTTCTGAACGGATTCGCATACGTTACTGAACGTAAATTGCTCTATATCCACCATTTCTATCACGTGGGGGTATTCCCTCTGTACGTCCGAAAACGTCATGTCGTCCAACTTATCCGCTAGTTCGGGAACCGTGTCCATAATCAACTCACCCGATTCTATTACCAGGAAAGGTCGTATCAATCGGCCGCTAGATATGTTTATACGTATCTCGTTCATGTGGTCCGCGACGTGTGTGATTCCTATCTCCAAACTGTTGAAGTACCCCTCTCGTTTCTTACGTCGGAAGTCTCGAACAAACGCATGCGTCAGATCGGGGTTTAGGGACGCGATCAACGCGTTTTCTAACGTGACGTAGTACCCCGTTTCGAAATAGCTTATATCCTTAACGTCGTACGATCTTACATATTCGCATATTTTTCGTTCTAAATCCAGATATTCGTTCGTGCATATGTTCGTCACGGACGTTAGTACGGATAGTTGCGACACCATACCTACCTGGTTTCCTCGTTCCGGTACGTCGGAGGGGCAGAAGTATGCGTATTGACTGGGATGATACTTTCGAACGGAGAACATCTTAGATATCTTTACTTGTTCCGGATAAAACCCTACGCTTCTAGGAATGGATATATTCTGCATCCACGAATAATGGGGATGGGTTCGATAACTCCCGTCCGTTTTCTTGAACTTACCACTGAGAAGTCCGGAGAAGGCGTGATTAAATCCGGGCGTCGTCAACACGTGAATGTTTACGGAATGGGTCCCTCTGTTTTTATGATTATTAATGATATCTGTTTTAATGTTTCCTATGTAGTTCTCCAACTCATCGTGCGCCAATATCTCGAAGTATTTGCCGTACGTTAACACTCTATGACAGATCATGGAATCACGGTCCGGATATCTCGACGTATAATATATACAATATATAAATTTTCTTAACAACGAAATGATGTAAAACCCTTTTAACTGGTTCGGCGTATTCGTCATGTGCGGTAAAAAGTTATAAAGCATTTCGTGTTTGAACTCGTCCAGCGATACCTGAGATTTTTGTTTTGTGTGCTCCTCGATGAATAAATCGTTTATGTACGTGTCTATGTCGAACTCGTTTATAGAATCGACGAAATGTTTCGTGCTTTCTATCACGGCGTTGACTAAATATATTATCTCATCGGGCATATCGTACGATAGACTCTGCTTTATAAAATTTAAACTAACTCTAGAGAGATATTGCGCCAATAAGAATATATTTACGGTGATAAACGTTTTCGTCGAGGAGATGGAGCAGTTTTCCAGTTGTGATATATCCATGAGGATCTTGTAATGTCTGTACTTAGTAGGTAAGACGTGTGTGGGAGACACGGAAGAAAACGAAAACGTAAACACGTTCGGTTTAATGATTCTAAACTTGGGCCACGTAGTAAGTTTTTCGACGAGATTTATCCCGACCTTTTCCACCGATTGTTTATTAATAAAGACGCCACCGATGACGTTAGGTACGACGTACTTGGCCGTATCCAACGGATTCTTATTTCCGTACCCTATCAATAACGGAACCTTAATGAGATGAGAATCGTTGCCCTCGTAGCTGCTAATTTTTGTAATCACTGTACCGTCTTTCGTCATTACTTCCTTAAATATGTTTACCGTAAACGTAACCAACGCATCGTAGCTTTTACCCTTTATACTGGCTATGATGGGTGAGTAATCCGGAGGCGTTATTTTGATATTGTCTATCTCTATAACTATTTTTTCCGTGTCGTTTTTAAACGATAAAAGCGTTCGTTTAACGGATAAAATTTCTTGCAATCGATGGTTGATGAAATTTGAATACGACACATATTGGAAGTGTAACGGTCTATAAAAAACTCCCGCCTTGGGGTCGGGAACCAAAAACTTATACCCTAGCCTTTGATCCATTTCAAACACCGTGTTTTTTTTCACTTTAACTAAGTAGGTTCTTTAACGTGTCCACATCGACCGTTTCTATATTTAAGCCGTTTAAAATAGCCGATCGTTCTTCCATTTTTTTCATAATGGATTCGGTCAGCTCTATGTAACGAACGCATTCCTCCAACGACCGTAGCGCCACGATGTTTAGTTTCTTCCCCTTAAAGAATTTAATCTTACTGCCGCCGTGTACCAACAGCGACGGAAACACCGTATACTCTATAGGTTTATTAAACGTAAGATTAAACATTCCCACTTTAAAATTGTACACCCCGTAACAACGACGTACGTCTTTAATTTTGTTAATTTTTTCCTCGAACGTCTCCAGTGCAATAATCGTTTCGGAATGTGTGTATATTTCGAGAAACGCATCGTTCTGTACGATATTGTACAGCAGACAAAACAATACCTTGTACACGTCGAATAATTTGTTTATGATCCCCACACAGTCTTTTTCATTCTTGTCTTTCGACAGGATAACGTGCATCGTCGAATCCTTGAATATTTTCACACACGTTCTATTCGCGAACACTATCTCTATGGTTTGTAGAATGGAACTTTTCCCTTTTGTAATGATCGCGTTGTTCACGATGTCTATACGCATCCGTTTGGATATGGTTTTAATCCACGGCTGACACTCGGTCGATTTAATCGTCGTACTCAGATAATCGTCCGATTTCTTTCCCGAAAAGTAGCTTAAAAAACTCCTCGTTGAGTGAATCGTCTTCTTTATCTCCCCGTAGTCTATCTTTCGTTTTTTATTCGTCGTTTTTATATACGATACAAGAGAAGATTTGTCTCGTTCAAATATGTACGCGGTTCTCATACTGATCTCGTCGTCGTTCGTTTTAACGTCGAAGAACTGAGCGATCTTCGAATAATTAGACGACGCGTTCGTGGTATCCTGAGTAGGGTACGCGTCGCTGTTAATGACGTGTTTCGTCAGGTGTATGTCGCAGTATATAATTTTCTTGATGGAGTTCTTTATGGAGTCGGTAGTCACGATGCGATCAAACAACGTTTCGTTCGATATGAGTTCCCGCATTTTCGGATACACATCCGATACATCTTTGTTACTTACCAGGTGGAAATTAAAAATCGTTCTAGAATACTTATCTTCTATCGACCGTAACTGTTCGAATAACAGATCCATAGTATATTAACGGATGCGTTATCAATTTTACATTTTTTTAACGTACGGCGCGTACACCACGTCCCATTTATCTAATATATAACGCATGGCTAAGTTAAAACTGTCCGCCACGTCGTCTAGTTTTTTATGACGGGGTGGGTCGATTTCGAAGACGGACATCCAATATAAAAATACTTGTACGGAAGCGCGTTTTCTGTTTCTGTACGTACCCCCGGACATAATGGGAGATACACATTTGACGCGCGTCGACGTGTTGTACAAGAGACCTTTTATGAAATACACAAATTTGGAGTAAGGAGATCGTCTGGGTTGGTGTTCCAGTAACACGGTCGTGTACGCGTACGAGGCAATGTCTCTGGATACGGCACGTTCCCAATTCGACGCGCTCCAATCTAGTTTGGCTATATTGAGTATCTTTATCGCGTCCCGACGTAGCTCCATTATGGTACGCGCGGGGTTCTTCTTACCGATATCAAACGCGCACACTATCTCTGACCGATTGCTTGACATTGGAGAGTACATTGAAGAGGGACACGAAGTTGTTAAAGTTGCCGTAGATGACGGATACGTTAGGGTTGTTCAAACAGGTAACGTCCTCCAACGTAAAACTGACAACGACGTTGTTGTTTATGTTAAACTTCATATTATTCACCAACGTAAGAAAGTCATGTTTGGGGTACCCCAGACATTCCCTAACGATTTCGAACATGGACCGTGTACACAGTTGTGTTTTTAACTCTTCGGAAGACGATACACTGTCCGCTAACTCCTTTATATTTTTGCACGATTTTTGTATTCCTAACGACTTAGACAGACGTTGTATACACGCGTTGTTGTTTATCTTCGAGATATACTTCCCGTTGACGAAAAACGTAGGACCTAGATGGTTCATGATCCTACATAACGCCTCGGACGAGGATTCCGACACGTCCGATCCCGTATTGGTTAAGATCATGTATCGTTTCTTCTTCTTCACGGTTACGTAAGAATTGATCCGCGTTCTGGATTTCACCAAGTGATCTATGTCCTTCACCAACACGTATCCGTCGAACGCTGTGCGGATCGTGGGAAAGAAACAATTCGTACTAACCTGTTCGAGTTCTATGTCTTTGACCCGGACGTACCCGTGACTAAAAAAGTCGACGATGTATCGGTCGCTATATCCCTCTTTTATAAAACACAGACACTCTGGTTTGAAATCCGACATACGCGATAGAAAGTACTCCTCTAGACAGTCGTAGTCGTTTTCACAAAACCACCGATCCTCGTCTACTTTAACGTGGGTATAAGGAACGGTCGACAGACCCTCCACCGTACGTAATACGTCGACGGGGGATCTGTATTTAGAAAAGCAATCTTCCAGGATCCATCGTTCCTTAAAGTACACGAATCGAAGAAATTCGACGTCTACGTCTCGTAGGATCGCGTCGTTGATCTCTTTCATGCGATCGTCTATGTCTGCGGTGTTTCCCGATCCCAGTTCCATCATACTTCCCTTGAAATAAATAAACACATTGCCGAAACACATAGGTAAAAAAATGTAATTACCTTTATCTATCTTAAACGGTTTCTTGGCCGGTGCTTTGTAGTAGTAACTGATGGACGTCTCGGCCGTAACGATTTTACAGATATCCAATTTCCAGTACTTATAGCTGGCCCAGTCGACGATCGTGTTGTAGTGGTCCCGGGTCTTTTGATCCGATATATACAAACATTGTTTTAATTTTAACAACTCTTTTAGTTTAGATAAATCGTCCGTAGCCGTCATGATAACCCTCTTTCTAGTTTTATGTTATTTCATTCTTATTTTTAACATCATCGTTCCGGCGATCTCCGAAAAGATGCGAAAGGAATACGACGCGTACCTAAAATACGCCCACTTGAAGAAAGACGCCGTGTGTGTTGACGATAGATTGTTTACCTACGATTTTAAAACGTCTGGAGTCGTCGCAAAAATGTTCATAGACTCCAACGGAAAACCGTTACCGTGTTCGAGGACGCGCGATATACGTAGCAACAACGCGATATACTGCGACAACGACGAAAACGTATTAGATTTTAGAAAATCGTGTTCTAAGGCATATTTAGATTTATTTTTTACTACTTAAATGGAAGACGACGCGGGAGTCAAACGTAGAAAGAAACGCAAGCCCAAGGCAGAGGTCGAGGACGATTGCGTAACGTGTTCCTCGTGTTATTCTAAATTGGTAAAGGTATCGGATATTACTAAAGTATCGCTACATGAATATAAGGTAGCCGGGAAAGGCAACACGCTATCGTGCGCCGCCTGTGGTTCGGAATTGCGATTACTTAACGGATTTGTGAACTAAAGGCTTTCGTTAACGCGGGTTCCTCTTTGGTACCCTCTTTACCCTCTTGTTGGAATCCCAGTTTATCTGTAGATACCGACACGATTCTTTCCGTAAAGAATCCCAACGAATGTTTTATTTCTCGTATGGACGTATTGGGAAACAAAAATACAGTCTTCTTAACGGATTCAGATTCTCTGCATACGCGTCCCAATAGTTGTTCTATCTGCATCGAGTTCAATACGGCACAACATATAACGAGTGAATCCAAACTAGGGATGTCTAGACCCGTGCCGGAGTAATGGGACGTCGATACGAAGATGAACTTCTTTTTCTGCAATAACGATTTAACGACGGCGGACGTATCTTTATTTTTTGCGTCGCCTAAGTATACATAGTCCGTTCCGAACTCTTCGACAAACTTATCGTAGAAGAACGTCATATGTTTTCGTAACTTGACGACGACGATCACTCTCTCGACGAGACCGTGTTTAAACTCTCGAGACACCGTATCAACGATGAGATTATTTCGCGGAAGGTCCTCGGCTAGTATCTTTTCGGTATATATGTGATATTTGTTATTTTCGGTGTTTAGATGTTTGGCCATCTGGCGTATACATTCGGTGGAATACGGCTCGAAGAAGTACTCCACGATTTTCAGACGTTTCATTAGCGTGGAGACTTTTAATACGTTTACCACGTCGTTGCAATAAATACGATTAGCCAGCCGAGGAGTGGCTGTTAAAAAGTAGCATATTCTAGGCGGATAGAAGGTTAGAAATTTGGTAAGTGCCGAATTGTTCATCAGATTGTACATGTGAGATTCGTCCAGGATAAACGTATCGTATTCATCGTGGATCTTCTTACAAAAGTAATCGTTGGACAGATGGCGGCTTACGATGATTAAGACGTCGGCCGTCTTTGTACGCAACTGTTTCAGTAGTACACTCACGCCGTCCGTCGATATGATATAGCTTAATTTTGTCAGTTCTACAGCGGCCTTCCACTGATGGATTAACATCTTGTTCGGTACACAGATGACCGTCTTTCTCCTATGAACGACCATGAGGTAACACGCCGTAATGGTCTTACCGAACCCGCACGATAGATGCAGCGTCATGTACATAGGTCTATGCGTTGATAGTTTCTGCCGCATAGACGTCGTTACCTCCGCAACAACACGTTTCTGTAACGGGTATAGGTTAGGAAAGGTGGCGTCGGCGCTCTCTATATGATTCGTACACGTCGTATGTACGGGACGTATCAGAGCGACGTCGCTGTTAGAAAATACACCTATCGGTATATAAAACTTAAACGAAGACGACGGAACGACCTCCACAAAGTTCTTGTCCGCGTTAAACAAAAACAGCGGTTGGCTGTTCAAAAATTTTTTTAACTCGGTATATAACGCATAGTCTATTTCCGAACAGACAGACATTTTTTAATATATAAATGAGTTATTTAAGTTATTACAATATGTTTACGGATTTTAGCGCGGGAGCGGGCGTGTCCGAGCCGGAACTGTTCACCAAAGAAGAAGAAGAATCGTTTTTTCCCCGTTTAGGAAGCGATGCTTCTGGGGGCAAAGACACGAGTCATTTACCGCATCTGTCGCTACCGACCAGTCTTAAAGGATTGATTCCGAATATACTTATGAGAAACGATATTAAGTCGTTAATCGGGTTAATTCTTTTTGTGTTGGCTATCACAACGCCGCCTTATATTTCCGTAATTATGCTAGGGATCGCCTCTATATTGATCCCTTTTCCGTCTCTCGTAATCGCGTATTGTTTGTTGTTACAGATCGTGAACACAACGAGTTACGGAACGATCGGAATGACCATCGTGTGTGTGTTTATGTCCTTCTTTACAATGGCTATGCAAACCGTGTCCCGTACAGTGTATACGATCTCGTACATTATTTTAGCAATTTTATTTTGCGTATACGTGTTTAATATAACTCGTGCCAGGTCCCAGTCGTCGGAGCCTACGAAGTGCGCGGTTAAAGAAGGGATACGTAGATGCGCCGAAAAACCTAGCTTCTACGAAGATTAATAATTATACGTTTAAATGGGGGGATACGTATCCGTGACAGATATAAAAGTACGCAATGATCCCGGCGATTATAACAAGAAGCAAATGTTTATCAACTTTAACTACCCCGAGTATAACAAGGTGGTGTCGTTCTACGAAGATGAGAATATCTATAGAAAGGAAGAATCAGAAATACATCCAAAATTTTGTCTTACAGAGACCATGGACCCTTCGCATTGCGGAACTTTTTTGTCAGACGAATTGTCTAAGAAATACGTACTTACTCGGGGAGAACCATGTAGATCGTTTACGTTTCGACCCGGGTCATTTATTATATATAATGGAGATATAAACGAACGTTATATAGATAACCAAATTCCTGACTCGGCAAAGGCGTACATCGCTAAGGGATACAGATGCCGTTTCGTAAAAAAGGATTACATGATTATGGACAAGGAGATAGAAGGGTGTTGCACGTCCCCCCACGCGGGATGTCCCGGACACTTAAACAACGGGTATGTGACGAGTCACTGCGATACGTATATGGATCCCTTTTGTACGGCGAACCCGGGCAACTCTCAATGTTTAACGTGGCTGCGTACGAAACGAAAGATTGCCCTAGAGACATATTCGCAGATTTGCGCCACGGAGATGGAGGAACGTCACTGTTCCGAGTTTGTCCGCGTGGCTAGACCCGATTATTTTACGTTTGCGGATAACGCGTTAATTAAGTTCTGCGACAGAAACAAAGCAAACAAAAACTGTTGGTGTGTGACGTCTCCCAGTAAAACGATTACGGATGAGAAGTATCTAGGACCTCGGGTATGTTGGTTACACGAGTGTACGGATAAATCAAAAGATAGAAAATGGTTGTTGTTTGACCAGGACGTTCAAAGGAGTCGGTGTAAGTATACGGGGTGTAGTATAAACGTCAACGAATTAACGTTGGAAAATTCGAACGCTGATTTAGTCGCGGAATGTAAAGGATTAAAAACCGTAACGGGAGACATAGATCCCGGGGTACCTAAAAAGCCGCCTCCTCCCAAACGACCCTTCTTTTTTAGCTTCGTGATTTCGTTCATCTGCATCGCCGTGTTGTTTTATTTCGTAGCCGTATTCTATCGTAAAAAAATTAAAACGCGGGATATAAATGTTCGTAGACGATAAAACGTTCGTCGTATACAACACGTGGCCCACGGGGTTAATCCAAGGTACTAGGAAAAGCGTACCGTTTCCAACACGACATTCTTGTACGTTTTCGTCCGATGTTCGTATAGATAATTCGTATTCGTCCGTAGTGTTATCGAATCCCACGTTCGTTCAATTACTTAAGATGTGTGTACACATCAAACGCGTACAATGGAAAGGTAAGATTATCTTATTGTTTGAATGTGATAATAAACCCCCGCCTTTTAGGTTAGTAAATGATAACTAATTACGAACCGGTAATCTTGCTGGGAATTATTTGTTTTACCGTGTTGGTCAATTTCAAACTATCGACCAAAGCGAAGATAGACGTGATATTTTTCATCCAATCCATATTATTTATGTGGTTTATATTCCACTTTGTACATTCAGTGTTTTAATTTTTTTATTAGTTAAATGGACACGATGACGATTCTCAGTAACTACTTCAACACAGCACTTATAGGAGGTATCGTCTTACTCGCGACGGCGTGTGTGTTCGCGTTTATAGATTTCTCTAAGAACAAGTCTACCGTGACAAACGCATGGAGAGCCCTAAGCGGCATCACGTTTGTACTAGGGATCGTGATCACGGTGGGTATGCTTATTTATTCCATGTGGGGTAGATATTGTAAACCTCCGACTAAGACGACCGTCGTAGAAAACGGACGATATAACTCTAGCCCTATCGAACTAAACGGACAATAGGCGGCTGTTTATACCATTTTACGCGGTCGAGTACGTTAGAAGTTAATAGTCAATAAATGATTAGCGAATTACTTTTGTTTGCCGTATGTGTCATTATAATAGGACTCATCATATACGGTATATACACGAGAAAGGCCACGCAACAACACACTCCTCCCTCCTCCGAACGATACGAGAAAATGGAAAACTTAAAAACGGGGTACGTAGATAAATTGAAATCCGCCCATTTCAAGTCGTTTTATAAATTATTTTCGGGTAACTAAAGTTGTAAACCGACAATATTTTTATCTCTTAAATGGCAGAAAAAAAGTTATCTCGTAGCAGCTACGACGATTACATCGAGACCATTAATAAATTAACTCCCCAACTTCGTACGATTTTGTCGCACATTAGCGGGGAGCAAGCGACTCACCGTACGAACCTCGCAAACAGCGAGACGCCCGAAACGGTACCCGTTACGGCGGGTGCAGCTAAATCAAAAAAGACATCCAAGTCTACAGGTACGAAGAGCGGAGCACCCGTTCGAAAAAGGACGACGTTAGGTTTAACAGAACATCCTCAAATAATGCAAGCCGTTACAAACGGTGGTAAAATCGTATACGGTACTGTGAAAGACGGCAAACTGGAAGTACAAGGCACCGTGGGTGAAATAAACCAGGACCTATTAGGAGTGGAATCCGTAAATGCCGGTAGAAAATCGACAAAGTCTAAACCCCGCCGAATGAAGGGGGGTATGCACAAAGTGGAAATACTCGAAACCGACGACCTCGGTATGCGTTAACATATTTTTATTCTGGTAATAAGTTTTTTGATCAAAAACATGAAGATATTCAACAGAGGACTGTTTACTATTCCAATTTTCACAGCGATCGCCTCACAATCTTCGCCTATATTTAGGTCAATGATTTCGGACGTTAATTCGGTACTAATTCCTTTCATTTCTTCGAATCCTATTTTTACTAAAAGTTGTTCCAAAACAATAATGGCGATGGTGACGAAGTGAGTGATCATAACTCTCTTCTTATAACTGTCGTTGTGTTGTTTAACTATTTTATAAATTTTATCTATCTCTTCTTCGGAACACACGTCTAAGTCGTCCATAGTTAAATCGGATTTATTCAAACTCGCGTAATTCACGATCGCCAGTCGTTTGTTAATTTCCGTCGATGTATGAACGTTTCTACCGAATAAAACTTTGGTAAAATTATCCAGATTCGAGTTTGTTTTCGTGTTCTGTTTATTTTTTAAACTGATCACTTCCTCTTCTAACAGTTTTATTCTCTTGTCCTTATCAAATACGACGCCTAAGGAAGGCGTATGGGATGGTATGGAGGTTATCTTTGTAGTAGCCTCGATAGGTTCTCGTTGAATGAAGGCTTCGTTTCCTACCATTTTTATATTCACTCTCTGTTGTCGTTGTTGTTCGGCCAGCACAATTTCCGAATGATTGCGTCGATCGACGAACGTCGTTTGCGGCGATACATGTTCTATAATCGTAACGGGAGAATCCTCACCCGGTACAAAAATATCTGACGGCGAACGGTCCTCGATGTCGCTTAATTTAGATTCTGTTTTAGCGAGTAGTTTATCGTTTACCGTTCTTAGGATGGATAATTGCCCCGTGGTGATCTCATAGTTTTTATTCGAAGGATATCCATCCTCCGAAAACGTAGTAACTGCGTATTCGTTGGTTATATCCGTTACCGGTACGGTCGTCATTTAATACTAAATAAATGATACCTATTAACTCTATAACGACGTTAGATCAGTTGGAGGACTCGGAATACTTATTTAAAGTAATCTCGACGATATTACCGTCAATATGTCTGGATTTCAAAGTGGATGAGGATCTCAAGACGAATTTCGTGCACCCGTTCGACGTTCTAATTAATCCGAAATATGGGGAAACTGTGGACCTGCGTAATATACAAAACTCCGTACAGAAGATTGGCATCAACTACTTATTAGATAGGTACAGTAGTATTAAATTATTCACGCATCTGTTACAGCCTGGGTATATCGCCACCACCGCGGTAGACCGATACGATGCGAAGAAAAATGTCATTATTAACACGCACACGTTTAACGATCTTCCTAACTTTACGAAAGACTTGGTCATGTTTAGATTACGTAGTCCCGAAAAACACGCCAGATTTCTGGGCGGGTACCTGCCCCCGGAACAGGGAGGGTTCGACGCGACGGTGGTAGACGATACCTTCGATTTCGAATATCCCAACCTGGCCTTTGAAAACACGTACGCGTTAAATTTGTTGTATAAAAACGTTATAAAAGAACCGTACGGTATATTGTTTAGGGCCAGGGTGTCTAACGGGATTATGTTCTATCGAGACTTTGCCAATCTGTTGGGAGTTAGGGGGCTGTTAGACGGACCGACAAGAGACCGATTCGACGAGAATTATAATATGCAGCAGATGGCGAATCATTATAACCTCGCTCTTCCGGCCTTTAATCCCGCGCGCGTGGATCTACTGACCATGTCCACTAAACACGCCATCTTACACAGACAATACTTTAATGATTATTACATACACGTTCCTTATACGTACAACGGGGACGTTATCCTCGACAGCACACCTAGCATAATAAGTATACTCGTGTCCATGCGGTTTCAGCGGTACATCCCTAAGCTACAGGCGCTCTATCCGAATCTTCCTACGATGAACGCAGCCACAGTTACCGTACGCGACCAAAACAGAGTTAGACGAACGCATAATCTCAATATGAACATTCACTACGTCGATATATCCGGAAACGTGGTGTATTTCATAACGTTGTTGAATATGCTCGCGAAAGAGCACAGGACGGATCCGTTGTCCATCATCAACCCGTCGATGTTCTGGGACGGGATAGACTACGAGACGTACAAGACCAAAAAGATATCGGAGATTATATTCTACAATGCAACGTGTTACGTCTTCGGGTTGTATAATAAGGACGGTACCACCTATTGTTCTATGCTTACGGATATTATCGCGGCAAATCAAACTCCGTTAAGAGTATGCTTCTTACCCAGAACTCTGTCCGGGAGAACGGTGCCCAAACTCGTGTCCGAGGTATTAGAAAGCGTAAACACGACGTCTAGAAAAGAGTTTCCCAAAAAGCCCGCCTCGAAACTCATGCATATCGGGTTGTCCGAGAATAACTTTATGCGGTTCTTTCAACTTCTTAGATTGATTACAAACAGGACCCCCGAAGCGGCGATAAAGGAAGTACTGGTCTTATACGCGGGATTCAAGATACACGATACGGGGACCCCGCATCTCATAAAAAAGGAATCGTATCAAGACTTTGTAATTCTTTTGTTCTCGGCCATGGGGTTTAAGGTACAGGTTAAAAAGTCCGTGATAGGTAGTAACAATCACACCGTGATCAGTATCCGTCCTAGGGTCTCTAAACAATACATCAACAACATGTTGATGAAATCGAGCTGTTCGAAGGACGACGCAGACAAACTGATTTCCGCCACGCACGACCTGTTACACTTCATGGTATCCGCGGGAGACTACAAAGACTATCAAAGTTATTATTACGCGCGGTATCTGTTTCCTACGTACTTCTTCGGAGGAAACTCCAACGACGAGACGGCGGACGACGAGACCATCATTCACCTCACCGAGCGTATGAATATGTTGGATAGAATTAATATCAGAGGTATCTTTTCTGCAAATACCACGGACGAGTTGTTGACCGTCGACGCATTCGGCCCGGAGAACGTTATTTTCAAGAATAATCTAAAGTATTTGATTCAAACGAATCAATTAACGGGAGATTCCATAACACAGACGATGCCGTTAAATATTTTAGATAAGTTGGTAACGACCGCCGGAGTTCCATGCAGCGTGTCTCTGAACGACGTTATAGACAACATATCAAACGACACAGACGATTGCGATTCGACGAACGATATTACGGACCTTATTAACACAGCGTTAAAAGAAACATATACGAAGAGGAACACATCTATCGTGTCTCAATCGTTCGGGGCCGTGGCCAATCAGTCGCAGAAACAGTTGGAGGATTTTAAACAATCGACGTGCAGAATGGCCACGATCTTTAAACATCTGGCGAGGTCCATCTATACGGTCGAACGTATCTTCAACACCAGAATAAGCGACGAAGTTAAACTGGATATCTTGGAAAAACTAAAAGCGTTTTCCAGTATATCCAGATCGTTGTACACGGACCTGATATCCGTGGAAACGTTAAAAGCTATTCTGTACATAATCAAACAAAGCGGACGAAGCGTGGAACGTACGGAGATAGGCCCCGACGAGATAAGAAAGTCGTATGAAATTATTAAACCAAAAATAATTAATATGACTAATTATTACACGCAAATGAGTAGGGATTACTTTAACTTTATGAAAAAAAATCTTAACATGAGAGACGACTCTTTGGCCTCTTTTGATACAGAATAAATGCCGTGTTATATTGCCATATTAAAGTCCATAGGAGGACTCGCCTTATTTCAAGTCGCGAACGGAGCCATCGATATGTTTAGACACATGTTTATGTACGTATGTGAAAATACGTTTAGACCCAATTCGTTTTGGTTCGTCGTCATCAGGTCGATTATTAGTATGGTTATGTTTTTGATACTGGGCACGATCCTGTTATCTATTTCTAGTAACGACGAAAAGACGGATTAATCAATCGAACTCGCAGTATTTTATAAACATCGACTTGTCTTTTTTACTAATTTTAAACGAATTAGTAGATTCCAACCCGAGGATAATCTTTTTGAAATATTGCATACGGTCCAGTAACAGTTGTAGAGGAACGGCCGTTTCATTGGCCAGTGTGCAACGGAAACGTCGAACGTTTTTTTGCAGTATCTCGTAGACGGTAAAGAGAACCGTGTTTACGATCTGATTAATGATAGACCCGGTACTAGCGCTCCACTGAACCAAATTAGATTTTAACAGGATAAGATAAAATCTGTACGTTATTTCCGAAAAGGAGCTCACGAATTCGCTTTCTTGACGGGTGTTAAACACGTCGACTTCCTTATCCCTTAACGCCAACGCGACGGTCGAGTAGTAATATTCAAACTCGTACACGTGATAGTTGTGAACTGTGTACCCTAATTTCTCTTGTATGATACATACTTGAGACGTGAATCTAAACTTTTTACTGTTCTCGTTATACAACTCCGGGAAGAACATTTCTATCATCGATTCCGTTAACTTATACCCCTTAGACGACATAATGAGTAATATCATATAGGGCGCAACGATCACGTTATTTTTCTTCGTGATACATACGTCTTTTACGGCGTCCAAACATCGAAACAGGTAATTGACTTCCTTGTAGGATAGGAAATACAATCGGGGTAGGAAAAATCTAAGAGCCAGTTTACGTTCTTCATCTTTCGTTTTATGAACGAACAATCGTTTGCTTTTCGACACGTACGACGTGGATTCCCCTACACGGGATTTAGTCACCTCGACGTTAACGTCTCCTATTTCAATGTCGGCTTCTAGGTTCAAATCAGGAACCGGGTCAAACATGGTCAATCGTATCGGGTAGTATAATTTCACTTTACAGAGTATAAATAAAATGCGATACGTGGTTAATCCGCAGCTTGTCCTATACGTAGAAAAAGGACAAAAAATTAAACGAGCGTTATACTTAACGCCGTACGGGACGCTAGATGACAAATCTCCTATTTATTACTTCTTATCCACGCATTTAAAAATAACAGACCCCGAAGTACATAAACGTCATATTTTATTAACATTAAAAATCAGTCAGTTGAAGGGGTACTTGTGCGATTTGTTGCGTATTCGTAACGACGTCATTATCTACTCTCATAAGAATAATTTGGAGTACAGCTACGTCGACAACACTATTTTTAATCCGTTTGCACACACCCAAAAGAAAACGTTAATAAAATCGGACGGATTTCTCTACAACATCTACCCGGACGCGTGCGACTTCTTAGTCATATGGGTAGCCGATGCGGAGGATACATCCATCGCAGAATTTGGATCGTACGAAGATGTCGACGTAAACATTTTAAAATTCGAAACGAGGTTGCTGGAGGTGTTCGATGACTTGGACCTGGACATGACCATAGAGTCCAAGTTCAACAACATATTTAGAACGAATCTAAAGTTTACGGGGTTAAGGAAACTCATAAAGAAGATTAACGAATTCAACGGGTCGCGTTACAAGTCGCTGTTGTACAAATCCGACGAATACTTCATCAATCTCACGGGGAATAAGTTTATTTTAACCGACGAACGACTCAACCTCACGGTATGGGACTCCGACGGCGTCGTTACGTTTTCCAGCGACGGTGATACGATCATGATTAATAACGTAAAGTTATTTACCAGTCTACTCACCGACATAGATCTACAAATGGAGCGCATTAAGGGCGACGTCACGTACAAAATATTCTTATCCACGCCTATCACGTCGCGTATAAAATTAAACATAGAAACCAGTTTTATCTTCGTCGAAACGGCTACAAATAACATTTTGTTGTCCGCGGATAAACGTATATCTATTATCTTGGCGAAAAACCACATATCGATCAAGGTTAAAAACTATATACCGAATATAGAGAAATACTTTACGTTTCTAGTCATCGCCATTAATAGTATGTTTAATAATATACAACAGGCGTCCGATTTTACCAAGGTCGAGACGGTGTATTGGTCCAGGATATGTCAAAACACGAAGAACAAACATCGTAAACCCGTTATCGTGTCGTCGTTGGACGAAGACATGGAGAAGGTAAGCGACAATTTCTATAAATCCTCTACGAAAGAAGTGTTCATCAACTCGTCCGGAATTATGTTCTCTTGCCTGGATCCGTTGAACAAATACAACTACGTAGGGTTTCTGTCCATCTTCTACAGACTGCAAAAGATGTGTATACCCTGTTGCTTTCTAAAGAACCAGTCGCATACCGAAACGTTTTCGTCGTGTGTGTATCAAAAAGAGATTGCGTCGGACGTCATCAACCCGTACATTCTTAACTTTGGGAAGGTAGTTACGAAATCCAAGATATCGTTTCTACCCATTATCTTCGATAGTTTTTTCAACGAAGGTGTAAAGATCATTTTCGAACAGGACAATAAACGACTGAAAGAAACGATAGGGTATCACGTCATCAAGTCGTGCGATGAGGACATTAAACGACTGCGTACGATTTCGGACATTATCGCGTTTGTAAACGAGGATAAGAATATATTAATTGCTGAGGACATTATTTATTTTCCCATGAACTACGTGGACATAGGGACGCGTGTGTATATATTGATCCAAGAAATCGTCCACGAGATCGTTGTTGTAAAAAAACACATGTCTAAGGACGCCATCGAAGTGTTTCCTCCCAATTATAAACTCGTTAAGAACTTATTTCCTAGACAGACCAAGTTTATCACGATACGTTCCGATTCGGGTATGGAACTCACCACGGACGGATTCTTGGTAGACGGAAAGGAGTTTAACGTAGACCTGTCCTCCAATTACGTGGCGTTTACAAAGAATATAACCACCCCGTATACGCTGTCGAAGTACTTCTCTCCGTTGTTTAAATACGCTATTACAGAATCAAAGAACAGGTTTATGAAAACGTGGTTGATTAATACCATGTTGAGATTGGGAATAGACCTAGACCTCGACACGAACATATTACCTAAATTAGAGAAGTATTATCCGAATCACGGAAAATCCGTATAAATTAAACAACTATGTTTTACAATAAATATGGATAAGTTAAAAGTTTTGTACGAGGACTTTTACCGTATCAGTAGACTATACTTGGAAAAGGAAACGCAGTCGACGACACTTGCCCCGGATTTTGACGTAGATGTATCCATTTTTATGAATCTGGTTCCGGTACTCGAACAAAAAGTGGTTCCTGTAAACGCGGATATATCGGACGATGACGTTCTACGTATGATGAAGTATTGTAATTACAAATTGTTCTCGTTTTGGTTTTTGAAATCTAACGCGGTGGTTAAATCCGTGTACAACAAACTAGAAACGGAAGATGAACAACGTACTTTCACAAAACTATTTAAGGACATATTAACGAACGTTCAAACGCTTATTTCTATCAACAATATGTATAATAACATAAAGCAGGATACCGCGGATATCGTCTCCGACTCAAAGAAAATAATCGATATCGTACATCAAATAAGGAACGCGAATTGTGAAAGTAGCGCATATAAACTGCTGCAGACCAATTATAACTTTATTGTAAAAACGATTAATAAGATATTATCGGACGAAAACTATCTGCTTAAGATTATCGCGGTATTCGATTCCAAGTTAGTAACGGACAAGGACAAGCTTACCGAGTACAGGGAGATCTTTACCATCTCCACGGAAAGTATCATCCACGGCATACGGTGTATATCCGAATTAGATATACCCACTATCGAAGTCGAAAACAACAAGTACATCGCATTCTTTAAGAAGATACTGGGGACGGTCATCCTGTTTCAAAACAACGACTTGAATTCTCAAAAGTTTATCCAGGCGGTGTCCAAACTGTACGTGCTAATCTATCAGCAGTTTAAAACGAATCCAGAAGTCGCGTATCTGTTAACGGACGTTCTTGATTCGGTGAAGACCAAAGTCTCCATAGACGAAATAAAACAGAAAGGTATAAACAATCTACAATCCCTGATTAAGTTTATCTCGGATAATAAGACGTCGTACAAAGCTATTCTGTCAGACGAGTACACCAAACGGGAAAATTCCATTATCGATATTCTACAGTCCATATCCGAAGAAAATCGCATAGAGCACGGAGGTAACGTGATCAATATAAGATATTTGATAGACATCACAAAAAATAGGTTCTTTTCGAAACCCTAATATCTTCCTTGGTTTTTCCAGATAGTTGTTACGTACTTCAAATGCATCATTAAACCCTTCTTATCAAAATCCGTAACGGATAATAATTCTCCATTTTTCTCAATAACGATAGGACATGTTTCCTCTTCGATTTCCTTAATGACCACGTTGAGTATGTTATCATCTAACGTATCGTTGGATAGATCCATCAACAGGGGCAACCTACCCCTTTGTAAGAGATTGTAACTCTCCGCGACGATTCCCGTTACTTCGAACAAACTAATCCGTCGCGTGTATCGTTTTTTTATATCCGATATTTTTGAAATAGTAACTTTATTCACTTGAATTGGTTCTTCTATATTGGACGATATAGATTCCACTTTAAAGTTCTCCTTTAAGGAAGGGACATCGCTCGTATCCAACGATTCGGTTGGCTCGTCCGCGTCCTCTTCCTCGGCGTATTCGCTGTCCTCTTCGGAGTAATACTCGCTCACATCCCCCTCGTCGTCCATTTATAATAAGTATCTCCGTTCAATTTTAAATCGTCTAAATGGACTTCATGGTGGAGTACGAAAAGTGGATAGACGCCACCGCGAGAAACACCGCGACGGAGGAAGACGACCCCAATCCTCTCGGTAGACGGCCAGGCACCGGGAGAACTCGGTTCGAGAGCAGCGAGCGACAGTATCAACAGCAACTGATCGAGCAGTTAAGGAAGCAACAAATGCTGAGAATAGAAATTCCTCAAGAACTCGGCACCCCCTCCACGAGTTGCGTCCGTAACGTCGACGCGAGCAGCGCCACGAGTACGGATATCGTTCCCGTGGATCGCCGTATATGCACCGTTCCCGACATACAGAAAGAACTAGACAGTGTAAAGACGGAGACCTGTTCCCTACAGCGTCAGTCGGAGGACCTAATTTCGGACATCTCTATGGCAAAGGACAGTACATTCGGCGCTATCAATGCACTTATGGACGACTTAAGGAAGAGATTCCAGTCGAACCAACTGAGTGAATTAACTCCGTAAAACCAGGCATACTCGTATAAAAACTACGAATATAAATGGAATCTCTAAACGACATTTTTTTAACATCGAAACTTAACCTAACCCCCGACTATAACAACCAACTCCTGTTGCTTGCGAATAATCATATTCACGGTCCTGCGTCGTCTCTGTCGTGTAGTATATGTAATTCGTTATCTACATTTTCCACGGAAGATGAAAATATTACAGCGGGTGTACGCCAGAAGACTCAACTAAAAAGACGGACGCCGAGCAAGGAAGATGTCGCCCCATGTCCCGCGAAGAAAGCGTCGGACGACGACCATAAATTGGTCCCCATAGACGAAGTGGCGTCTACGCATAATTGGCATCTTCGGTTGAGACGAGACGGTGACGCGATCGCTAAGTTTCTCATGCAGAATAAGTGCGACGTGGGTAATTTCACGATACAGGATATGCTCGATGTAATGAAGAAACTTAATATCATCCGTTCGGGGCGTACCGAACTATTCGAGCTATTGGCGCACGTCAAGAGTTCTCTGTCTAATTCCAGCATGTCCGTGAAAAGTACCCATCCTCTCGTATTGATTCACTCACACGCTCATCCTAATATAGGAGATCAGTTAAAGGAACTGGATAAGTTGTATTCCACCACCAAACACGAAATTCTACTGTCCACGACGCGTTTCCAATCTATTCACTTTAACGATATGTCGAGTTCGTCCGATCTAGCGTTTCGGTTCAGGGACAACGATTCTACGTATTTTATTCATCCTATTTTTATGGCGTTGTTCGGAATTAAACTTCCTGCCCTGGAGAACACGTTCGTTTACGGAGATAGTTTCACTTTGTTGCAGCAGTTATACGATTTCAAAAAGGTTAAACCGGACAATTACATGCTGTTAGTGAACCGACTCACCGAGAATTCTCCTATCGTGTTTACGGGGGTAAACGACGTGATATCCACGGAGATTCAACGGGCCCACGTTCACACCATGATTCGTAAAATCATCATGCGTCTAAGAATGGGAGTATTCTACTGCAAGGAGGAGGATTCCGTAGATTCGCACCTGATGAAAATTATTCACACGAATTGTTCCAAGGTCATGACGGACGAAGAACAGATGATCGCCTCTATCCTGTCCATCGTAGGGTTTAAACCCACGTTGGTCTCCATTCCTAAACCGGGGTACATGAACAATTACGAAATGCATCTACAATCCGTGCCGTATATCGTAATTAATCCGATGAAAATGATCACGACGTCGAACTGTCCCATATCCATTAATTCTGGAAACATCAACTCGTTAACGTACGACGGGGAATCCGGACGCGTGGTGTTCGCCCCACCTAGCGTAGGATACGGGTACACGACGGCGTACGACGCGCCCCCGTTTACACCTTACGGAATTGCGAATAAACAAACGATGAACTCTCCCGTAATCGTCAACGGCGTACTCATGTTCTACGTGGAACGTAGACAACATAAAAACACGTTCGGTGGAGAATGTTATACGGGATACAGATCGTTGATTAACGACTCTCCTATCGACGTCTCGCCGGATATCGTTTTGAACGGAATCATGTACAGGTTAAAGTCCGCCGTCTGTTACAAGATAGGAGATCAGTTCTTCAACAACTGCAACGACGCGTCCGACATCTTTCTAAAAGGTCATTACACGATTCTGTTTACGGAAATGGGTCCGTGGATGTACGATCCTCTATCCGTGTTTAATAAAGCATCCAGGGACGCTAGAATGTTAAGGGCGCTCAAAAACCAGTATAGAAAAGTAACGGACTCGTTTGACGACGCGGAATTCTACGAATGGGTGAAAGGCGATGGTGCAGCGTTTGCGAGTACGAAACAACAGATGTTGATGAACCACATTACGATGTTCGACGACGACCTATTAAAGATGGAAGAGGCCATGTCTTTGATCTCTAGACAATGTTGTATGTTGATTTATGCACAAGACTATGAACCGTATATTACCGCAAAAAGTATTACGGAGTTATTTTAGCGCTATAAATGAGTTGGTACGCTAAGTACTCAGTCACGTTGGATCCGCCTAAAAAATGTTCCAAATGTTTGGCTAATTTATTCGACTATATTACGGAGGACTCTAATACCATAAAAATGGTGTTGGAGTCACAACCTAATAAGTTGAAGGTACTAAAAGAGTTCCTATCCGCGATTAGAAATAAAGAATTTATATATAAAATACTGGACGAGGAAGTGCGTCGAGTGTTAACATGAATCTGAAGTTATGTAGCGGATGTTCTCACAACGGTATCGTATCGGAAAACGGATACGAGTTTTGTGTATTTTGTGAGTCTATCTTTCAAAAGTCGTCGAAGATACAGAAGAAGTCCAACTTTCACGTATCGAATAAACTTATACATCTTAGAAACGTACTACGTAGACTGTTGTCTAGTCAGTGTTCCGGAGAGATCATTTCAGAACTGCTGGAACTCATGCAACGTAACCAAATTTCTACAAACGACGTAGACGCGAACTTTGTATCTAGTTTCTTAAAAGCACACGAACGCATTAACAAAAAGGATTATAAACTCGTGTTCGAAATCATTAACCAGGTAAAACGAGAAAAACTAAATCTAACGACCGAGAAAATCAACGAGGTCGTTGAAATATTTAAACACTTGGTGTTCTTCTGTCAGGAGAATACGCCTTCTAAGACGATTAATTATTCCTTCTTCTTAGACAAAATATTTGACATCACTCTGGTAACGAAAAACCTAAAGCCACAAACCGTTAAGAATTACACCAAAAACAACAGCAATCAATTGATATGGGAAAACTTTCTATCCTATATGAAGACTAAAAAGAAGGCCTCCGCGATGATCGATTTCGGTCACGAGTACGTGTTTATCACGGAAGACTTTACGACATGTTCGTTGGAGGTGTAGCCGCGTTTCTACAAAAAAAGTACAAGTAGTTAAATGGCTAAACGCGTCAGTCTCCAGGATATTGTTATTTCATCCCCTAAATCCGTCATCAAACCCACGCGGGACGAGTCGTTGACGTGTATTCTTCCGACGTACTACAATACAGTCGCGAATGTATCTATACCCGTCAATACAAACACCGTAACGTGTTGGTTTTGTAAACAGGATTTAATCGTAGTACCTTTGCGTGTAGAAACGCTGAAGGGACAAGTGGGATATTTTTGTTCGAGGATATGCAGAGATTCGTTCGCCGCCATGATTAAGACGCATGTCGCTTTGCGGGAGGAACCAAAAATAACCCTACTGCCTCTAGTATTTTACAACAAACCGGAAGAGGTCATTAATATAATAAACTCATTGAGAAATAAAGACGGTGTGTACGGTAGTTGTTTTTATAAAGAAAACGATCAATCCGTTCAAATTTCGCTACGTAGTTTGCTGTAAGCTTTTTACGCTCTAAATACGTCAACATGAATAATACCGTAATCAACGCGTTGATAGGAAACGAAGACTATGTCAAACGCCATAACGTATTCGGAGTGGATGTACAAACCCCTACTCTTTACATGCCCCAATATATCACGATCAACGGTATCGTATCGGGAGGCGTGTCCTGCGACCAACCCGTTACTTCGTCGTTCGAAATTAGAGATCAATATATTACCGCGTTAAGTCATTTCGTTCTGAGTATAGATCTGCCCGAGGTGAAAGGAATAGGAAAGTTCGGATATGTTCCTTACGTGGGGTACAAGTGTATCCAACACGTGTCTGTTGCGTCTACGGAGTGCACGATATGGGAGTCGTCCGGGGAAGATATATACAACTCGTGTGTAAACAACGAAACGGCTATGGCGAACTCGGGATACTCTCACGAACTAAACGACGTATCCGTGGGACTTACGCCCAACGATACGATTAAAGACGCGGCTACCGTGTACGTGTACATTAAAACTCCGTTCGATGTAGAGAAAACATTCAGTAGTTTAAAACTGTCCGACTCGAAGGTTACCGTCACGGTTACGTTCAACCCCGTATCGGATGTGATCGTTCGAGATACGACGTTTAACTACGAGGCGTTCGTTAAGGATTTCGTCTACGTCTCCGAACTGAGTTTTGTGGGGTACATGGTCAAAAACATACAACCTAAACAGACGTACATCGAGAGACCCAGGCGAGTACTGTCCCAAATCAATCAGGCGACTGCTGTAATATCCGAAGTACATTCGGTGACGTCGTTAGGGTTGTACATCAAACCGTATTACGGGAACACGGATAATAGGTTTATCTCTTACCCCGGATACAATCAGACGGAACGGGATTATATATGCGCATTCGTAGAACGATTGTTGGAGGACCTGGTCATCGTCTCGGATACGGTACCGTCCACGTTTCCGGATAGTGCGGAAATCGTAGAGGTTCCACCGGACGGCATCGTAAATATACAAGACGTTGATGTATTTGTAAAGATCGATAATGTACCTAAGGACATGGCCGTGTTTTATCACACCAACGTATTGGTGTTTGGTACCAGGAAGAACTCGGTCGTTTATAATATGTCCAAAAAGTTCTCTACGATTACAGGCACGTATAGCGAAGTCACAAAACGTATTATGTTCTCACACATATCACATTCCGTAAACATTACGGACGTCTCTATCCCCGTGAGTATATGGACGTGTCAGAGGAACATATACAACGGGGACAATCGATCCGAGTACTCGAAGAGTAAGGATTTGTTCATCAACGACCCCTTCGTCAAAGGAATAGACTTTAAAAACAAGATGGACCTCATCTCTCGATTAGAAGTACGATTCGGAAACGACGTTCTATACTCGGAAACGGCTCCCATTTCGAAGATATACAACGATTTGTTATCCGGATGTGACTCGGGAATTCGAATGTTGCGGTTTAATTTTACGCCCCATACGTTCTTCAAACCCACAACGATCGTATCGAATCCGTCTAGAGGCAAGGACAAACTGTCTGTGCGGGTTGTGTTCGCGTCCATCGATCCCAACAACCCCATATCCTACGTATCCAAACATCTGGTGCTTATATGCCACGACTTATACGGCATTCACAACGACAGTGGAATAAACGTAGTAAAAATAACGGACGACGTAAAAAATAAATGAAATCAAACATAGTTAATAAATGGATCAAGTTACCAAACATATTAAGGAGGGTGTGCACACGCTTTTGCCCTTTTACGACTCTCTTCCCGAACTACATCTAGTGTTCGGAAAAAGTCCGTTACCCGGATTGGAATACGGAGCGAATTACTTCTTACAGCTATCTAAACTAAACGATTTAAATCGATTACCGACGGACCTGTTAAGTTTGTTTACACACGATTTAATCACTCCGGAAACGGACCTAGAGAAAGTGTACAAAACATTGCACATTAAATCCGTAAAGTCGTACGGTAAGAGTACAAAGGCCGACGCGATCGTCGCGGATCTAAGCGCGAAGAATAGATTGTTTAAAAAGGATAGGGATCTTGTTAAATCCAACAATTATCTGACCGAGAATAATCTGTACATAGGAGATTACAAAATGTTAACCTTCGAGGTATTTAGACCTTTATTCGACATTGCGTCGGAGAGATTCTGTATTATTAAGTTACCTACGCTGTTTGGTAGAGGAGTCGTAGACGTCCTCAGAGTGTACTGTAGTTTGTTTAAGTCCGTGCGCCTGTTCAAATGCGCCAGCGACAGTTGGTTGAAGGACAGCGCCATCATGGTGGCTGAACATGTTCATAAAAAGAACATGGACGAGTTTATGACATATATCAGACACGTTACAAAGTCCCCTACGTGGAAGGACTCCAACAATGTTCAGTTTTCCATATTAAAGACCTCCGCGGACAAGGAGTTTATCGACAAGTTTCTAAACTTTTCCAATGCCGTGTACGAATCCCTGTATTACGTACATTCGTTACTGTATGCGAGCATGACCTCAGAACGCAAGAGTATAGAAAACGAGTATCAGAAGAAGTTGATGAAAATTTTATTGTAATTAATTATAGATGATAAATGAGCGTATACCACGCGGCGTACATCGATTACGCGTTACGCGTAACAGAAAACATGACGGACGTCATGACCGGGTCTGAAACGGTCACGTTGAAATCGTATCAACATTTTGTATCTCGTGTATTCTTAGGATTGGATAAAATGCATTCGTTGTTGTTGTTCCACGAAACGGGCGTGGGTAAAACGATTACGACAGTTTTTATACTCAAACATTTAAAAGACGTATACACAAACTGGATTATTATTCTATTGGTAAAGAAAGCGTTGGTGGAAGACCCATGGACGTACGCGATTACAAAATACGCTCCTGAAATACTCAAAGACTGTATTTTTATAACATATGACGATAAAAACTTTCATAATAAATTTTTCACGAACATTAAAACGATAAGTTCTAGGACCAGACTATGCATTATCATAGACGAATGTCATAACTTTATTTCGAAATCGATCATCAAAGAAGACGGGAAGCAGCGACCGACAAAATCCGTGTACAATTATCTGTCGAAGAACGTGGCGCTTCATCACCACAAGTTGATCTGTTTATCCGCGACGCCTATCGTAAACAGCGTAAAGGAGTTCGTCATGTTGGTGAACTTACTCCGTCCCAAGATATTAAGTAACGTATCGTTGTTCGAAAACAAAAGACTCGTCAACGAATCGGAATTGATTAATAAATTGGGGGCTATCTGTTCATACATCGTCACTAACGAGTTCTCCATCTTCGACGACGTGGCGGGATCCTCCGCGTTCGCGAGAAAGACGGTATACTTCCAGTACGTAAACATGACACAGAAACAGGAACAGGTATATCAAAAGGCGAAGTTAGCCGAGTTAAAGGCCGGCATCTCCTCGTTTAGAATATACAGACGAATGGCCGCAACGTTTACGTTCGATGCGTTCCTGGATAAGACGGATAAAACCCCCGAAGAGGTCGCGAACGAGCAGATAACCCTGTACAAGGATTTTGAAACGTTTATAAAAACAAAGAAGTTCTCTGAACACGCCCTATCTCAGTTCAAAAGGGGTCAATCGCTAGGCGGAACGTCTTCCGCGGACGACATATCCTTTTTAAACGAACTTAGAGAACGCAGTTGTAAATTTACGGACGTATGTTTACGTATTTTGGCATCTCCCGGTAAATGTTTGGTCTTCGAACCGTTCGTCAACCAGTCGGGTATTAATATATTACTTTTATATTTCTCGGCGTTTAACATATCGTATATAGAGTTTTCCTCTAGGACGAAAAACACCCGAGTCCAATCGGTAGCCGAATTTAACAAACGCGAGAACACCGACGGGGATCTGATTAAAACGTGTGTATTCTCTCTTAGCGGGGGAGAGGGGATTAGTTTCTTCTCCATTAACGATATTTTTATTTTAGACATGACCTGGAACGAGGCCTCCCTGAGACAGATTATAGGCCGAGCCATTCGATTAAACAGTCACGTACTTACCCCGGAACATCGGCGGTATGTAAACGTACACTTTATCGTCGCTCGACTATCTAACGGAGACGCCACGGTAGATGAAGACCTGTTGGATATTATCCGTACCAAGTCTAAGGAATTTACGCAGTTGTTTAAAGTGTTTAAACACACCTCAATCGAATGGATATACGAACACCAGACGGACTTCTCTCCCGTAGACAACGAATCAGGATGGAGCGCGTTAATATCTAGATCGATCGACGAAAACCCGACGACGAAGCGCGTACCGCACGTGGTGAAAGGTCAAAACATATGGTATTCCCATTCCAACAGACTGATCGCCGTCTATAAAGGATTTAAAACGGACGACGGACGCCTATTCGATTCTGACGGCAACTTCATACAAACCATACAAGATAATCCGGTGATCAAAATACATAACGATAAACTGGTGTACGTACTCGATTGATTAATCAAATCCGTACCTGGTCATTTTCTTCACGGACTCCGTAACTTTGTCGTACAATAATTCGGTTTTATCTCCGACACTTCCGAAACATTTTAGTCGCGATACGGCGAGTACGTACCTAAGTACGTCGCACATCACTCCTTTTTCCAACGTGTCTAGAAAAACTAATGACTTAATTTCTCTATTCGCTAGAAAATTATTTAATATTTCGTGACTCGTTAACGTCGTTTTTCCCAAAAACAAAATAGTTTCGTAAATTCGATTAGACAACAAATCTTCTATAAATAAGTGTACAAAGAACCTAGAATCGATATATATATCTTTACTGTCTATATTAATTTCTTCTTTTATCTCTCTCGATAGACACATGATGGGATCTTCCTCGTTCTTAGGCAATCCTCCCGGAAATATAATATCATTATGTTCCGTACCTGGATCGTCCAGGGGAACGTTTAACTTAGACGATAAAAACGGACGTTCGATTTTCTTTAGGAATTTCGTATACGTTAAAAACAATCTCTTCTTACGAAATACGCTACGACATCGCACGATCTCGGAGTATAAAAAACTATGTTTTCTAGAACACGCGATGAACTTATTATCCAACGTGGATAATATTAAACAGATGGAGGTTTTGTTACTCCATCGTAGACGCTGGTTGTTAAATGCCGTGGCGGAGACTCTTTGCGCGTCGTCCGTCCACGTGTAGGTTTTGGACAACTTTCTGTTGTGTTGCGTGATATAATTCATCAAATGCGAATATTGTAGGCGTTCGTTCATTTACTATACAACAACGTGTTATAAATAAAACGTAAATAAGTAAATTTGTCATTATTGACACAATCTAGTAACGATTTCAGTTTTCTAATTTCCACATTGTAAATAACGAACGATAGGGCCTCTTCCATCAATTCATGTATATAACATAATTTGCAATAATTTACATACTTTCGATTGAACAATTTATCGGTAATCGTTATCTTAACACAGGCGGTTCCTATACTTTTTATCGTGAGTTTAGCATCCGTTTCCTCCGTTATCTCCCTCTGTATACACTCGTCTATCGTTTCCGATTTATTTAGTTTTCCACCTAATAGGATTAATTCTTCGAACGAATTCCTAGGAATATACACGGACCCTTTCTGAAGTTTTCTTTTTATCTCCTTAATCTCGTTGTTATACATATAGTTGGTTAAGTGTTTAGAGATCGTGACGACGATAGGCGGGTTCATGTTCATGATCATTTCTTGAAATACGAACGAACTACGCCTCGCCGCCACGATAGGTTTATTATCGGCCGTAACACATATCGCGAATACGTGAGTCTTTTTTGACTGAGGAATCGAATCGACCCGTTCTATAAACACGACCTCTCGAGGCGTTTCGAACGTCGTCATCTCTGAAACCACCGCCGATATTGCCCTTTGTTTTCATTTTTTGGCATAATGAGTTCTCGTCAGGAATCGCCCATAGACCTAAAGATATACAGCACGCCAGTCGAAGAATACCCTCCGTTAGACGTAAACTACGGCGACAACTCCACCTACATCTACAATAATGGGAGTACGTTAAAAGTGTTATTTAACGTCGCCATTCCCTCTACACTACAAGGTGGTCCGTTGAAGAGTAAGTACGTGTTGAGTGAACTCTCCTTTCGTTGGGGGCGTTCCGAACACTCCGTAAACGGAGCGTATTACGTAGGTGAAGTGCAGATGGTACACTGGAATTTAAAATACGCCAATTACGACGACGCGCGCAAATACAAGGACGGTGTGGTTATACTCGCCGTGTTTTTAAAAGCGGGAGGACTCAACGATAAAATAGAACTGATTACCAGTCAAGTGCACAACATCGTACAGAAGAATGCGTCGAAGGGATTTACCGGGTTTAACCCCGTCTCTCTACTGCCCAAATGTTTAGATTACTGGACGTATACGGGAACCACGACAGTTGCCCCCATCGATAAAAACGTGACGTGGATAGTCTTCAAAGACCCCATTCCCATAAGCGCGGGACAACTGGGAAGACTACGCACGATGACATCCTCGGATCCAGGGAAACCCGTTACGTATATTTATAATAATTTTAAAGAGACCCAGCCCGTAAAGGAGTATAACGTAAAGGCGTCGTTCTCTAACGCGGAAGGATGTTACGACAAGCACGTGTACAAAAATCCGTTCATCGAACTATACGTCATTATAGCGGTCGTCGTGTGCGTAACCATCATCTTATCCGTGATGGCCTCTATTCTTTACAACCGTCGGCGTTTCGTGGCGTTAGCCCGTCGCATCTACTATGGTAGCTAGAAACACGAAGTTTGAGTTCATCCCTTGTTGTTCTTCTTTCAACGTCACCGATACACTGTCCCCGTTACAATACACTATACCGTTTCGTATAAAACAATATTTAGAATCGTTGAACGAAACAGTCCCCGCATCCCTGCTGAGTTTACAGATGAGGTCGTTACACTGTACCGTTATATTGGATTCGTTTTCTATGTTTAGGGTTCCTTGAACCACGTCGCCGTTTTTATAGTACTTGTATGTTACGATACAGGGCACTTTTACAACGACGTGATTGTTTACCAATTCGCCCAAGGGCAGCTCCTTGTCGTAACATATTTCTATCTTTTTTGCCATGATGCCGCCCGATTCCCTGTGCAGGTATTCTTTATACACGGCGTCTCGTATGTTCTTACGTACGTCTAACGTTAACTCGTGCGGTTGTAACATAATCGGCAAATACACGTGTTTGACGAACGTGGACATATTTTAACGCGTCTCGTGTTTTTTAATCAGTTTTACGGAGACGATACGACGTTGTATTCCTTTCTAAAATTCACGCCCCATACAAACGGTTCGTGAGATAATTTAAACGGAACGGTAATGATTTCGTCGTTGTACATGTACAACAGCGACTTATCAAACACTTTATTCGACACGAAAAAGTGTCCGTCCACTATTTCTTTAATGTATTTTTTAGCGGCCTCCGTATTCGTTAATACGGATTTTACGGCGGCGAGCAACCGCTCGTCGTTATGCTTAATCCTCGAATGATGGTAGAAGAACTGTCTCACGATTTCCCCCAATACGATCTCCACGATATGTGGATGAGGAGGTTGTGTGTACGAATCGGATATATTCTCCAAAATGGAGTAGATCCTATTCGTTTCTTTCGTTTTAAATTTGAGATAGAGTAATTTTTTTATATCGAAGGGCAACGTGTTGATTTCCTCCAGACTATAGTCGTCTAACGACTCTATAGTGTCGTTGAAGTCGGAATACACGGCGGCCAATAGATAGACGTTTACGGGTTGAGTTATATCCTTGTACGAGAACTTTCGTATAGACCTTCCTAATATCTGATTGTATTGAGAGAACGTGTCCGGAATGGTCATAAACCATATGTTTCTTACTTCCTTCAACGTATACGATTCGGACATGATATTCGACGAAAACAAAAACATAATCTGACTTCCGTCGTCGTTCGCCAACGAATTATACGTCACGAGTAGGTCCTCCAACGACGCCTTCATCTTACTGGTTACGATGGCGAATGTCTTAGGTCTCCCGTGGATGAGTTTAGGATGCGTTCCCTGAGACCCGTTATACTCGGAATATCCGTTACTGAGCATGATGTATTTGATGATCAGTCCACCGTACGTAGAATTAGAAAAATAAATGAAATGTTTCCCCTTTAAACTTTCTATCTTGGTTATAAAATATTTAAATTTCGAACTTATATTAAGCGTTACGAGTTCTTCTCCGTACAAGACGCCGTTGTTGATTTTTAGGTTTGGGTATAACTCCTTATCCTGTTCCTGAAATAGAATATCCAAATTATTAATCAGATTTAATTGTCCCAATACGGCTAATGAGACGTTGTTCATGTTCTTTTCAAACATTTCGTTATTGCACATCTTTCGTACGTTGATGTAGTCCTTTTCCTGTAATTTGGACATGTTACAGTACACGACGCGCGTGTCTAAAAAACTTTTACCGTGGTATTGTATACCGGGTAGATCCGTATCGGGCATCTTGTAATAGGATATCCTGCCCTTTAGAATGTTTTTTAGAACGTTTACACCGTGTTCGTTTAACAAAATTTGGAATACTTTCTTCCCCTGAATAATGATATCACCAAAGTTTATTTCTTCGTCGGACATTAAACTGATAATATTGGAAAGCGTAATGGGTGTATTTGTGATGGGAGATCCGGACAATAATAGGAACGGGATTTTGTTTTTGTTTTTTATAACCGTCATCAGTTCACCCGTATTGTTCCCGAAGATATTATGGGCCTCGTCTATAATAAAAATCGCGTTGTTGTATCTGGATAATCCGTTGTAGTTAATGACGTTGTCGTTATAATTGATCGAATAAAAACTAGTCGTCGAATAGATGAATATGTTTTCCAGTATGTAATCCGCGTTGAATAGATTAATAACAACGTCCATGCTGTAGTTAAATATCTTTAAAATATTTATATTCGGAACTAATATATACACTTTTTTGAAACGCGATGCTACCAACGCAAATAACAACGCTATAATCGTTTTCCCAGAACCCATAATATGAAACAACAGTACGCTTTTATTCTCATCTATGATACTTCTTACTAAGTAATCCAACGTCGCCAATTGATGCGGCAATATGTTAGGAATGTTGTTGACATGATGCCTAAATAACTCGATTACGGCCGAGTTCATTTAGAAGTAATGTCTTCTATAAATATATACTCCAAATATTCTTCCTTAACATTCGCAAACTTTTTATGTCTCGTTATGAAACTTTCTATATCGTGTCCGTGAACTCGTACATTGAAATGTTTAGCCAGTTTTTGTTGAAACAGAGGAGCCGGCAACACGACGAGATTATCCTCCATTACGTATCCTATTTTTGAGAGAGACGATATCAGATGTGTATGTGTACTCGAACTGGACACGATGAGAGACTCCACCTTTAACTGGAAAGCGAAGTCTGGTACGTTTTCTGGCGTAGAAAACAGTTTCAAGTGAGGAACGTGGTATTTCTGATACCATTGAACGAGTAAGTTTAGAAACGCGTACCTGTAATAATTCTTTTGTATTTTCATATCCAACGTTTCGTCTAAGGGTTTCACGTCGTCGTATGCCGCTTTATTAAGCATTTCTTTATTGGTCGCCGTTTGTGCAAAATGAGTTCTAAAACGAACCAATGATATACGCCGCATAAGAGCGTTATCGACTCTATCGAACACAGGTTTATAATTGGTATCGATAATGATAGAAGCGTGATTTTTATTATTAATACGATTGGAAAAACATTGTCTGCCCACGATACACGGTTCCGTGAGTTTCTTAATGTTATCCGCACGAATACGTTTACTGGTACTACACGCAAAATCTGGAAGTTCGCTACAAAACACGGATCGTTTTAAATGCATGTTTGCTATAAACGGATTAGGGCCTTTGTCCATCACCTCCGTAAGAATCGTCTGTCCCGTTTCTATAAATAAACTGCCTATGGCCGAATGTAACAACTTTTTCGTAGTCGATTTACCCGTCGCCGTTTCTCCGAAGAAGAACGTAATACACTGTTTCGTCGTACCGCATAAACAACTGGCTAACGTTCGTTCGTATAACTCTCTATTCTGTTTGTTTTCCTCCGTTAACGGTTGTATATCGTTTATAATGGATACGAGTTCTTTCATCTCCTCCGAGTCGTTGTCTAAGAACTTTTCCATGTTTAGATTGAACCCGGTAGACACCGTACATATAAAATCTTTCGAATCATGTCCCGTATAAAACGTACCGTTCGATATGTCCAATACGCCGTTTCTAAACGGAAGAATACACGGGTGTACGTCCGTTTCCGTAACGTCTACCAACATATCCTTTAAATTGTTTTCTATAACCTTACGCTTTCTGGGGCACAGTATATCCGGCACGTATTCCGTCGGAAGCTGATCTTTCATGTTTAGTACCAGTTTTGTAATAATGGGGTCGTCCGTGTTAAATTTCCAGGCGTTCTTTAACCATACGATGTACTCTCCTCTATCCGTTAGATGGATGACGTTAGAGTCCATAATGATTTGAGAGATCGTAAATAATTTGTTCCCTTCCAACAGAATCGTCTTAACCTTACAACTATGAGGATTGCCCGCTTTATATAATTTCAACATACCGTTTCCGATGGATATCATATGATGGTGTTTGTGCGTTTTCTTTTTACACAAGGCACATGGCATTACGTAATCGATTACTAACGGCACGGTCGTAAAATTTGTTACGTCTAGATCTTTAAAATTAATAATTTCGTTAACGACCGCCTTGGCTATCTTTTTCATAGCGTCACCGAAGTGGATATAATTAGGCTCCCATAACGCTTCCGACATGGTATCGTCTAAACGCTTAGTTAACGAAAAGTAGCAGCTATCTCGATGCATGCGTACGTACGTAAACAAATAGTCGGATATATTGGTATGCGGAGGTTGTTTGATATGTATTTTATCGTTATTGGCCGCCTTTCTAGTACCCACTACGCGTAACGTGGTTTTTCGTCTATACACCGCCGGATCGATCGATCTAATTAACGGATTTTCCGAAGATCTTAAGAATTCTAATAAAGGTTTCTTCATCGCGATGAGAGTATGCATCGTAGTGTAGACGTCCGGGAAAATCATATGAAAACTCGTTTTATCCGGATCGGTCGTTCGTGTAATAGAAAAGTTTGATCTCATGCATTTGAGTACCTTGTTCTGCGGAGCGTCGCATTCTTTTACAGAAAAGACAGATACGAATTTTGTAACCTCTAATATGAAATCCTCTAACGCCGCTACGTAATCGATTTCGTCTAATACGACGTCTAAATCTACGTCGAAAAATACGCGTACGACGGAATAGTCTTCTTCATTGCGTAGTGTTTCGAATAGAGTACACGTCGGATTATTACAAATATAGTTTTCTAATTCATCGCACGTAAAGATATCCACGAATCGTGGATCTTCGCTTTGCCTATGGGAATTTGGAACACCTATGGATTTTAAAACAAAAATGTGTTCGTTATCTACTAGTGCCTTTGCCATTTTTAAAACACCTGAGTTAATTTTTCACTAAAGCTAATAACTAAACCCTTGTTCCCAACGTATCGCGGGCTTATTGTTAATCTCTAACAACACATTTACTATTTCAAATCCTTTGTCTTTCTCGAATTGCTTTTCCCTGGCGGCGGGATGGTATCCTATGACAGTTGTAACGGGGGTCTCCAAAATAGACCGTATATTTGCGAAATCGGTTTTTCCCAAACAATATAACACATTTACGTACTTCGTGATATGTTGTAATAACAGTTTTGATATACGCTTCCAGTGTAACGCGTGACTTTTTGTTTCACCTATTTTGCAGCTTAGATAGTAGTTCCAAGGAAACACGCCTTCTACGTCGTTTAGATTATATCCTTTATAGTACCCTACGCCTGTTATATTAGACACAGTTTCGGCTATACATTTTATTGTCTTCTTCGTAAAATTAGGAGATTCGAACGGAACTCCCGTAGCGTCTCGGGGATACGGGTCTATACCACACACGCACACCCTCTTGTCCTTAAGCGATACGGACAGTTGTTTAAAGAATTTATCGGGCGTGGGCGACGTATCGTCTTTCAAAATCCACTCGGCGACTTCGTTGTACATATCGACCAGTCGAGCGATGATATGTTCCCAGTCCTCATGATACTCTATTACGTAAGGTTCGTGCGCCAAAACCACTCGTCTCATATCCGTGCCTTAACTAATGTAAATGAGTTTTTTACTTTTTCATTTTCTACAACGTCGCTACTTATCTGGGAGTTGAACCACGCATACACAAAGGCGTTAAACCTACCCTTGTCGTAACACGTGGTAAGTAATCTCTCGTCGTGTTTTGTAACACACGTAACGTGTTTTATGGGGAACGTCGTAACCAAGTGCGTCAACAGGGCGTATAGGGGAGATGATGTGGGGTAAAACAATAGCCCGTTTACGTAGGACCTCAACGTTACGTTTTTAAAGAGTTTCGGCGGATCTCGAGGCAACTTAAACGGATCGATTAGAAGTTCTTCGTTTGTGTACGCGGCGGACGGACATTGGATCAACACGATACGTATCCAATCTTTTTTATAACATAAAACATCTCGTATAATTAACGAATCTGATGCGGTAGAACGTGCCTTTTCCGGGCGATTCTTACACCACAATAGAGGAAACCCGGCGGCTATAAACTCTTCTACGTTTACGTATTTGCCGCGTATCGTATAACTGGAAGATAGAATCCTCGTTTCTAACGTGCCTTCGTCGTCCGGAGACGTTATATAGTCGCAATAAAAACACATGGGTGGTAGACGGCTACATAGTTTATCGATTATATGTTCGTTGCGTTCGCTTAATAACAAAAATGTTTTATTTTCTTTTAAATCGTCGATGCGTATATCATCGTGTCGTATCGTAGTCGTATTCATACTCGATGGAGTTCGATATCAAGAAACTAACGGACCTGCTACAAAACAATAGAATAGTATGTCCTAACGATATAAAAAAGATATACAACGAACGATTTATTGTGTTAGAAAAAGGGCGCTACAAGATACGTAACATCCACGTGTATTCTTCCGCGGCTAGATTTGATAACAAAACCATGTTTGGGGTGGTCAAGTATCTGTACAAACACAACGAGGCGATTATAGACATGTTGTTTCCCAGCAAAACCGTGTACGAGTCGATACGTGAAATTGCCCCGGACTACACGGTGGCTATATCGACAGACGATTCGGAACCGTCTAACCCGGTAACCGTGTTATTAAACATTTTTAACTCGTTTAGGTTCGGGAAACGTGACGCGCCCGTACCGTATTATTACTTACCTCTTGGAGAAGACGTATACGATGTAGTAGCGTAATAGGTCGCCTATATCCGTACCTTCGTACTTTAACGCTTCTCTGTTTAGTTCGAAGAAGTTCTTGGTGGATTTACGTTCTTCCATTTTTGAGACGCCTGTTATAAACCTTTTACTGCGCTCCACGACCGTGTCGAAATGTACGCAGTCGATTAATTCGAACCCGTATTCCGAAAATATCTTGGTCAAGTTCGCCCTCTTGATGATGTACTCTTGCATGGGTCTAGACATAGACGAAGGATTATACACTAAAATCTGATCCTCGTGGATCTTCTCTACGGACATGTAGTTTTCGCTGCTCGGTAAGTTCTTATGTATCACAAACGTCTTTTTATCCGTTAACTGACTCAATAAGTCCCCGTCCATCGTCGTGATCAACACCTTCCCACCCGACGCCGTTAACTCGGCTAGATTATTCATCACCGTGGTGTAATGTTTGGGATGAAACGAATAATGAATGGCGAACTGCCAATCCACTAGGTCAAACTTGCCGAAGAAGAACACTTCTCGTACGCTAGATACGTACGTCGTGGACCGAATCGTTTCCTGTATGTAGTCAAACTTGTAGTACTTTGACTTTATTCCTGAGTTCAACGAATTGTATCGTTCTATGCAACGAGTAATGGCTTCTTTGTCGGGATCCGTAGCCACAAGAGATGATATCTCTCCGTAGAAGTATTTTTCCAAATCCGCCCCGTTTCCAAAATCTATCGCCAACACCTTTCGTTTATTCGAGTTGTCCAAAAACGTTTTAGAACAATACAGAGAGATCAATAACGTCTTTACGTAATTCGACAGGATACCTAGAGGTCCCCTGGTTCTCTTATTCGTAAAGTACGACACGTCCGGGTTCAATCGGTATTTGTCGTTTGCGTAATGTTGTCCCACGTCGGATAGTCTGTCTTCGTCGAACACGTCTCCTATTTTGATGCTTTGATCTCTTATATGCGTTACAACGACCTGATACGGGTTGCCGTAATACTCCATGTACAGATACCGAAACGTTTTGTCGATTCGTGGCTTTATAAACTCGCCGGTGGCCGAAAACTCCGATATGAACTTTATAGGCACTACGACGTTCTTTATTCCCACGTCCTCGTACGCGTTCGCGAACTCCATGCAGTAAATGTTGTTTAAGTATCGGACGTTGTCCGTTAATGCGAGCTTCCCCGTACCGTAGTCTTTGGGGAAGCCTTTATCGTCGCTGAATTTTTTATACTCTAAGAACGTGGAATTCTCTCCGAATATAACGGGCTCGCTGGACATGTACCTGTATATTATGTTTACCATATGATCCGTCGTATTGTCTAGTTTTATTTTGTAATCGGGTTGATTACGTTGATCTGAATAAAATAACACGACTCCTTCGGGTTGGGACGGTAAGTACGACGTCAATAAATCTATGATTTCGGAATGTGATTCGAAGGGCCCCTCGTATTTCTTTACTTTGAAGATCATTCGATCGCATATGTCCTTGAGATGTTCCTCGACGTAGTCCTTCTCCTTGAACCGATCGGATAACTTGGGAGTCATCAACTTAATAAGATATACGTGCCATACGTTATTCTGTTTAATGGCTTCCCCGTACAACGTCACCGGGTTGTCGGACTTAAACGTCGTGTCGTATCGAATCGTGTACTGTAGATGCGTAAAAAAGCAATAGATTCCCTTGTTCGTCACGGTTATAAGAACCCCTACGCCGTCCGTCTTCGTCGTTACATATAGGTTCGTTAAATCGATCCCGGGCAAGTCGTTCTTCTTCAACATAACTGTTTGTACAGGGGGTTTGAGAATACCGTCCAAGATGATATTGTCGGGAGACGTCATAAACACGAGTTTAAACAACGCCACGAGCTCTTTACGTAATGAGACGGAATCTATTTTCTCGTCCGTCGTGACTATCTCGAACTCGAGGGAAGGATTAGGTTTGGACTTGGGATGATTCAATACGTGTAACAGAGAACTTTTCGCCTGGGCTCCCGATCCGAGAAAGTACTTAAACTTAAAATCCACCGTTACGTGCTTGACCTTCGCCTGAACGACGTTTACCAGTTCTAGTTTAATGGAGGATAGATATTTTTTATAATCGAGAAATATATATTTCTCTTCGGTTGAGTATTTTACGACGGCAGCCGGGTCTACCTTGTGTTCTTTTACCAGCGTTTTCTTTTCCCATATAATGTTGTCGATGGAATCCACCAACTGAATGTTCTTCAAATCGAGACCGTGTATCTTCGACAAGTTTATTCTGTTTCTAATTTTTACGCCTTTGTTCGTTACGGTAAACAAAATATACGATTCTTGAGACGTGGCCACGTGGATCAGCGTACTCAACGCAATAATGGGAGGATGGATAAAGGTTAGCTCCACTTCGTGGTTTATATCATCGGTTTGTACGGGGTTGGGGACGTCCTCGTAGACGCGGATCAGTTCCTCGATGTAATCCGTTCCACGTTTCTTCGATTCGTCCATGTTAAAACACTTCCTTAATGTAGTCGTAATCGATTCCCTTGTTTAACGCGATCTTCAAGCGTTTACTGGCTTCTATTATTTTTATATTTTGTTTTCTGTTATTTGTTTTGTATAGCTTGACGAACCTCTTAAGGACCCGCGACTCGTTGATGTACGCACACACGTCCTCTAAAATAATGTCGTAATTCGTCAGTTCCGTGGCGATGGCGGGAGAATATTTCTGATATTGATCGGGCTGGATGCTTTTTGTTTTTTTATTTAAGTAGTGCGACGTTAAACACGTTTCGTATTTATAATCTATCATAAACTTGTTGTTTTCGTCCGTACAAAATACCGTATCCGTGGGAGCCGTATCTAAAAGATGGAGTTTCAGCGCCATAACGTCGGTCGTTGTTAATTCTCCAGAAAAAAACGTTAAGGCGAGCGTCTTGAATCGTTCGTCCATTATGTCACCGTTTGCCCGTTCGCGATATAGTCCGTAATTAACTGAATAAACTCGTCGAACGATATATCCTTTATCGTATTTATTAACTCCGAATCATGGGTGAGATACTCCAGTACAGTATTTGCTATATACGCTCTTTTTGAAATAGACGGAGTATGTCCCACGATATCGGCGGTCTGTTTAATAGACGTAGAGATCATCTTCTTAATAGGCGGAATGGGGTTGAGTGACTTGACATTCGTCCAGAAATTGTACAAAAACGTGTAGTTTACCCCGTATGTGCGTAAATCTTTTAAACGTATACCGAACTGTTGTACCGCTTTGTATACTTTCTTTTCGCTTAGCTTATGAAATAAAAAACTATCGGGTTCTTTACGGTCTATTAGGCGCAGTAAAGGTTTATATAACTTATTAGAACTATGAACGGTGAAGTTGTGAACGACCTTATCCTTTCCCACAAAGTGTATTAATATTTTTCTGTGTTCGCGTACGATATTTTTATGTTTCAGCGTCAACAACCCCACCGTATCATTTTCCTTAAGGTACTTTACCTTACCCATTCGTATAAAAAAACTCGTTTCCATCAACATGAATACGCCTAGTTGAAACAAGACGTCGTTTTTTTGTTTAATCGCGTCGTCTATAAATGTATGTATTTTGTCTATAACACGATGTACTTTGATAAATATAGTATCGCGGGCGGAGTTTCGTCTTTGTACGTGCATCTTCCCGTAAAAGTACTGACGACGTCCTTTCGAATCCAATCCGACAAATATTAACCGCGATAACGATTGTTCGTAGGTCTGTTCGTACACGATAACGTTGGTTAAATGGGACGGAATCTTCACATGTTTAAGAATCTCGTACGTAGGATTACTAGAAGGTACGGGCATAGTCAATTCTTTATCCTCGTATAACTTTCCATCCTTGTATACAAAAGCTCTCATTTTATTTATTCATAAAAAAACAGAGAGTTATTTTTTGGTTGTCTGTCTAGTTTTTTTCCTAACCACCTGTTCCTTTCCACCCATGGCAAGCATTCGTAATTCTTCTATGTTTTTAGTCAACATAGTATACTGTCTTCCGACGGAGGCGGCTTGAATCGTCTCCAAGATAGTAGATACCGCGGATACTTTCGCGTTCAACGCTTTCATTTCTTTAATAATTTGTTCAGTGACTAGTTTTAAGTCCGAGCTATCCATGGTATCGCACGCGTCCACCGCCGCCGATGTATTTTGTGTGGTGTGTGGAGACTCCGGTGGAGATTTAGGGGACTCCTCGACGATTTCTTCCTCTTCATCCGACTCCTTAACTTCTTCCTCCTTGGGCGGGGGTTGGGGCTCTTCTTCCTTCTTCTTCGACGTCTTAGGTGTCGGCTTCTTACGAGGAGCCGGAGCGCGTTTCGTTTTACTCTGCTTAGGTGAGGGAATCTCGATATCTTCCGGGAAAATATCGTCCGCGGTCGCCGTCTCTGTAGTAGATTTCACATGTGCTCTAATCTCATCGAGCGTTTTAAAATTGTCACCGGATCCACTTCCTAGGTTTATGGACCAAGACATTTTTAAAATTTATAATTTATCTTTTATTTTTCAATTTACTAGTCGCGTTTTATATATCGATATATTTTAAAAAACAAGTATTTACTATTTCACTTTTTATAAAAAGTGTGGTTGTTTCTTACATTAAATGGACTCCAAGGAATCTGTGTTAATCGAAATTATACAAAAAATTAAGGCGTATTTATTAGATCCAAACATAGCCTCGAAATCGTACGCGGACTTTATATCGAATAATAAAACTATATTCATCGTAAACCTGTACAATGTATCCACCGTCACGGAAGAAGATATCAAATTGTTATACGCCACGATAGAACAGAACATGGACGTGGACGATCAAACGCTCATCTCTATATTTTCGTACGTGGGGTACAAATTCGAACAACAAATTAACGAAGAGATAGCGTCCAGTTTATTTATACAAGAACAGTCCGTTAACACGGACGAGATGACGTTTAATACGTATAATTTGGTCTTCAACACGTTGGATATGTATCTCCGACAGCGTCGGGTGAATGTACTCGTGAACGATGATTTAAACGGCGATATAACTATAAATTATAGAACGAGCGATATAGCGTCCAACTTCGAACCTTCCAAGGAACCGGAAGTACGAGAAATACCGTTTAACATGAAGGATATGATAAGCTACGTATCGAAAAATATAGACCAGTTTAGGTTTTCTAAGAAATATTTGGATTTCGCCTACCTGTGTAGACATATAGGTATTCCTATTTCGAAAAGGAAACTCAACATGCGGTACATCTACCTGTACAACGTAGACGGCGTATCCATTCCTATCGTTATACGAGATTTCTTAGACGTCAAGTACGTGTATTTGGAAGAGACGGGTAAAACGTATAAAAACTCTTTCTCCGAAAACAATAGCTTGTTAGAATGGGGTAAGTTAATCATACCTAAGTTAAAGAACAAACACTTGTACAGTTATATCTTCCTATCCAATTACTACCTTCGAGACCTATTCCCCGAGTTAATTAAGGAGAAAGACGCCGTGTTCAATCAGTTAGACGACGTTAAAAAAATAGAAATCGCGGAACCCGCCGGGTGGCGGGAAGACGTGATTATAAAATATATACCTTGCGAGCACCAAATCGCGTTGGAAGAGGCGTTGAAGCCGGACACGGAGTATTTTAGCAAGGTGAACGCGTTCGCTAAAGAATATATTTATTACGAGGTTGGTGTAGCGTATTGTAAGTTATGCGGTATGAACATTCCCAAGTTTAATCTAGACGCGACGGACGTAATTAAGAACAATGTGTTATTGGCGACGTTTAATAAGTCTATTTTCTTGAGCGAACCGTACAGTTACTTCGTCCACAGTCAGCGTTTCATCTTTAACATTATTATGTCGTTCGATAACATTATGAAGTCGCAGACGTGGTCCATGAAATACAACATAAACAGAATCATACTAAACTTCCTCATGGACATTAACGCGAAGCGACAGAAATACGAGAAAACGTTCGCCGACGAGATCAAGAAGGGAGTGTTCTTTCTGAGATTGTCAGCCAATCTATTCGACATACACATGTCTTCCACGGAGTTGTTTTACTCTTCCAAAATGTTAAATCTGAATTATATCGTCGTACTAGTGATTATCTTGAATAACAGTGCGGACTTTATCTTGTCGTACATGGCGTCAAAAAAGAAACCCGTTACGGACGCGTCTATAAAATACGCCATTTCGACAATCATCTACGATTTCTTGGTGAAGACTAAAATTTGTGAAAAGGGTGCACTGGACACGATTATATTGTTTACGGAAGTGTATACGTCTATCATGCCGGAAGAGTTGCAATTGCATTTACAACGGATTATCGTGGAGTTTGAAAAACTAAACTCTATACAACGGTCGAAATCGCCACCCAACTACGACGTGGAAGTGAAGACGTTAGACGGACCCTTGGCCGCGATAAAGTTTTTTGATACATACACAATCATCGTCAAACACATGGTACCGCTTACGTGTGATTGTAAACCGCTTCCTACAACACATCCTAAGGAATTGGCCGCAGATACGAAAGAAACGTGGGAGAGCTTTAGACGCCTAACGACGGACGACGAGTTAAAGGTACTCATTCGGTACAATGACACGAACGCGACGAAGTTAGTGATTTTTCCGACCCATTTAAAAATAGAAATAGAACGAAAGAAGATAATCATCGCGTTTAATAAGTTATTTATCAACAATGTGTTAAAGTATTATTATTCCATCTCGTCTTTATACGTGTTTCGATTCGGTGACCCGTTTCCTTTCGACGATGACCTCATCGACCCCACGCATGTACAGATAAAGGTTAATTGCTACAACTTATTACGGTATTATCTACTTCCCGACAGCGACGTGTTCGTATATTTTAGCGACTCGTTAAAACGAAGCGATTTAGAATACACGTTCTATAGGTTTTTGTTAAAATACGTACACGACGTGCCGGCTTGGATAGACAAAAACATAACTAGAATTAGAGAGTTGTACTTCTTTAATTTTAATAACTAAATGGCGTCTCCTAGCAAAACCGTTGGTGTGTCCGTCTACGTTATTCCCGTAACTGAACGTGATCCGTTCGAGGTTATTCCCGATGTAAAAGAAGAGGGCAAACGATTTGCCGAGGTTAGCGACGTAAAAAAGGACGCTAAGGCGGGAGGTATCAATGATCCTACAAAAGTATCCTTTTACTACAACTACTATGTTTGGCGGAAAGTCGAACGTTCTGGGGGCGTGGACAATTTCAAGGATTATTTTTCAGGACTATGTAATTTATTATGTACCTCGGAATCCAGAAACAGTATGGCTAGACATTTTAGCCTATGGGAAGAGTATGTAAAAACGCCCGTCAAAGATCCGAACAGTGCGTACATAGTCGTGTTAGAGGACGATACGACGTTGCTTGATCTAACAACCATTCATAAAACGATTACGTCGATGGTTGAAAAAAACATAGACATTCTACAACTTCGTGAGACGTTACATAATAGTAACGCGAGGAATATCCTGTACCAGGGCGCGTCCGAGTCGATGCATTCGTACACGGGCGGGTACGACTTTAGTCTATCCGCGTACATCATTAAGATATCGGCCGCTACGAGAATCGTGGAGGAGATCATCAGAACAAAAGGAATATCTACCACGTTGAGTTATGAAATGTACAAGATGGAAAGGGCGTTACAAATCAATAGACAGGTATTAAACGAAGCCAGCGCGTACGTACAGCATAATACATTGTACGTATCGAATAAGCGAGTTAATGAAATGAAACACGGACTATGGAACAGAGTTAGTCAATGGATGTCCGGCAAGTTCCCCAACATAGCGTACTTCCTGTCGCATCCCGTGGTGTCGTTTTTTGGACTGTTCGACATAACCATTTTGGGTGTATCGATCGTATTGTTTATCATCCTACTGTTGGTATTTGGGATAAACTCTAAACTACTGTGGTTCTTGGCGGGTACGTTAATCACGTACATCGTGTAACGTTAATTCGTTAGATTGTGATAGTTGGAGCACCAGTGATCTCGTATAAAGTATCCGCTGTATCCCAGTTGGTCCATCATTTTAGTACCGCACGTAATTACGTTATCCGAGTTATTTCGTATTAAGTATTCACAAAACTGCTGAGCCGACGGGTCCACTTTATCGGCCTTTTTTACCATCCATCCGTCTCCCGTTCCTCTACGTATGGCCTGGGGCAAAAACGTAACCGTATCTAACTTAATCGGCATAAGATAAGATCCAAAATCGACGCAACTAAACGAAAAATACTTATCGTTTCCGGCGGCCCGTAACCTCCCCTTGTCCGCCTCCAGTTTAGTCTTTGATTCTACCAGGGGACGCCAACCTTTTACGGCGTTTTTTATTCTAGAGTACTTGAGTAGTTCCGAAAATATAGAATTATCGGATGCCTGAAACCACAACAACAGGGCACTAACGGCTAATATTAACACGAAGAAACAGACCGTGGACACTTTCGCCCCGCGGATACCTTCCGTCTCTTTTTCTCTAATATATTCTAATTCTACGCCGTTGACCGTCAATGTTGTTTTATCCATTTGTATCCATTATAAATGGATAAAAAAAGTCTTTACGAGAACGTATTGTTAAAGTCTACCGGAGCTCTACCGAAGGCCCGAGTGCCGACAAAAATGATGCGCGTCACCGACTACGTGTATTTGGGAAATTACAACGACGCAAAAGCGGCTCCTACATCGGGAATCGGTTTCAAGTATATACTGAATCTTACGACTGAAAAATACACGATCAAAAACTCGTCTATCACGATCATTCATATGCCGTTGGTAGATGACGAATATACGGATTTAACTAAGTATTTTGATTATGCCACTACGTTTCTATCCAATTGCGAGGACAAACATTATCCCGTATTGGTCCACTGTATGGCCGGTGTAAATCGAAGCGGGGCTATAATTATGGCGTATCTTATGTCTAGAAAAAGCAAAGACATACCCGCGTTTATGTACTTTTTGTATATCTATCACTCCATACGGGAACAACGAGGAGCGTTTTTGGAAAATCCGTCGTTCAGACGACAGATTATAGAAAAATATATCATCAACGAACATAAACTAAAACTCTTCGGATAACTCCGACAACTCTTCCACTTTTTGTTTAGAAATCTTCGAAGTTAATTTCTTTTCTAAACGCATGAGCAACTCTAAGTTCATAAAGTACTTGTAGTATCCCGTTCCTATTCGTGGAACCTTGCTAAAAAAGTGACAACTACTATTATCGTTTACAAACTCAGACTTTTTATGAAGGGCGGCGTTTAACAACGCCTTATTATCCCCGAACGTGGCCTTTTTAAGAGCGCTTACGGAACCAAACTTAAACTTGTTAACCGATTCCGGTTCGTAACTAATACATAATAAACTAGACAGTAGATCACACGGCTGATACAGGTAATCGAACCCCTCTCCGTACGTGTTTAGGAGAGCCTCGCACAGGTATCCTTTTGCCGCCTCTATACCGAAGATATCGTACGTGTTCCATATTCCTGGATAGATGTTCACACCTTCCAGATCGAACGTCCCCAGTTCTTTTAAATTCATAAGTTCAACGGTCATTTTATACATCTTTTTGGTCTTGTTGAAGTCCTCGTAATAATCGTACTCGTTAATGGGTATTTTAAACTTACTGATCTTCCCCTTGTTCGCAGCTCCGGGTAACACCATCATGAACTTGTTTAACGACAATTCTTCGGGTTCTACGAATCGGGCACGAATGGTAAACTGTATACGGTGTTCGTCTAGGATGGTTGTTTCCATTCCCCATTCCTTCACCAGTACGTTAAATGCTACAAAACGTTCTATGATATACTCCACGACAAGTTCGGTAAGTTCCGCTCGTTTTATATACAATCTATGTATGACTATGTCGATGGTGTGTATACCGTCCTCGTTACGTGTTAACGTAATGCATGGATTTAATTCACCCAAACATACGAATTCGAAATTAATTTTTACACTCTGTAGTTTTTCGATATCCTCCGAAATAAGGGTAATGATCTCCGTTTTGTTTTTACTCAGGTTGGTTAGATTATTAAACTCGTTAAATCCGAGTTTGTGCTTAATAGCACCACTCTTCTCGGTGGTATGAAAACTAGACAACGCCTGTTGGGTAAACTTCTCGGACARTACTTGTGCGGAAATGATACCTATGGGCGTGCCTCCTCCCAGCGAGTAGTTTAATTTATCGTAAAACTTTTTGAAAATATTCGTCGCCGTTAATTTTGATATTTTTATTCTAGATGGGTTTAGGTGCGTCAGAAACACGTATTCTATAAAGTCTATATTAGATACGTTAAAGAAGTAATTCTCCCTAACGTGTTCTATGACTTCCTGTATCATGTTAAACAGGTCCTTATCCCCTATGGCGTTATCCTCGTCAGTTTCTTCGATAAACACCAAAAAGTTAAACGGTGATAAAATCTTTTTCGTTATTTTCTGTTTCTGTGAATAAATAAACCCGTGTTTTAGACGGTCCCATAGGGCGCTTATTTCTAAGTACCATACCATAGACTCGTGAGGATATAACAATTCGATGGGTTTACACACGGACGCCGATATTTTTGTATAATTCGCCGCGTACTTGATCAACACGTTCCCGTATGTAACCTGTCCGTATCCGTCGACGACCATATCCTCCATCTTCTTTATGATTTTTCTAGCTAGAGTTCCCGTTCTAGACGTCTCACAGACGATGTCCGTGGATTGAGATCGCGCAACCAACATGGAAAAGTAGTACTGAGACCCCGTCAGTCCTTGAGTTAACGAGTTCAAAATGTATCCTCTACCTTCCGGATCCTTGGAATCGGGTAAGTAATAAGGTAACACGCGACCCATAACCTTCGTCTCCGCGGGTTCACCGTCGATACGCTGTTGTCCGTACGTTCCCAGAATATACATCAGTTCCGTGGGATTTACTTTGTATCCGGCCTTTGCCATTTTCAGTAGATTGTTGTCGGGATTATCCTGTAACGTTTTCTTCATGTACTCTTCGATTTCTTTGATGTTGAGATTCGTCAAATTGGACAACGACGACTCTATCGCGTCAGCCTCCATGGATTTCGAAAGGGGTAATATTTTACCCTCCCGTACATCGCAGAGATATCGCTCGTACGCGGCTTTAATAAGTTCTATTTTTTCCGTGTTTACCGCTTCCAATTTATTCGTGAAATCCGAACTGGGTCTGAGTTCTTTAAACGTTACTCCAAATCCGTAGATTTCCAAGTAGCGTTTAAACACGTACGACGATTTTATAATAAAGTTTACACCTTCCACGTTCGACGTGTAATCCGCAATGAGACCGGCTAACGACATATGTCGCATGGCGACGACGAAATCGCTGCTTACATTGGGGGCTATCACCGTACCATCCTTCAATATACCAGGATAATTCACTTTCTCACCTATCAAAAACGTGTAGATGTCTTTGCCGGAAAACTTGGTTTTCCCTCGCGCGTCGAACTCTATCCCGTACTTCCCCAATAGATTCATCACTTCGTCCAGGGTAAGGTCTTCCATTCTGAACAACGAGTACGCCGCGACGATTTCGTCCTGGATGGATCCGTACACCGGAGCTCCGTGAATGTCGTGTTTGAGCAACGTCGTGGGATACATCAGGATACTCTGTTCTATGACGGCCTTGGGGTTTTGTTCCAAGATCATCCATTCCTCGTCCCCGTCAAAATCGGCGTTTTGAGAATTGGCGATCCCCGGAGGTATTTTTATCGTGTCCCCCTCTGTGTATTTTACGGTAGACGCAATTACGTTGTATCGATGTAAAGACGGCTGTCGTCCGAATATAATACTTGTGTTCTCTTTTAATGCGACTTCCACCCAATCCCCCGAGAGCATATGGATTTTGTTTTTAATGAACTTTCCCTGTTTTATCCGGGTAAGTTGATTCAAACGCTTGTTGAAATAGAACTTGATGTGGTTATCCGTGAATAGTTTTTGTACGGTTTTTAACGTGAAGGGATTTACGAAGATCTTTTCCGTTAGAGTGTTTCGTATGTACGCGGGAACACCCACTTCGTTAATCGTGATAAACGTGTCCGGTCCTATAACGGATCTAGCGGTTTGATCCTTTCGTCTGGCCACGATATAGCTCCGAATCATGTTGTTTTTACCCGACGTAATATACGACAGATTGATACTCGTTGTATTATTAGAAATGATTTTAATGTCGTCGTACTCTATAACCGCCTTTTGAATGACTTGTTCGTCCGCGTTCATATTACAGTATTTGACGATCATTCCTAACAAATACGTTAGTTCGTTCGTCTCTTTGGGTATACTATCGATCCAGAAACTAATGGCCGGGCGGATGATTAACGGAGGCACCGGAAAAAAATTTTTATAAAACAGATTTTCCGGTTTTTGATGTATTTCTAGCAACGGCCAAAACCGTCTGTATATAGACGTAATCTTCTGATAAATTAACGCGTTTGGAACGATGACCTCGTCCGACTTGTTTACAAAACACACTTTCTTTTTGGAAAACGTAATCTTCTGATACGGTTGCATACACTTACTGTTCCAACAAGACTTTTTCTTGGACAGTATTTTGTCTTTTAGCTTCTTAAGCGCGTGCGACGACATTTTCGTGACGTCTTCTAAATAAGGTTCCCTCGATCGTAAAAAACCGCAGCGTATACATAGGTGGTTCATGATTCGGATAACTTCGCTTATATATTCCGGTTTAACGATATGTGTTTCGTACAATCGTACCTTACCCCAGTGACCGAAACATTGAAGCTCCGTTTTCTCACACGTTTTGCATAAGGCTCCGTCCATGGCACCGAGACGGCCATCTTTCACGGTACCCACGTCGTCGTCGTTTTTTACATGGTTGATAAATACATCGGTTGCGTTAATCTCTTCTTGATTGTATAAACTGTATGTAACTTTAGAAATTACAGCCATTTTATAACCCCTATTTTTTATTTAGTTAGGTAAAGTCTTTGGTATATATTTTACTTTTTTTTTATATAAAAAAATGTCGGACGAGGAAATCTACGCATATTGTGACCATAATAAAAACGATATTCGGTGTAAGTGTATACACCCAGACTCGAGCATTATAAAAATAGGCAAAGAGACTCGTTTGCCTTACTACTGCTGGTACGAGCCGTGTAAACGATCGGACGCCTTATTGGTGCGTTCTTTGAAAAAAAATATATCCAGATGTAACGTATCGGATTGCGTCGTTTCTCTGGGTAACGTAAAAATAAAAGACGGATATTTAGATATACGAAATGTATGCGGAACAAATTACGTATCGATGGATGAAAAACTCAACGTAACTTACCTAAATCAGGATATAGAAGAACCGATATTTGACCCGTTGTGGATCCCGTTATCGTTGATGGCGGTTACGACGCTTCTATTAGTATGTTAGAATCACTCCAATACGGCGACTAACGATCTATCCGAAATCTCTTCCCCCGTTACCATGTTATTTTTGAAAAATCTCACTATCTTCAGCGGGAAGTCTTTGTGAAATAATATCTTCGCGGATATTTCCGTTTCTAACATTCTAGGGAGTTTTAACGCGTCTTTTGTGTCGCCTATTTGCAAGACGCTATACACTGTCGCTACATCGGTCGGTGACAACCTGGCGAACTTGGGAAACACATCAGACGCGACGACGTCGATGTATAGAAAACTAATAGGAAACTTATTATGACCCGTTTGTAAAAACGACGTGATGATAATAGGGTACCCGTAATCGTTATCGACGGGGGTATAGTTTACAGATGATTCGTTAAATACTTGAAATACGGTGTTGGACGTACTCGTTTTATGACGCACGGAGATGATCGTCGTTAGGTCTCCGTAACGGATATCCGTGGAGTATCTATGTACGACGTCCTTGCTTATTACCGCGTACGGATTTTTTTGTATTTCTGCTTTTAAGCATAGTATTTTTGCTAGGTACTTTACGTTGTGTGGGTTCATGATGTATCTTTTCCGTGTTCGTAATGGGTATCTTTAAGAATCTAAATATAGACTGGTGGAAATGTAACACCTTCGACTTGTTCGACGTGAACGATTTATTAGAATAGACCGTTTTCAACATGTGGTACATGTGAAAGAAATCATACTCCTGATTTGAATAATCAAAGTTTATAATGATTCTATTTCGGATAATCTTATTAAGATAGTACATCTTTTTTTCATATTTAGACGAATCCTGTTGAGTAATACATTTAAGACGTATAGGCGTCCCGCTGTAAATACTCAAGAGTCTCATCTCGGCCGAATAGGACGGAGCGAAGGGTTGCAACATCTCGTTTCCGTGAGGGACGTAAAAGTCCTTGATCCATTGATCGGGAAAGGGGCAGCGCCATTTTAAACTAGACGCCGCGGGTTTTAACACACTAACCATAATATTTTGAAGAGAGTAATTGCTTAATAGATCCTGAGTCGTGGGTTCTTTCTGTCCCCGTTTCGAGCGCACGTCCGAAATGAGAATAACCCTAGACGGATACAGTTGTTTCTTCAACTGTCGAATGTACGCCTCGTCGACGAACTTGGTAATGAGAATTACGTCGCGTAATCCTTCAAGGATGGGATCGTGCGTGCGTCCGTCGATCAACATCCATTTAATAACCAATCCCATAGACATAAAATGATCGCGTAAGTATTTGATGTGGGTGCCGGGAGCGGATCCTATATACACGATCGTGGATCCGTCTAAAATGCCGTGGCGTTGTAATTTACTTAGAAAAAACAACTCGCCTAGCAATAATTTCAACTGCCCCTGGTGGGGGAGTTTTTTAGGTGTTTCGTTAACGCTTTCGGGTTCATACTCTAATTCATCGTCTATTTCATCGAAGTACATAAAGGGTTTGTCCATAGATACCGGTTCCATTTTTAATAACGTTTAAATTTAAAAATCATTATAATAAAAACCTAATCTTCTGCATCTTTTTGGTTATCGTTTCCTGTGTCTGCAATTTTTTCTTCATCTTCCTCCTCCAGACAGTATAAATGAACCGTGTCCATGTCTTCTTCTGTGTCGTCTTCTTCTTCTTCTTCCGTACTGGCGTCGTAGGCTTCTTCGATTTCCCTGGTTAGCCATCGTCGTTTATCCCCGTCCGATATAAACGGATCTATGTACGTATACGTCCGTCCGCTATCCAAAATGTAATAACGTCGCGTATCCGTATTGACTAGAAACGTGGGATACACGTCCGTGTACGACCTTTCCACGTCGCTGTAGAATCGTGCGAGGGCGTCTTCCTCCACGTAGATAACGACTTTATAAATAAGTGACGTGTGGGTTTTTGCTACGAGTGGTACGCGTATCTTTTTGCCGTTCAATCTCATGTGAATGGGTTTTGCCTCGACTATGTTCTCCCAATCGGGTTCTAAGACTAATATAAAGGTGATGTACTTACACGTGGCGGTCTTTAAATGGATGTTGCACCCGTAACTATCCCCGTCGAACAAATTAACGTGTTTTATAGACACGTTTTCGTCGATGAGAAACACGTCTAATTTATGCACGATACCCTCCTCCATGTTTACGGCAACGTTTTCTTACTATTATTTTTCAATAAAAAAAATCAATCTTCTTCCTCCTCCGTGTCTTCCTCCTCCGTGTCTTCCTCACTGCTGGTATAATCGTCGCTATCGCTACTGTCTACGATCGATGGGTCGTCGCCGACACCCGCATACATCTCGCCCTTATCCATGAACTGTAGTTTGTCGCTGTTTAAGATAGGTGTAACCACCCGCATCCGCAGACGTCCTTTGTTCTGGACTTTGTAATATTTTTCCTCCGGATTAATGTAGATCGTCGGATACGTCGAAAGAAACCCGTCGTGTATCGTACTACGAAAACTGACGGTCGACTTGGTGTCTATGTTTAACGTAGCCGAGTATATCTGCGTGAAGCAGTACTCCTTCTCGGGCATATTACGGTGATGGAGCATTGATGTTCTGTAGACCGTTAAGTCCGTGGACGTGTGTAAAGATTTTATCAGTTCCATATCGAGGGGGTCGTCGTTTAACTTGGCCCGTAAAGGGGATAGGTCGTATATCATGTGGAACGACGAAATTTTAGTAATTACCAATATCTCGATCTTTTTGGGAGAGGTTACGTCCAATTCGATGGTGCATCCGCAACTGTGCCCGTGACACGGGCCCGCGTTTTTAATAGACAGGTCCTCGTCCACCATGTAGACCTCCATGTCAATCAGTTCGACCGTCATCGTGTAGATAAACCCACGCTCGTAATGCTCACATTATTTTTCACTATATAAAAAAATTACGAATGTGTTCTATCCTCGTACCATCCGTTCTTTTCCACGAACCAGCATTTATCTTTCGTATTAATGGGCGATTCTATATGTACGTAGGTCATCCCTCTGTTCTGTACGCTGTAGTATTTTTTTATCGTATTCACCTTAATCGTAGGGTATTCGCACGTATAAGACACGTCGACGTCACTGAACAGGTTGATCACGGAATCTGAACATAATACCACCTCCGCCGAATAGATGCGTTTGATGGCGTCTTTATAGTCTAATTCTAACTCCACCGACTCGTCGTTAACTTTCATGTATATAGGTTTTATCTCATCTATCCACTCCGGTTCCAATACGATGACGAATTTGAACGTCTTTTCCTTATCCAATTTTATTTTGATGGTGCACCCGTAACTGTCCCCCTTGAGTAGATTTGCCTCTTTGATGGCGATCCCTTCGCTCACGAGGAATATGTCCAATTTGTGTTGCACGCCCATACCGACGTCCTAGAGGTCGCTGTCGGAGACGATCAACCTAATCGTAAATATCCGATTTATTTTTTCAGTATTTTAAAAAAAATAACATTTTCTACACACCGATTTGTACTTGTCGCTACCTCCTATTATTTCGATCTCTGTCTCGTTTCCCAACCGTTTAGAGAAAGATGCGTCCTTGTAACAGTACATACATACCGCGTTCAGTTTTGTTACGTTTTCGGCCAACGGTATCAGTTCACAAATGTTGGTAAACGGTTTACGTTGAAACGTTCCGTCCAACGCGGCCACGATCAACACCTTTCCGGCATTCGCCATACGTTCGCAAAACGATACGATGTTGGGGAAAAACTGTCCCTCGTCTATCCCGATCACTTCGACGTGTTCGGATATCGATTCTACGTCGTCTAGGGACGCGGTTGGTACGGCGGAGATGCATGTGTTATCGTGAGTGCGTACGCCGTTTCCGTAACGGGCGTCTTTTTCGTATTTTACAACGAGACATTTGTATCTCGCTATCTGATAACGTTTAACTAGACGGATTAGTTCCGTGCTTTTACCGGCAAACATGGGTCCTATAATGAGGTGAATCTGTCCCCCGTACATGGCCATGATTTAAACTTGTAATAATAGTTTTTAATGCTTCAGTTTTTATGCAATATAGACAGGATATTTGCGAATCGTTTATCCTTATACGGATCTACGTACGTAACTTCCTTATCCAACACCAAAGGTAATTGTTTCTTTAATCTAGTCGTTGCGAGAACAAAATCTGCCAAATATCCCTTATCCACGCAAATGGGAGAGTCGCTCTCAACGTACACGGGTTGTTTGTTAAACAATTGTTTCAACGACTTTGTGTCGGTGAAATCAAACACGGCTTTGTATTCCTCCGACAGAGGAGCGTAATAATATCCTACGGCTTCTAGTTTATCTTTCGATTTAATTAATAGGGCTAGTAAAAAGTTTAAATAGTCTACGATCGTGTGAACGTCCGACATCGCGACGTCGTCCTCCTGTGCCGCCAAATACTTGAAGAACGAATCATCGTCGTTCAAGAATATCGTTAAGAGATACTTTCCGTGATCCATTTATTGATTGTAAAAGAGCCGCGCAGTTCTCGTGGACTATTTGTTTTCTATTAATCGCGAGCGCCGGTTTTAACTCCGTCGAATTAGGCATGTGTTTGATAAATAGCGCGTTTCCCTTACACGTCAAACTCGTTGAGGTAAACTGTTTTATAGGATCGTTCGCCAGATCGACGGTGTTCCGCAGTAACATGTTAAACTCGGTTTTGAAAAAGAGGAAAATCAACAAAGCGATCACTGCGAGCTCAAACAGTATGATGTAGGTATACTTGTACACGTTCAACAGAGAATGTTTGATGGTGGGTTCGACGAACACAGGCGTAAAATAGATGGGTTTTTTGTCCATTTAACGAAAATAAAAATATTACTCTATCGAAGGAATACTCGTTAGGGGTATACTCTTCTTTACCCCGTCGAATAACCCGATAAAATCGTTTAACCGAACCGGTTCTTGTAGCGGCTGCCCGCTATATTCCTCGATCTCCTTATCGGATACCAACTTTCGTAGTTCGTTTTTATGAGTAAATCCGTATACGGCGTTTAACTTCATAAACGCGGATGGAGAATGTACGTCCAATAGAGACATATTCGCGTACTTACCCATCAAGGCGACGTTGTCGTCTATTTTTATATACGATCCGTCAACTGCCTTGTTTACGTTTTCCTTGTAGATATCTACCTTCTTACGCGATTCGAAAATAAAAAACAAAGGAATAGACCCTTGCCGAAAGAGTACGGGGTTCTTAGTACGTCTCGATTTCTTTCTGGGGCTTATCTCCTTCAACGACGTGTTATCTATCATCAACGTTAATACGTCATTGTTGGGATCCAGATAGTAATTCTCTATAGCTTCTATGGTTAGTTTTTCTTCCAATATACCCAGGTTCTTTTTGATATTAAACACGGTGGTAAATACGGCACCGGTTATATTTTCCGTCTGTACCAGGTCGAGTTCGTAGCGGGTCATATTCCTGGGTACTATGTTAAAGATGGATAAAAAGGATCTGGGATATTTTAGCTTCGCGCCGGCGATGATCAATTCCAACTCCGAATAGTCGGAAATAGAACCCGCGCAAAATAACGCATCATCGTCTATCAAGTTTTCTAGAATAAGACTCATTTAGAGAAGTTTTTTTTGTGATAAATGAAAGCCAATAATAGATACCAAGACAAACATTATGAAAAAAATGCCACGGATAAACCCAGGAAAGAACATAACGAACCGGTTAAAACGTGCGGATACGATGATTTCATAACGCAGCGATTAAACCTACACGAGCGAGAGTCGAGGGATTTGGAATGTAACGCCGCCGTCGTTAACTGTATGTTAAAGCAGGCGGGTAAAGAAGAAACGGAATGCTGGATAGAACTCTCGTCCCTGGTTCGTTATAGAAAGGCGTTAGGGTTTCCGTTATTGAGAGGATATAAACAATTTTCTTACGGAAAGATGTTATACTTTGAGCAGTTTAAACACGCCACCGTAGAAAAATTAACTCCTCAGACCCTGAACGTTACCGAGGCGATTCTATTTCAAATCGTCGTAATACTCTACTCTATGTATAAGAAAGAAATATACGCCGATGAATTCGTATTTGAACTGGTAACGATTCCCAGGTCGACGTTTCACATTTCAATAAACCAATTAGTGTTTGACGTATGTACGGATAAGTTAGTGGTGTTGTCCCTATGCACGCGTCCGTATAAGGCGAAACTTCCACAATCGTGTTATCTGAACTACATCCATTGGTTTAATACGACGGCTAAAAAGAGTTACGAAACGTCTAATTATTTTTTTGAATGGTTAATAAAAAATCATTTACGTTACCTACATAAGGACGGAGTAGATCTGTTTAAGATACGTAAACGTACCGTGTCGGGTCCTCGAATAAATCGATTCGTCGACCCCGGAACGATTGTATTAGTCGCGAGGGACGATATGTTCGTGGCGGGTATCACGTTGACGAACGTATCGATAAGTGACAACGTTAGGATATTGTTTTCATTGGACGGGGGAAGTATATTGGAAATAGACGATTTTAGTATTTACGACGTATATTCACACGGTGAGTTCTTCATCCGATCCCAGTTGACGTCTATACTTATTTAGCTCCATAATGGAATAGATCACTAACCCCGTTAACATGAGATGCCAGTTTCGTACAGCCATTCGGTGAACGAATAGAGAAAAGACCATAAATCCGATTAATACGTCGAATAATAACCGCACGAAGGGTCGAATGAACGGGCGTCGTTTGCTGATCACGTGATCGATAATATAATCTAGGAATTTCTCGTTTATATTGTTTTGTGTATGTATGTCCTGTATCTTATCCAACATGATACTTCCACTCGCCATGTTGCAATAATGCACTATCACCTTTGTACGATGTTATTTTTACCTTTTCAGTTTTTAAACACTGTGTACCGTACTAAAAAACGTATCCAAATAAGACGTCCAGTGCACGTCGGGTTTATTTGCCAATATGATTTTTATCTTGTCCTTCGTGGACGTAAACAACATTTTCTTGGCGTAATACATGAATATCATAGACAGGATAAGGACGACCGCGGCAATAACATAAAACTGATATCCGTATCCGGAACTCTGTCTGGGAGAGATGTCCGTGCTCGCCTTCGTCGTCACGTCCAGCAACGTTTTAACGGCGCATATGCCCTGACTAGATCCCGTGTTAATAAACTCGAAATTAGTCGACGATCCATCAGCCGCCGCGCATTCGTCTATGACGATATTTTGTACTTTTAATTTGTTGTTAACGACGGAGTCCGCCGTACATTTTTGTCGCACGTAATTTTCAAAATCTTTAACTACGGTATTCACACTCGTTTGAATGTTTAACGCCGCGGTCATCAAACTGGGCACGTACGCCTTCTGCTCCGGCGTAAGTGAATCGTACGTTTCCGTCGCCGCACTCAGTACGGAGTCCAGTTGCGAGTTGGCATTTGCCGAACAAAGGTTCTTCACCGTAACGTTGCATCCTGTGTTTTTTTTAAACGAAATATTTCCTATTTCAACTTCGCAGTTTGTTTGTGCGGACGCGGAACTTGTTTGTTCTAAACTGCTGCTAATCTTTTGAGTTAATGTGTTGACCGTCGTCTGGACACTCGCGGCGGCACCCATTTAAATAGCTACAATTAATATCCATATAACCAATACGAATAATATCGTTATTTCGTAAACGTGTAACTGAAAGGAATTATCTACGTTGTGCTTTATTACTTTCTCTTTATTAACGGGAAGCGGACTATACAACGCCTCCGTTCCGCAAGTCATTCGTAGTTTAGACCTGGGAGTTATGTTTAAGTGGTTGATGTCTACGTTACATCGATTAATGGTACACAGTCCCAGGTTTCTGTAATTCTCCGTAAGTAAGAAGTTGACGTTGGCGTTTGCGCATTCCGGGTCCCAACACTCCCTCGTTTCGGAATACTTCAAGGATTCTTCTTTTTTCTCTTTCGTAGGAAAACTACACCTCATGTATTTGCTTTTAAAGTCGTCCTTCTGCGCCATTAATAAATAATCGATTAAGTTGTCGTATGGTTGTGTGTTCTTGGCACGCAAGTTGTGTAAAAACGTTTCACATAAGGGAGTTGACGCGTCACGTGAACACTTTTCAACGAAATTGTTAACGAACCGCGCGCCTATGTCATCCTCTCTATTCAACATGGACGAGATCCAATCATGACACGCGTTCGTATCCAGACGGTCCTCGCACCGTTTAAACATAAACGTATCGCACACGCCGCTGCTCTGCATATTGGGCTCGCAACTATTTAACACAGTATTGGGTCTGTAAAACAACGATATGTCTCCGTTTTTATCGATCCAGTACCCGTGTATCTGTAAATCCTTACAACAGTAATTTATATCGTTTTTGTAACTTACACGAACCGCTTTAAACAACGACCCGGGTCCGGACTCCACGAACTTAAACTCCGGAAATCGTTGTTCTAGCACCGCTTTTTTCTCCTTCGTTAACTTTCCCAAATATAACTCTTCCCCTTTGTTGAGTATGCTTATCAATTCGTACATGTGGTCGACGTTTAACGCCATTTCCGACGTATTATGTTTCGGTGGAGCGCGTTTAACATTTTCGGGTACTACAAAGGACGCCCCCATTTATACTTTTATAAAATGGATTAATCTTGAAAGGCCATAAATATATTTATTTTGAACGATTGTATGCGGTCGCTGAATAACATGCCCAGCACGTTGTCGTCCTTATCCATGATAATTCGGGTCTCGAAAACGTTTACCCGTTTCTTGAACCCCCGCAATTTGTTTAACGACGCGATAGCCATCTTAAAGGAAAACCTTTGGAGTTCCTGGGAACATTCCGTCGTAGAATACTCCCTCGAGAACGTATCCAGATTTCCCGGCGTTTTAAACACAAGATTATCGTCCTTAAACAGGATCGTTAGATATTGGTATTGACTGATGCATTTGATAAACCCCAGAAGCAATTCTAAATGAATCACTGTACGGGCACAACATTTCTCCTCGTATTTGTGGAAATTAAAAATGTACGACTTCGACTGATTGATCTTTAACAGAATGGAGGTATCCGTCCGTATAGGAACCAGTTCTTTATTGCAGTCGACGCTTACGATGTGATAACTGGACAGCGTTACCGTGTTATTCACCAAGTCGGGTTGTATTTCTATTACGGAATCGTTGTGGAAACTACACAGACACGACTTAACCTTCGTCACGGGGAGATTGAATACCATATTCGTGTCTCCGTCGTAAAAGACGGAAGCGCTTAACGGCACGATGGCCCATATGTTTACGGAGCCGCCTAACGCGGCGAATATGTACATCAAATGACTGCCGGAGTCTACATTGATCGAAACTTCTTCGCTAAATTCGGAAAAGTACGCGGTAATTTGACGCAACTTATCGATTTTTATACGAAGACTCATTTTATTTTTTGTAAATTATTTAAAGTTAAATGATTGAACCTAAACAGTCTACCGTGTACGGGATCATCGCAAAGGCGGTAACCTCCTCTGTGACAAAGGGGTTGTTTAACGCGAGCAACGTCGATTATCTATATAATAAAGCTAAGCAATTATACAGCTCCGCGCCAACGATCAAGGAAAATGTCATCAATGGTATATACAGTTTTTGTGAAAACAATATCGTTGTGAGAGACATCCCCCATCTCGTGGAGATATTAAATAACCTGAAACACAATTCCGTATACGTGTGTAATTCGAACGAGTTCTGGAGATTGTACAACAGCCTGTCTCGATTTACACACTGTAAGTCATTTTTCACGGCGTGTATGTATACGATCATCGCGACACTGTCTACGCTTGTTACGTTGGTTCTGTCAAATAAGTTATTACACGCGGCGGACATGATCGAATCGATCGAAAGCTATCTGTTCGCGGCACAAAAACCGCCCGCTCAAGAACTGTCGGATCTACTGGAGATGAAGTACGGCCTGATTAACCTGGTACAATACAAGATCTTTCCCATTATTCTGGGTAAATGTTATCTGCCCATACAACATCCTCCCAACTTTTCCGCGGGTGCTATGTCCCCCTCCTATTCGGTGGAAGTCACCAAATTAATGGAATTGCCCGTAAAGACGTCGATTATAGATAACGTGTATACGTTTTTATCGGAAAAGGGGTTAAGGACGACGAATAACGTGGCCGAATACATCGCCGGATTAAAAATAGAGGAACTACAAAACGACGAAAACGTACAAAAGGCGTTAACCACGTTACACGCGGCGCGTAACTATTCTAAGGGACACGTGTTGGATGGTAAGGTATCGAGCCCCATTACGAAGAACGAAACGTTGGGGGACCAAATACCCCTTACCGTATCGGATATAGAAAAATTTACCATATTGGAGTACTTGTACCTGATGAGGGTCATGACCAACGCGATAAAAAAGAAGACAACGGAATCTAAAAACACGGGTATTGTACTCAACATCAATTCACCCTTTAAATCTATTACGGTACCCGGGGTAAATTTGGTAAAGTAAAGTCGTATATCCGTCTCCATTGTTTACTACATGTAAAGCTTTGACTGAGATATACACGTTTTCCTAAAATATTATACGTGGGTAATACGACGCCTAACGTTTTATAGCAATCGGCTACCAGTTTAAAACAATACAAGTGGTTTGATCCGAATCCGTAAGGTGTTCCTATAAACTCGGTCGCTATATCGGCGGCGAGCGACATTTTTGTTTCAAAATCGTAATCGTCGAGTATGTACACTTTTACACTCGTTGCGTCTCGTACCAATTCTTGAACGGATATTTTATTTACTCCGTTTTTATAGGTCGCCTCGACGACCCATCGCTCGCACGTGTCGTGTAAAAGATCATACGTCGTTTTTGTAGACCCACCTATATAAATCGCGGCGTGTTTATCTTCCGAGGGATTAAAGAACTCGGTGAGTGAAAACTTGTAATTTACAAAAATAACTGACCCCTTGGGGGCGTAGTTGGATATAAACGTAACGGGGTCCATTATTAGTTGATGTCTAATAGAGGTTCTACGGTTAGATTCCGTTGTGGTTCTATCTGCGTGGATAGCTTAAGGCGACAACAGTTATTTTTAACGCCCCGTAATACGGTTTTTAAATCTATTTTCTTAATGAGTAGAGCGTAGCGTTCCTCGGAAATGTCTCTACCGCACGTAGAACAGACTAATTGAAACACCATCGTTTATCCTATATTTATAATGTCGTTTTTCGCGATGTTTTTAATTATGATTTCACTATTAAAATAAAACGCGTCATTGTACGCCAGCAACAACGTTTTTAGGTTTAGTACGCCATACAACGCGTTCGTCGTGACCCGAGTACGGTATCCGAAGATCGATACCACGGTCGCTATATCCTCTTCCGTGACCTTCTTTGCAGGTTTTAGCGCCAGGGCGTGTACGACGCGTAGTCCGGTTTCCGTTATCTCTTGTCTGGGGTCCAATACACACACCAGCGCCGATATAACGCTACAGTGCCTAACGTCGTCTAAACGCATACACCTATCCGCCAGCGCCGCGAATATAAACTCTTGCGCCGTAACGACGCAATCGAACCGCTCGTCGTATACGGAGTCGTCTAATTCCGCGTATCTGTCCACGAATCTTATCATGCCGTCCACGTCGACCATCTTGTTCGTTTTATTCGTAAAGTTCTTAATCACGAGACTCTGTACGACGTGTTCGACCGTAAACTCCTCAAACAACTCGATAGACTCCAACGTTTTTTCCGTAACACAGTATCCGTACAGCCCCGGAAAGTAGTCGCACCCGTTCACTAACGTAACCAGTCTAGACAGATATCTCGTCGTCGCGCACGGTATAAAGGAATATAACCCGTTGATCGTACGTATGATCTTCTTCGATTCGTCGCACGAGGAGAAAAGTAACAGGTCCTGATCCGTACTGATCATCAACGGCCACGTCCCCTGTTCGTCGGCTAATTTCTTCGCGTTAAGACATAACACGAATTCCGCGTCCATACCGTCACAGTATAATATCGTAACATCGTCTAACATCGTTAACGCGTGTTCCAATGTCGTTTTTAACTGGTTGTTATTCGCCAAAAAGATATGGAACATGAGTTTGTTAATTCTCAGTTCGATGTCCGTTTTCTTTTCTTCGTACAACGCGTCCTCCATACCCAGAAACGATTCAAAATCACGCAGTTGCTCTATCTCCATCTGCTTTCGTTTAATCGTCTGCTGGGTGGCTCGTTTACGTTTTTCACGCACCACGTCTTTGATGAATATATCGCCTCTGTCTACGAACAGGGTCACCTTTCCCATCGTCTTCCATGCCTGTACGTGGTGTAGAAAGTTGTTGTATAACTCGGTTAAATTGTTTACGCTATACGCGATCGACACAAAGAAACTCATCGTATCGACGAATATCTCCCGAACATCATCTTTTTCTATCTCGTCAATTTGTGTTAAGGTTCCCGTTTTTAACAGCAACGTTTTTAAGTTTTTGATACCCATAAATGAAGAAAACGTTGATCCTCTTCGGTAAACCTTTGTGCGGGGTATGTGAAGCGATAAGCGAGGCGTTGCAAATGTTAGAAAATGATTACGATATACTAAGAATTAATATTATATCATTTTTTTCAAAAAACGGACAGATCAAAGAGTTTGACACGGATCACGGAGTGGCGTTTATAAATAACTTCTTCAAGTATCTCGCGACCGACGCGGCGTCGTTGTTTAAATACGATCCCGAGTCAAAACAAATGGCTTATGTAAACATATCCCAGTTCTTTAACCTGGCCATTATCGACAAATCGTTCGTTAAAAAGGAGCTCATAGAAGAGGAGATAGAAAAAGCCGTCTACGGACTTTGGCCTCCGCCTTCTTCACAAAAAACTGAATAAAATATGTGTTTTAGTACCTTATTTACAACGTCGTTGCTTCCGTCAAATATCTTCTTTAACAGAGGATGATGTTGGGGCTGTAATAATGAATCGATACACTTGTCTGTAACGACGACGTGTACACGTTGGTTCGTTACGACGTGTGTGGTATAATACGTAAAGAACGTAATTTTATCGTATCCGCACAGTATAATCTTTGACCCGATAATCGTATCCGGTTTACCCGGATAATATTTATATATATGCGGGGTGTATTCCTTAAGTAGAAAATCTAACAACTCGTCGTTCACGGCCGATAGGTAAATCTTTTGATCCTTAACGTATACGATACCTTTCATAGACGCGGTGAGTTTATACGAGGCCTTGATCTGTTTAGAAAACTTACAAAGACGCAGACGTAACAACTCGTTTACGATGTCGTCTTGAAAACAGACGGTTATATCCGGGAGCAACATCTCGTGCCGTATGACCTTCGTTAATTTTTTTAGATATTGTTTGTTCAGAACGCTAAGAATGAGATGTTCCGGGTTAATATCGAACCCCCTACATAACGACACGAACATTTTAATAGAATCTTCATTTTCCGTGAGTAAAAATTTAGAAAGATGGAACAAAATAAGATCTCTAAATGGCATCTCCTTTAATATACTTGTTATTTTTCATAATATTTTTGGTACTTACTTATTATTTCAACAAGCATCCTACGAATAAGTTGGAGCTATCCGTAGACAAGTTAAACAGAGAAAATAAAATAATAAAACAACGCGACGATGCATTTCCCGTGGTGCTTAACACGACCGTGTTTACCCGACCCGAGACGCCCGTTCCCACGAAGGTACACACGTACTACGACTCGGCCACGGGGGTTGTCACGATGCTATCCAATAATAAAAAACGTATTTTTAGATTAGACTTTGACGACGACGTACGAACTTTGTTACCTATTTTACTCCTTAGTAAATGATCGTCTTCGATAACGGGACACGCGTGTTTATTAATTCTTCCACGAACAAAGATATCTACGTAGGGTTTTCCGGGTTTGGATTCGAAAAAGACATAGGAGGTATACTGGGCATAGCGCATCTATTAGAGCATATACTCATCTCGTTCGACGCGTCCCGGTTCGTCGCAAATGCCTCCACGGCCAGAAGTTATATGAGTTTTTGGTGTACGCCTATACGAGGAAGAGCGACGTCCGTAGACGCCGTACGCACCCTCATTTCTTGGTTCTTTGACAAAGACGGTCTCAAAGATGACTTTCCTGTATCTAAGATCAAGTATCACATAAAGGAGTTAGAAAACGAATACTATTTCCGTAACGAAGTATTCCACTGTATGGACGCGTTAACGTTTTTAGCGAACGGCGACCTGTATAACGGCGGACGGTTATCTATGTTGGATAGACTGGAAGATATACCCTTGATCTTACGGGATAGGATGCGCACGATCATCGGACCCAACGTCGTTATTTTTGTAAGAGAGTTAAACGACGTCGTGTTGTCCCTGTTGGCGAACACATTCGGTAGGTTACCCGCGTGTCCTTTAACCATTCCGTGTACGGTGCGTACGATCATAGGTGGGAAGACTATCATGATGCCGTCTCCGTTCTACACGGTTATGGTGCGTGTGGAACCGTCCCTCCACAACATCCTATCGATCCTGTGCCTGTACGAGATATATCACTTGGTGGATTACGAAACCGTAGATAACAAATTATACGTCACGTTTTCGTTTATACACGAACACGACTACGAACGGTTCTTGCAAGGATCCGGTAGATTAAATCTTACGATATACAAGAAGATACGGTTGTGTTACGGAGATGATTTCTTAATGAACGTGTATCTGTCGTTTCCGTGTATACGCCACGATATATTCGATTATCTAACGATCGTTAACACGGATACGTCCTCCATGATATCGTCGTTGGAACGAGACATTTACCAATCCGTTAGAACGGGAGATTACATCGTCGTATATCCCAACTTTAGCAATACCATGTCTAACACGGCAGATCGACAGCTGCATAAGACCGTTGTGATCAACCCAAACATCGTATACGCCTCTCAACCGACGACGTCCATCGACTTGATGAAGAAACAGACCCATAACGAAATGTATATAAAATACAGCGACGCGGGATTTATAGATTACGTACAACTCGCGTTGGGATTACGTCGTAAGATACACAAACACGTACATGGTATACATATTCGCCATCAGTTTTCCGCGGACGATATAAAAACCATCCTAGAATCGGACACGTTTATGAAGTACAGCAAGTCTAAACCTGCCGCGATGTATCAATATCTGATTCTTTCGTTCTTCGTCAGCGGTAACACGATAGAGGACATTCTACAACACAGAGAATCCGTCGTAAAACTATGTAGAACGTATAAAAACAAAATCGTATTGGGTAAACAAACGCGGTACGATATACAAACGTTGTCTAGTTTCGTATGCGGTATCTTCAAAGGTCCCTCCGTTACGAGCGAGTATCTAACCGACATTATGTGGAAACTAAAACGAAAAGGTCTCATCTACTCGCTAGAGTTTGTCGAGTTACAAAAGAATATGTTTTACCTGTTTATGTTTACTATTTATCCGGAAGACGTTACGACGTATCTATCTTCTCGGAAACTGTTTACGTCGAGGTGCGTGGTTGTCTCTAAAAAGGGCAACACCGAAGACTTTTCGTCCATGAAAAAGGACATTATTATTAAACTGCGTTAATAATCGGGAATAAACGAATGTTCCGCGATCATCGTAATATACCCGGTTAGGGGTCGTTTATGGTATACGGTAAAGACTTTTCCCGCGTATACACCGAACAACAGTTTACACCTCAATGCGTATGTATGCGCCGACGCCTTTTTGTGGGATAATATTTTTGCTCTCATGTTTAACGACTTAATCGCGTCAAGGGCGTCGTCCGTCAAATTACCCGTGCGTTCAAACGAGTCTAACGCGAGCGCGCCCGACCCTCCTCGTGCGTATACCTTAGCGTATTCCAAAATATGAATATAATACGACGATAATAAACGGGTCCATACATCATCGCTTATGTCGAACGACCGAATGTACTCGATCACGTCGTGTAACCTTGTCACGTTTGTGGGTTTTACAAATAAATCCTCGGGAAGTTGTAAGTCAAACACTTTAGCGTACAGTACGTAGTTGTGTAAAAACTCGAAGTCTATACGTTTTATGGGACGTAATTCGGACACGTTGTAGAAGTAAACGTACATTCCCGGGTTCACTCTGCCGACTCTACCCTTTCGTTGATCGCGCATAGATTTTGAAATGAATGACTCACACCCGCCGTAAGGACTGGGAATGTACACCCTACCCGTGTCGTACACATGCGTCGCGTTCCGTACAGTAACGCTCGACTCCAGGTAAGGTGTGGAAATGATAATAGACACGCCGTCGTTGTCGTATATATCAGATAACACGTCGTTGATGTTTTGAACTTTGCCGTGAATGATGTAAAACTTATACGGTAACCGTTCCGATAAATACTGTTTATACGCTTCGCATTGAGATACGGTAGATACAAACACTATACCCGACGATTGCTTAGGAGGCGTATACGTCTTTATGGCGTTTGCCAGGTTCCTCTTTTCTTCCTCTATGTACATAAATCTGTTCAATGGATCGTTCGAGTTTTTTACGTACGCCTCTGAAATAGAAAACAATGTACCACCCGGGATGTGTACAAACACGCTTTCCGCAAAGAACTCTTCGATCCGTCGTCTGTCGTCCTCTAACGTAGCCGTCATTAAAAACAACGAATCTAGTTTACGTATGTACTTTCTACACACCGCTATAATAATGTCCCCGGTTTGGTCGTGTTCGTGAACCTCGTCTAAGATAACGGTGGAGTACTTAAACAACGTATTTAGGGTGATCTTATGTGTGGAGAATACGATACCGTACCTGCTAAACCGAGTATTCACGAACCGTTCCTGCATGTTTCCAAACTTTAAGCTTACCGGAGACCCGTGAATCTCCTCAAACCCCAACGATGTTAATAACGTCTCGCTGTGTAGTTTTACCAACGCTACCCGAGGCAAGGACAACACGATGGGTTTCTCCTGTACCTCGAACGTAAGCGTCGACAGGTCGGTAAACCCTCCGAACAAGTAATTGAACCATAACAGCAACTTAGGCACCTGGGACGTTTTACCCACGCCAGTGTCTCCCGTTAATACGACGGGCACGCGACGCGCCCAGGATGTGAATATTTTACATTGCATGGACGGGTGTAGCGACTTCAGCGGCACCTTCGCAAATGGGTTGGGGTTACCGAATATACCGACCGTGTTCGTAACGGAGCCCACGGAGTTTGTAAATATATTGAGTTGATTACCTCCTTCGACGAGACCCCGTATCGTGCTATCGTCAACGTCGTGTAAAGACGTCGTCCTCTTACAGATCAAGTAACTGTAACATTCAAAACTAATCTTCGTACCATCTTCCATCACGTATTCGCGTAGCGCCGCGTTCACCCCGACGAGGGGAACCAACGTAGGATACGCGACTCGTCTAAGACGTTTAGACGTTTCCACGTTTAGTTTAAACGTGTGATTGTCTCTAACGACGTAGGCGCGACACCATCTGTGTTTAATTAGGGGAAATACGGCGTACTTAAATCGTTCTCGGTCGACCGGTTTCATATCGTCTAGCTCCTTTTGTGTATATCTGTAAGGGAAAGCGGTTACACAATTTGGAAAATAAAATATATTAGGTAGATGATTCTCCATAATAAATGGACCGATACACGGATTTAGTAATAAACAAAATTCCCGAACTGGGATTTACCAATTTATTATCGTATATATATTCCGAGTCGGGATTGTGTTTTAATCTTGATATTTCAAATTTTTTAACGAACTGTAACGGGTATGTGGTCAATAAATACGATTCGTCCGCCACGGCGGGTAAGGTGTCCTGTATACCCTTATTCGCATTACTGGAACTGGTGGACTCTGGCAATTTGTACATGCCCGCATCCGAAGACGAAAAATCGGACGAGCTACGTCTAAAAACGTATCTGGTACGTCAATTAGTGGATACGTATAAGACGCCTCAGAAAATATTCGAACTACGTACATCCGTCCCCATGGAGTATTTTTTTAAGCCAAAACTTAACGAAAAGATCTCTAAAGCTGTGGATTTTTCCCAAATGGACTTACGCGTAGATGACTTATCCAAACGGGGCATCTTGGCCGGAGAAAACGATAAGATTATAAAGATAAAGATAGAGCCCGACAGAAAGGCATGGATGAGTAACAAGAGCATCCACAAATTGGTGTCGCAGTTCGCGTATGGTTCGGAAGTGGACTATCTGGGTCAGTACGACATGCGGTTTCTAAACACGATCCCCATGTACGAGAAAGCGGACGTATTTCTACACAAACACGTGTTGTCGTACATCCTCCGGGATAAGATAAAGAAATCGGACCGACGATACGTGATGTTCGGATTCTGTTACATGTCTCATTGGAAATGTGTAATATTCGACAAAGAAAAACAGATCGTGTGTTTTTACGACTCCGGAGGGAACATACCCAACGAATTTCATCACTACAGTAATTTTTATTTCTACTCGTTTTCCGACGGGTTCAATAAAAACGACAAAGACGCCGCCGAATTAAGCAACGCCAACTGCGACGTAGATGTACTGTTTCGCTTCTTCGAGTATTCGTTCGGTGTACGGGCCGGATGCATCAACGTGGAAGTGAATCAATTATTGGAATCAGAATGCGGTATGTTTATCAGCGTGTTTATGATCGTCTGTACGCAGACTCCTCCCAAAGGGTTTAAATCCATACGTAAACTGTATACCTTCTTTAAGTTCTTAGCGGATAAGAAAATTACGTTGTTTAAGGGCCTCCTCTTTAACACGGCGGACGTCGGTATATACACGGAACGATTGGATTCCCCCGAATTAAAGGAATATCAAAAAATGGAAACGTGGACAAAAAAGGCCATCACGACACTGTGCAACAAAATCGTAGGTAAGGCAAATAAAATAATCAATACTAAAAATGAATAACTTTATTAAACACATCGCTTCAAAGATGGCGAAACCCGTGTATAAGGTTACGGAACCCGTCAACGAATTAAAGTTAAAAGAATGCATCGTGTCGTTTAATTTCGATCACTTTTACTACAACAATGAGGGCGTGTTCAATAAACCGTGTAACGTCCTAGAAGACGTATCAAAAACGTGGGCCGTTATGGAACGTTTCAAATACGAGAAATACGTCATCGTGGGGTTAGTAAAGATATTGAAAAAACTAGCGTACATATCCGACATCTTTTTCGTCCCCGTGGGATGGATCGCGGGAGCGTCCACCGTTCATACCAACGAAACGCATCACGTTATCGTTAAAGTCATTTTTCTAAGCGCGTTCACCGTTATAAAGAATAAGGTAAAGGATTACTTGTCCTATCACGATGTACGGAACGTCTCCGTACATCAGACGGATAAGGACGTCCACGTGCGGACGTTCGCCGTACCCGATCAATTACCGTCCGTGGTTATTTCGTTTTTTCCTTTCTGTGTAGAGTACATCCTCGTCGTGTTGTTTTTCGGAGCGTACGAAGAGTCTTACTACGGGCTAACGTACGTAGCGCATAAAGAACACCTTTACACGATCGTGGAACTATTAAAACCGCTGTCGAGCGAGATCAACATCTGGTCGGACGAGGCAACGCGATTCGTGTCTGTGAAATTAGTCGACGATAGACCCAAGAGAAGTTTCCCCGAAAAAAAGATCTACCCCATTAGCGAAATCGTGCACGCGTTCAACGCTTCCGTATTTGACACGCCCGCCGTGGTACAACGTTTACACGTAACCTGTTTCGTTCCAAAGAAAATAATATCGTTGATCGACTTACCCTCGAACGTTCCTATAAAGGCATTTTCAAAAAACGGAGTCGATTACATTACGCATATAAACGACGAACGTTTAACTTCCGTACTCGTTATCGCGAAAGACGACTTTATGAAACACGTTACGTTCCTAGGAACGTTTAAGAAAGAAAATATTATATGGAAAGGGTGTTATACGTATCGTATCACGGAGGCTACTTTCGACGTACCCACGTTGAAAGTAACAACGTCGTGTAAAAAGAAAACGTGTAAGAAACACGCGTTTGATAATTTCACATTCACGACGCGCATTGATTCGTATATCGTATAGAAGAATCACGTTATATAAATATGGCTCTAACGGTGAAAGAGGTTATTTCGTTTATAGGAACGACTCTGTTATTCGTGTTTATGGTATTGGCCGGAAGCGCGTTGGTATTTAAAACGTACGCGCCGCATAAGGTGGTGGTTGCCCGGTCTGCGGCGTTTATGCGCGTGGTGAACTTTTTCGAGTTCGTCGCTATCCTCGTGTTTATTCCTGGGACCTTGTCTCTCTATTGGTCGTATGTAAAATCGTTACGATTCTAATAAAAACACACGCGTAAATATATATGTTTTCCTTCTAAAAAAATGAAACAATATTAATGGTTTTTACAAAGGCATCATGCGTAAGGCGGTTGTAAAACACGTGGTTAAGAAACAACAGGATGGGGAGGAACCCGCGCACGCCACGTGCGGTGGGACGGTTGAATTCTTAAAAACATTAAGCAAAAGTACAGAAAAATGTATAGACAGCGTAACTCTGTTACCGTCGCAATATCCGGCGTGTTCGTTGATCAATATAAAACTAGTCGAATCCCTGGCGTCGCGTATGACCTCCACCTATATCTTGTTGGAGGGCGAAGCCAAGATATATAAAAATAAGAAAAGCGACTGTCGCGGGGATAATGCCTATTTCTTAATGATAAAACCAACCGCGGCGAGTCCTATGATGTATCAGTTGCTAGAATGTGTGTACGGGAATATCAGAGACGGAAAACGCGTCCCTCCTTCCTTGTGTGGGATCAACGTCGCGGAACTGGAGGAAAAAACCTTAAACAAGGGCTGCATATTCGTAAATAAATTAAGCGGCGCCGTTGTAGAATATAAGATTAACGGAGGCAAATCCAAGGTACGCCTCATAGACGAAGAATTGGAAAGTCTAGCAAAACGCGATAAACAGATATCTAAGACGATTCTCGTACCGATCGTATTTTATAGAAACTCATCCACGTCGAAGATCACGTTCGCGCTTAAAAAACTGATCATAGAAAGAGATTTTAGCGCCAATGTAGTGGACGTGGATGGAAAAAACGAGAAGATTTCGATGGTGGAATCGACCGAAGAGGATCTATCCAGAGGACTAGGGGTTATGGAACTCGATGACTGTATCGTAGAAGAAGAAGAAGAGGTTGAATCGTCATTATTTAACGTATAAATGGATAAGCTATACACCGCGTTGTTCGGTGTATTTATGACGTCCACGGACGATGATTTTAACAATTTTATAGAAGTTGTAAAATCCGTATTAACCGATAAACCGAGTTATATGCCCGGGATAAGTAAGGGAACTACGTGGTGGTTGGTTATTATAGCRGTTGCGGTGGTGATGTGTTTAGTTTTTTTCCTCATGATGTATTTAAAGGCTATACGAAGAAATTAAATGGCGGATACCGAAGATCAACTCATTTTAAATAGTATTAGCGCCAGGGCGTTAAAAAACTACTTTACGTCAAAGATAAATAATATGGTGGATGAGTTGGTCGCTAAAAAGTATCCTCAAAAGAAAAAGACCCCCGTTAGACGCCTCGATACGAGAATACCCATCGACCTCATTAAACACGAGTTTGTTAAGAAGTTTAAACTAGATACCTACACAAACGGTATCTTATCCGTACTTATCAACAGTTTGGTAGAGAACAATTATTTTTCTAAAGACGGGAAACTAAACGACGACGCGCAAGAAGATTTAATTCTTAACGACGTGGAAAAGAAAATCCTATCGAGGATACCCAAGGAATCCCCTCTGTATATAGACATAGGAGATGTAAAAACGTTATCGTCTAGATTAAAGACGGTTGCTAAGTCGTTTACGTACAACGGACACGAGTACATGTTAGAGAACGATAAAATAGAAGAATTGATCAACCAACTGGTACGAAACAGCGATATCGTGTTAGAGGAAAAATTCTCTATAAAAGACAGCGTCTACACGGTATCCGACGAGTTACTGGACGTTCTAAAATCTAGACTGTTCAGATGTCCTCAGGTCAAGGACAATATGATATCTAAAACGCGGTTATACGATTATTTTACACGTGTCACGAAACACGAGGAGTCTAAAATCTACGTCATTTTGAAAGACAAACGTATCGCCGACATCTTGTCAATAGATACGATAGAGTTGGGGTCGTTTATCTATACGAAGTACAGTATGTTGGTTAACACAATCGCCTCCAACGTAGATAGGTATTCCAAACGATTTCAGGAAAAGTTCTACGAGAGTATTTCGGAGTTCGTCAAGGATAATGAAAAAATAAACGTATCGAAAGTGGTTGAGTGTTTAATAGTTCCTAGTATCACTATGGAATTAGTTCAAGAATAAGCGGTTATAAATGATCGTATTTGTGATATTTATTATTGCGTTCGTTTTCTGCGGATGGATCTCGTACGGTTTTTTAAAACCGTATATGTTTTTAAACCGGAAACATTGAAAAGATATCGCCTATAATCAAGTATTTTTACCATCATGGCGTCTTATATGTACCCGCGACGCGCCAGAAAAGCGCTCGCGGAAATCATTTCAAAGAAACTCAACATAGAAAAAGTCTCAAAAAAACATGTAAGCGCCATTTTAGAATTCGGGTTTCATGAGAACCTACCCGCGTGTTTTTACGACGAGGCCACCGCGTTCGATATCAACAATTTAAAGTTTTTACCCAGCGAATGCATTAAACTCAACGATTTGCGGGAGTTGATAGCGAGATCCAATTTTATAGACACGCGGCTGTACAACGCCGTGTTACTGTACCGTAAAGAGTTGATGGCGGACGGCATCAATCCCATTAAACTCATGATCACGCACGGGCTATTGACGAACGAAGACGTAGAATACATCATCGAAAACAATATCTTAACCGCCACGCAGTTGTTGAAGATGGATCCGTCTCTGGCTACGAAGCGCATGTCCGTCTGTAAAGACGATTTAGTTAAAATCGTAACGCATATACCCAGTCATGCCGTGTCCGGTCTGTACCATAACCTAACTATCGATCTAGAGACGTTGTTGTATATGTCGGACACCTTCGATGTCGCGCCTACGAACGACGGGTTATTCACTCTTACGGATACGGAGAAAGCGATAGAACTCGTAAAGAAATATCCGAATAACGACGTCATCCATTACGTGTCGGACTCGGTAAAGCACACGGGCATATTCATACAGAGTATGCACGAACTCGTGGTCTTTCATTTTCCTAACATACTTACGGCGGTGAATAACTTTATTTACACCGTAACGCCCGAAAAGGAATTAATCAAAGAATACGGCGTTAAGTGTTTCGCCATGTTTCCAATACGTCCGCAAGCGGACGCCTTACGTGTAAAGAACGACGAGGATTCCGCGTTCGTCGAAACGAACATCTCTCTGTACGATTCACGCTGTCGCGTGTTCGCCAATGAGTTCAGAGACGCGATCAAACATAAACATAATAGAATCATACCCCCCAAACTGGGGGAATCGGTGAGCCGAAAGCAATCGTGTAAGTTGAGATGTTCTATGAAGAAACGAACAAAACGTGAGGAAAACGACGTGGAAGAGGTTCTCATGCATATCGATAATCTTATGCTGGATAAACGCAAACTCGATTACGATTGTATTAACTCGTTGATTTCGCCGTTTAAACTGGATCCGCGTATCATCAGACACGTTATACGCTCCGGTGTAGATATAAAAACAAAACTTGTCGCGTTGAAGATTATAAAGTCTTGGAAAACGTACACGTGCAGTAACGCCTGTTCGTTTAGAAAGGTTAAAGGCGTTATCATCATGGATACGATGGATCATATCATGGTTAAACTGCTCAGGTACTATAAACGCGCCTACGATGTACTCGCGTCTCGTGCAAAGATGCCGTTGGCGAGATGTCGTTGTAAGAACTGTTCCTTCGTGTTTATCGAAGGTATGTTTAAAAGTAAGAACGTGACCATTCACGAACGGGCCTCTGACGACGACCTGGCGGCCTGCGTATTCGATTTAGTCCGATACGCCGTACACGGTATGGTAAATCCTACCATTTTAGACATGTCGGACTGGGGGTTGTTGTCCGGGTTATGTTTGGGCACCCGCACCATTAAAACAAATCTATATTCCATGATGGATTTAGAAAACCTTAACACGTGCGACGTGACATTGACGGGAACCCGTCTGGGTCAGAAATTGGTGTCCGTCTCAGCAACCCCGTTACATAAATTGTTGCCGTTCTGTTGTTTCCCACTCAACGAATACTACGTAAAAGTGATAAGCGTGTTAAACATCATCACGGAGTACATTATGGCGTTTATCCTCTACAGGTTAGTGATCGTACAAAGACTCACCAACATGAGAACGTTCTTGCATAAAATCACAAACTCTGCGTTAGAAGCGGCGGGTGTATACTTTTGCCATCTAAAGATACACGATAATATCGAAACGGAACTAGATGAATTGATTACACAGGGCACTATGCCGGTTCATGTAACACACTTGATATTAAAGGTCGTTCTGATCATATTCGACGAGTTAATCAAGTGACGTGGCATTTTTTTCAACGATTAAATAAGTGGACTAACTCTGTTTAAATCTATTTTATACGCGGGATCTGACGCTAGATTGTTAAATAAACTAATAAAGAAAAAGTAAATATAGTTTAAATCGTCGCTAGACATTATATCGTTCTCCTGTATAGCCTTTTTCGCATGCAATCTACACGAGGGACATGGTAAAGTCTCCACGATCGTATACAGTTGTCGTTTACATAGTTCTATATTACCGGACGCTTTCGCCTTCGATAGAATTATAAAAATAACGGTCCATATAGCTCTCCCCCAGTACTTCGGGTTCATTGTTAAATGAAAATTAATTATATTATTTAAACCATGGAAATAAAATGCATTAATTGGTTCGAAAGTAAAGGCGATAAGAGATTTCTATTTTTAAAAGCGAGGAACAAGAACCTAGAAACCATATTCGTTAGGTTCCATTACTACTTTTATTACGTCGTAACGGAAGATGTATATAAAACGTTGGTTCCGATACCTACGGCGTCCATTTTTTTGGACTCCATGAGTATCGTGGATATAAGCGAATACACCAACAATTATGTATCCGACGTAACAAGGAAAAAGACGATGGCCAATATCTGGTTGATAAAAGAAAATAAAAAACGAAACATACCCAAAGTCGTCATGGACGAGTTCCTTAACATTACGTGGTTCTTTATATCCAACGACGTATCTCCGGAAGGATGTTATCGCATCGACGTGTCCAAACTAGAGAAACTCAACAACAAATGCTATCACTGCAACGATCCTAAAGATCTGTTTTCGAATCCCATTTCCAGATTCGAGGTCCCTAGGTCGTACCTATTCCTAGATATCGAATGTCACTTTAATAAAAAGTTTCCCTCTGTGTTTATCAATCCCGTATCGCATATAAGCTGCTGCTACATAGATCTATCGAACGATGAGTATAGATTTACGCTGTTAAACGAAGACATGTTAACGGAAGACGAAATACATGAAGCCGTATCCAGAGGATATCACAGAGCCGAGTCGTATAACGACGTCGACTATAAAAAGGAGTTTATTCTATGTACCGAAATTACCATGCTGAGGATCGCTAAAAAACTATTAGAATTGTCGTTCGACTTCATCGTCACGTTTAACGGAAATAATTTTGATTTGCGATACGTATCCAATCGACTCGAGTTGTTAACGGACGAACGAATCATCTTCAAATCTCCCGACAGGCAGGAGGTCGTACATCTGTGTATATACGAACGGAATCTCTCCAGTCACAAAGGAGTCGGCGGGGTATCGAACACCACGTATCACGTAAACAACAACAACGGCACGACATTCTTCGACTTGTATACGTACATACAAAAATCCGAGAAACTGGATTCGTATAAGCTAGACTCTATCTCTAAAAACGTCTTCAATTGCGATTGTGTATTAACGGAGATACAAAACGACACGATGACGTTCGTGGGAGACCACACCACGGACGCGAAGGCCACGGTGAACGTATTCTCTCAGGTGTTGAGTACGGGCAATTATATAAATATAGGAGATGATATCTTCAAAGTATTCAACAAAACCATTACGAAGGACTCCTTTACGTTGACCGTTAAAGCGAATCCCTCCTATACCGTACATAATACGTACACGTTATCCTTCGGAAAAGACGACGTTAATCTGTCGGACATGTACAAAAACTATAATCTAGACGTAGCCGTAGAAATGGGTAATTACTGTCTTCACGACGCGTGTCTGTGTAAATATCTCTGGAACTATTACGGTATAGAAACGAAGGCTGACGCTGGAGCATTTACGTATATTCTCCCTCAATCTATGGTATTCGAATACCGGGCCAGTACGTTGATCAAAGGGCCGCTGTTAAAACTATTATTGGAAAAGAAAATAATCATGACCCGATCGGAGAAGAAAAACAAATATCCGTACGAAGGGGGGAAAGTATTCGCGCCGAAACAGAAAATGTTCATCAATAACGTCCTTATATTCGATTACAACAGTTTGTACCCGAACGTATGTCTGTTTGGCAACCTGTCCCCGGAAACGTTAGTCTGTGTATTCGTGGCGAATAATAAACTGGAAGCGGAAATCAACAAACAAGAAATACAAAAGATGTATCCGGGACCTCGGTATATATCCGTACAATGCGAACCTCGTTCGGAGGATTTGGTGTCGGAGATCGCCGTATTCGATAGATCGGTCGAAGGAATTATTCCCAAGTTGTTGAAAACGTTTCTAACGGAACGCCTCAAGTACAAGAAGATGATAAAAGAAACCAACGACGTGGTGGAAAAGGCCATCTACGATTCTATGCAGTATACGTATAAGATTATAGCGAACTCCGTGTACGGGTTAATGGGATTTAAGAACAGCGCTCTGTATTCGTACGCGTCCGCGAAAAGTTGTACGGCGATAGGTCGGCAGATGATCCATTATCTGAATTCCGTTCTCAACGGATGTAAGCTATCGTCGGGTAAGTTTCAACTGGCCGCGTATCCCATCAATCCGTTTTTCCAGGACGATCGATCTGTGGATTTATACGCTTCTACAAATTTACCGACGGAATACAACTACGATTTCAAGGGCGTGTACGGAGACACCGACTCCGTGTTTCTAGAAATAAACACAAACGACGTCCTAACGTCTATTAAGATAGCGAAAGAGCTGGAACGGGTCATTAACACGAAGGTGTTGTTCGATAATTTTAAAATAGAGTTCGAAGCCGTGTATAAGAATCTTATCATGCAGTCTAAAAAGAAGTATACCACGTTGAAATACGTGCCGTCGTCTACGCAGAATAGTATTCCCGTTCGTATTAATAAAGGAACCAGCGAAACGAGACGAGACGTTTCCAAATTTCATAAGTACATGATAAAAATATATAAAACTAGAATACTAGAAATGTTGTCGGACGGGACGTCGTCTTCTCTGCAGGTGTGTATTAACATACTCAAGTCGTTGGAGAGCGATCTATTAATCGAGTTTGAAACGAGGAAGGCTCCGTTGGATCTGTTTCTATTGAGTCGGACGCATCATTGCAATTATAAATCGATCGATAACCCCAACATGTATCTGGTTAACGAGTACAACAAAAACAATCCGGAGCGTATAGAAATAGGCGAGCGGTATTATTTCGCGTATCTATGCGACGCGAAGGACGCCTGGCAAAAGAAACTCGTTAACATAAAAACGTACGAACGGATTATAGACAAAGGGTTTACTCTGGGGTCGACCGATCGCATCTTTTACGAAGTGTATTTCAAACGACTAGCTACGGAAGTGGTTAACTTATTGGACAATAAGGTACTGTCTACGTCGTTCTTTGAGAAAATGTTTGGAACACGGCCCATCTTTTATAATTAACCCAATAACGTGACGTCCGTCGGTGTCATGTTTAGTTTTTGTAGCAGATACTCGACACCCGGTGTTATTTTTGTCGTTACGGATATATTCGGTACGTAAAACGCCAGAAACATCAACACGGGATCGTAGTTCGTTAGGTAAAGGATGGCGCTTAGATTGGACAACGTCTCGTAATCCGATACGGCCGTTCCAGGAGGCGTACGTCGATGGATGATTCTACTCTGGTTGATGGGAAAAGGCGCCGTGTAAATGGCGTTGTCGTCCACTCGACTGAACAAGGGTTTATAATCCCCCGAATGTCTGAAGTACCTGGCCAAGGCAACGTGGTTGGCGTTGTTGGTGTATACTTTACTAAAGAGGGTGTGTTTGGTAATGTCGAACTGCGTATTCGTAAACCAAAACAATATGTTGTAGATGGGCATAGACGTCAATAATAAAAACGAGATGAACTCGTCCGTGGGTAAGATGGAAAAGTTCCGTAAAAAGTTGATATACCGTCCTGAGAACGACCCTCTGGATATAAATTCCGTGTTTATTTTCTCTTCGTACGGCAGAACGGGACCCGTGTATAAGGATAACATAAACTCAAACTTCTTTAACAAGTTCAAGGTAATGGGATGATAATCCGTAACGTCTAGGTTCGCGAATCGGCTACTCCAGATAACCGTTTCCGGAATCCATCCGTACGCGTAGTTATGATACAGGTACGTGTTTTTTAACAAAGGGCTTAACGCCCTCGTAAAAAACGTTTTTTGGTCGTCGTTACGACGTTGAGATTCTTCGTATATATCGAGGGGCGCGGGAGGACCTGCCATGGTTATGTTCTACCGTGTTTTATTACGTTTAATAAATACTTTTTATCGTTCTCCGTTAAATGGTTTGTGTTATCTAAAAATAACTCCACGTAATACATATTATCCCTTAAAAACTTTTGAAATAATACGATCACGGACGTGTTGAAATTTCCCAGTATGGTACGTACGACGGAGGATATCACACTAGAGTTCTTACACACAGAAAACCTAACGAAGGTTGTAACGTCTTCTACGCATTTCAAGTGAGATAGAATATCAACGAGTACGTCTTTATAATCGGTTACGACGAGGCCTATACGGGCCAATTTCCCGTCGATGTAATATTTCAGTATATGGTCGCTAAATAACGAAAACTTTTTATCCTGGGGAACGGTCGAGAGTTTAACGAACATGCCTTTGTGTAACACGTACGGGTCTTCCTCGTGCAAATACATATAGGTGTTATATTCCTTGATATAATAACTAGTTTCTTGGTTATATATTTGACATTTTTGAGACTCCTCGATGGTCGAAATATTTAACTCTTTAGTTTCGTATACGATGTTGGAAATATACGTATCGTTAATGTCCATTTTATCGAAAAACTTTACTTTATCGGGAGGGTGATCGAATGCGGATATGACCTTCTCTGGGTCGAAGTACGAAGGAGATATTTTAGCGACGACGTTGAACAAGTCCGAGTTAAACGTTCTGGTACTGTTAAACGTTTTACCGTCTATGAAGTGTTCTTTATACAGGCCTATGAAATACTTTTTCCACGCATCGTCTTTGGCTTCTATGATGGATAGAATGTCCCCGGGTACATCGTATATAATTTGCAACAACACGGATTGTATGTACTCGTCGGTTTCGAATATATAGACCAGTTTCAGCATATTTTTATTTACCCTACCCTGCTTGAGTTCCGAGTACACGTAACTGAGCACTTTGTCGTACATCGATACGGCGAATCCGTCCAAGTAGATGTCTGCGTCGTTCGCGATGGGTTCGTTCAACCATATCCAACGACTCGATCGATTTCCTCCGAATATATACTCTTTAAACTTCTCTGTCATATCACTGTGGATGACGTTATCGGACGTTTGAAATAACGTGTAGATATCCTGCGAATCGTTGTCCGAGAACTCTATTCCCGTGTCTTGTTTGCTTAAATAGGCCCATATCATTAACCGAAACACTTCCATCTTCTTTACGCGTTTAAAGTCTGACTTTTTAAACAGTTTACCGTAGACGATATCCATGTTCTTGATGGGTTCTCCGTAATGAAACAACGGGTTAAGGGCAAGGTCGTAATTTACACCGATGATGTCGCCAAACCGCGTAGCGTGACGGGCCACCTCCGTAAACCTATCGTCGAACATGAGTTCCTGTACCGTTTTCTTATACGTTTCTATTACGTCACTAAATAACGCGTAGTGTTTGACTAGCGCTTTTATATACAGCGTGGGTGCGTCGAATACGCAACAAAGCAGCTCGTTATATACATCCTTGCACTTAACGATATGAAGAAAAACAAAAAAGTTGGGGTTTGTTAATACATCCTTACTAACTACGTCCTTACAAAAGTTAATAACTAAATACTTAATAGCTAACACGTTATTGAGGTTAAAATTAGACACTTTAGATATCATTTCATCACGTAAAAAATCAATCCTATTATCTATGGTATAAATTAAGTACTTGCGTCTAATAAAATCCATTTAACTAAGTTAATTTATGGTTTTTGCCATGACGATGCACTCGTCGATGTTATCTCCTACTTTTTTCTCCGATCTGATCAGAAATCTGTTAACCGTTTCCACAATCGCGTTGTGGACATCTACGACACTTTCACTATCCGTAGCCACCCTCGCTTTGTAGCACATGTCTATTACACGTTCCGGGTCAAGTCCCTGATGTGTTCCGTCCGGATAGCATCGGTAGTTGTGTCCCTCGCCGCTTTTGACAACCTCAGGAAACGTTGTCTTGATCAGTTTTTCGGTCAGATCCACCAGCGAGAAACTAGAAAGCACGAGGGTCTTTAGTTCGTCCACGGAATCGCCTTGATAGCTGGCCACGAGGGCGTTCAAAGATTTCAGTTTATAATACGGATACGTTCCTAGTCTCACGCGGAGCTTTCCAGTAGCACACACCGTATCGATGTACTTTTTCAACATCGTCCATTTTCGTTTGCTTATTTTGAATTTGTTCTCCAATATGACTCTGATCAGATTGAGTTTCTTAGAAGGCAACACGCCTAATCCGTCCATTTTGGTGCATCTGTAGAACAGGTGATGTTTGTCGTCGTTGAACAGGTTCGGAAACACGTAATGTAGCAATGACTTGGCCATGGAGTACTCGTTAACGGCGACGCGTTCTATCTCGTTGATGTGTCCGTATATCATTCTGACCTTGTTACAGAGCATGTTGTCGTCCGCCGACTTCTTTCCACGTACGAATTTCTTCAGTCGCATGTACAGTTTTTTTATCTCGAAATAATCTTTTTTGTTTTTCTGTCGAATCGCCTCATCGCGTTTCAATTTTTCTTCGAACGGTACACCGTCCGCAACCCTTCTCATTTTCATTTGTTTAGACTTGGCCCGATATTTGGCGGACTTTGCGGAGGACTTGGACACGCGACACGTGGTTAGGTTCACTACGTTGGTCGAAATGTAGAAACTGGGGTTGCGCGCGTTTTGTTTGTACATCGTATACTCGTACAGATAAGGAGCGATCTCTCTGAACCATATGACGTCATCTTTTATCAGTGTATTGTACATAGACATGATGCTACGCACGAGGGGGAAATACTCCTCGGGAGGATACGTGGAATGTTTAGTCAAGATACCCAGCAATCGACACGCGTAAGACGCTTGTTTCTCGCCCGGGCGGATGAGATAGTCCCCTTCCATGTTTGGATTGTACAACGGCGGAAGGTACACAAAAATACTACTTAAAGTTCACTTTTGTAAATACTGAAATACAATCGTTAGATGTAAAGGGTGTAAGGACATGGAGACCGTCTCCCAGAACGAGTACACAAAAACGACGTTTCAGGATATAGAGGAGATGGTAAAGCGATACGTACCGGACGACGTCGTACCTAGTCTGTTGCAATGGGCGAGCGATAAAGCTTTTAAGTTTCAAATAAAGAACATCATCAACACCAAGTCAAACATAGAAGAGACCAAGTTCGAACCAAAAAACAACATAGGCATAGAGTATTCCAAGGACGTTAAAAATAAGCTATCGTATAGGAATAAGCCGTCGATCGTTACAAATACGCGATACGAGGACATCTGCAACATGATCAAGACGACGAATGGCGCGGAAAAGGAAATATTACGCCACGCGCTATTCGCCATAAAATGTATCCACAAAGGCGTAGAGTACGACATAGACAAGTTACCCGACGTGGATTATGTAGATATGTACTTTAACGTGTTAGATCAGAAGCACAACACTCCATGTCCCAATTGTAAGAGCAAGAACACGATTCCCGTTATGATTCAGACGAGAGCGGCGGACGAACCTCCATTGGTCCGACACGCCTGTAGGGATTGTAAGAAGCATTTCAAACCACCCAGGTTCAGAGACGTCGTGACTAAACAGGAGAGGTACGCACAAAAAGAAGACGTGCGAGACGACGACCCGTCCCCGGATAACTCAGACGATGACTAAACAAGGTTTTTACGTATCTAAAAAAACTGAACGGTAAACAATTAATCCGTTGTAAAACACGATGGATCCCATTAACACGCTATGGCACAACGCGTTGTCTTCGGGCAACGCCGCGGTGTCCGAAACCAAACCCATTTTTGGAGACACGATCAAGTACGAGAAAATCGTAAGTTGGCAAACCAAAAATCCGTGTACGGTACTCAACGAATATTGTCAGATTACGTTTAGAGAATGGTCTATAAACGTTACTCGGGCGGGGCAGAGCCACAGCCCCACATTTACGGCGGTTGTTACGGTGAGCGGGTACAGTTTTAAATCGGCTACGGGATCTAACAAAAAGGAAGCGAGGAAAAACGCTGCCAAAGAAGCCATGGACGTTATACTAAAACACGTCGTTATAAAGTTTTAAATTTTTATCTGGTACGAAATGAAATTACCAACATGTAAATGATTCCCGTATCCGCGCTCAAGGCCACCTATTGTTCTAATACACACGAGTCGTTAGCGGCCGCCTACAAGTCGTTAAACGTACACGATGGATTGCGTTTACTCGCAAAAAATATTCACCCTCCCTCGTTACCTAAAGAATGGTACCCGGAGGTCGTCGAAACCTTGCCTCATAAACTGTACCTGTTTGAACCCAACCACGTGTCGTTCGTCGATTTGGTAACGAATATTGTACGGCATACAAACGTAGAACTTTACGCGGACCATATACATTTTTACAAGAACAGTATTCTACAGACGTGTACGAAAGACGTCGTTACCAAATGCGTGCGGTTTATGACGTTATACGACGACGACATCCGTTACCTACGAAACAGATTTTACAACGTAGATACCATGTTGGTGGATGTAAACGCGGACAGCATCCGTCGTCTCAGTTACGTGTTTAGCGACGAGTTAACGGAACGTATACTCGTACAGGACTATACGATGTACGATTACATGTACGAGCATCAGTTTTTTACGTACGATTTTTTAACGGATATGTTATATAGATACGGTATTGTCCCCAACAACGACGGTATTTTAGAACACGTATCGATCGAAGGTGTGTTAGAAATATTGCAGTCTATTCGCGTAGATAAGGACATCTTTTGTTTTTTAGACAGGCTACCCAAGGAGTTGTTACATCACGCGGATCTTAAAGCGTACGTCTTACAAAAAATACAGTCGGGAGTCGTTCAGCCATACGTTCCGTACGCGAAAGAATACCTAACGCAGGAAGACGTTGGCGTGTACGCGAATATCGTGTTTGAAAACGCCGTCGTGGACTTAACGTTGTATGCGTTGACAAAAACGGAATTAAAAACGATATGTAGCTACATTCATAAGTACGAGTATTTTACGTCGTATATAGTCGATCTGTTAATGAAAGATGGTTATATCGACTTATTGGCGAGTATTCTAGACTACGTACCCGCGGAATTACTTACGGAGGAGATATGTATCAGGTTGGTGTGTGAATCGCCCACAAAGGTGCGGATTAAACAATTGCCCGTACATTCCTCATTGATTATGGCCGTGTGTATACAGATGGGATACGACGATTTGGTCGATCTACTAGACGAGATAGACGTCGCTACTCTGTTGGATAAACAGGCCAACGTCTTGACGGCGTACTCGTTAACCACCAACTGGTACAACGATCGTCGGGAGCTCCTAGACGAATACATTACATCGTACGGATTTTGTTCGTACAAGATGAATAAGCTTATGTTCGAATATCCCTTAACCCCCGAATCTATACACTACGTATTCGTAAAAATGGACACTAATAAGAAGGCGACGTTGTTTTATCCGACGATCGTCTCTTCGTTGTTTTATTTAGCCTGTAGCACCTACAAACTTAAGACGAAAAAGATTACGGGAAACAAAATGGTCATTCCTTGTAAAAAGCTGGTTAAAAACGATACGGAGTCCTTTCGCGTAGACGACGAAGACTCCATACGGTCCGTTATTCTATACAGTAACGTACCCAACGTCCGTATACCGTTGGACGATATAGGATACGAGACGACGCGTACGGGTATACGTATACAATTTAACAAATATAAAGAACCCTATCTAACGTCCGGGGACGATATAATTACCCAACTGGGCACGATAGGAAGGTTGGCCCTGTACGGATTGATCTACGTCCCACATACGTATTTCCCCTCGTGGATACCCGTCACGGACCTCGTACGCGGAACGCCTTATACCGCGCCTTCAAAAATAGAACACGGCGTCGTGTATAAAACGTATCCGACAGATTTTGTCGAATATAAGTCTTTAGGAAGATACGTGTCGAATGTGTACGCGTTGTCCGAACCCGTGTCTAATTTCCACGCGGTGATTAATTCGTTTATTCAAACTCTTCTACTTTATATAGTAATAGGGTCAAAGTACTCTATAAAAAACACCGATGAGTTTATACAAGCTCTGGTGAATAGCTTTTTTACAGGAATGAAAATAAATGAAATACTTACAGAAAACATAACACTAGTATGTTCGGAAGTAAATAGAGTAAAGTCCTATGTCCAGGACGAGGGCTTTGTTATTATAAAAAAAAATTACCTTAAAGAAACCATTTCCCTGTGCGAACACATTTGTGCGGCGATCATCATAGACAATTGTAGCCATTTTGATATAAAATGAATGCGCGCATCGCCGAGCTGTTACACAATTACTTGGGTAGGCCCCCGTCGTTGTCCGAATATCATATGTTGAAATTACAACACAGGAACATACAAAAAATAATAGCGTTTAACAAAGACATATTTATATCGTTGATCAAAAAGAATAAGAAAAAATTTTTCTCCGATATTGATTTGACGTCTTCCGAAATAAAAACATCTGTGTTGTCGTATTTCTCGAAACAACGAGACACGTATTCTATAGGCAAGTTGTATACCATCATAGAACTGCAAACGATCCTCGTATCCACGTATACAGACGTTTTGGGTGTCTTGACGCTCAAAGGACCGGACATGTTCCCGTCTAGTACACGGTACGATATAAAGTCGATCAAACAAATCGCGACGTCCGCGTTACACGCCATGAACGTGGCGGTTCTCAGCGACAAAGTCATGGGCAGACACAACGTGTCCCCTCTGGTAAGTAACGTAAACGCGTTAATGGAGGAGTATTTGCGTCGGCATAACAAAAACTGCATCTGTTACGGGTCGTACTCGTTACATCTCCTGAACCCAGAAGTGAAATACGGAGACATCGATATATTGCAGACGAATTCGAGAACGTTTCTGATCGATCTCGCGTTTCTGATTAAGTTCATAACGGGATCCAACGTCATCCTGTTAAAGGTACCGTATTTGAAAAACTACATGGTCCTGAAGGATAAAGACGACAATCACATCATCGACAGTTTTAACATCCGACAGGAGACAATGCAGGTCATACCCAAAGTACTCATAGATAACATTTACATAGTCGACCCCGCGCTACAACTCATGTCCATGTTTAAAATGTTCTCGCAAATAGATAGATTGGAGGATCTGGCAAGAAATCCGGAAAAATTGACCGTTCGTTTAGCCACCTTGATGGAGTATGTACGTGTCAAATACGGGGTCATTCTTAACGGGGAATCTAATCACATGCCTATGAAAGGCGTCTTAGATAAAGATAAACGTATCATCGTTATGGACACGAGCGGGTACAATTTCTCGTTTAAAAAGTGTTTTGTGTACATGGACGAGTCGTCTCTGTCTAGCGATATACTGGACCTGAACGCGGACGACGCGGTGGATTTTGAAAACGTATCGAACTCGGCGTATCTGGTAAAAGGTGACGTGTTGTACACCTATTTTTCAAACACCATTTTGTTAAGCGATCCCGATACCATTCACGAGATTAGTAATAAAGCGATGAGTGCTCATATTCTGATTTATCAAATTCTTACAGGAAACGATATACGTCAACCTCTGTCGGACCTAGTGAATTCGTTAATGTATAATGAAAAAGTATTAATCCACGAAGTTATACCTCGAGATAAGAAAACCGGCAAACACGGTATCATCGATATAGAGAAAGATATCATAACGCATTAGCCCAGGATCCTGGATACGACGTTACGATTGCTCGCTTGTAAATCTTCTAGCATATTAGTTCGCATAAACGGTACACCCCTATTCTGAGGCGAGGAGGATCTGGCGGCTCTCTCACAAGGCGTCATAGGCTTTCGGTCACACGTAGGACTCGTCTTCTCTACCTTTAGTACGCAGGACGCCTTTTCCCCGCTACATTCTATCGTCCTAATATCACAGACCTTTACCGCTTTAAGAACCAAATACTTTCCTTCTTTCGTATCGATGTAAAATGGTGTATGTGCGTGATACACGGAATGGTGCGCCATTTATAAGTGAAAAACTATTAAGAAAAAATAATTAGTTATAATGGAGTCTGCGGCGATTATATCTAGCGTTATGTCGCTGTTTGACACGTCTCTGCAGCATCAGGTAACAAAATGTGAAGAATATTGTGGTATCTTGCAAGTACAGCCCGTTGTGTATATACAGGAGTTCGGATACATACACGATGCGACGTTGAAGAAACGTACATGGAAGGCTATACAAGACAACGACGTTACCGTATTGATATTTTATCAGGTAAAACAGTTATCCATCTCGGCGGAAAAACTGTACAACGAGTTCGTACGTGAGAACGCGTATATGAAATTATATTTTGTGAAAGACAATTTGGCCTTTGACGGAATACCTCCGTCGTTTTACAAAGTTAATCTAGTTACGTTGTATAATAGAAAGAAGATAAGAAAAGTAGTTTCATTGATCCAACGTAGACGACCTAAACAAGTCATCGCAAATTACGTACGTGAAACATTCGGTTCCGTATCGGAATTATTAACCGCGATTCGTTTAGATTCATTATGGTTAAAACGGCAACTACCTCACTCGGGGCACAGGATAAGTTACAAGAAACTCATACACGAGGTTAAAACGATGAAGATTTTGGGGAATAACGACGTCGATAACGTCTGTTGCGCGGTGTCGTCTATGCAGCTTTAATTTTTTTAAAATGAAAAAACATTTGCTGATTAGGATTGGATCGTCTGTATTCCGTCATGAACGTCTCCACGTTAGACGATATCCTAAAACTGAATCCGTTCAAGCACATGAATCGAATAAAGATAAACAGGGAGGAAAAATGTTTACTAGGTAGCACTTCTTTTATTAAGATAGATAAGGTTAAACACATTCCCGGTAACGCCGTAAACGTTTCGAAATCTATACACGTGCGAGGACAGGACTTTACGTTATCAGAACTGTTGTATTCCCCGTTGTATTTTCAGCAGGCGCGTGGACAATGTATCATGCCTCATTTTGTATTAAAATGTATAGACGAGGCTAAAAAAAATAGGATGGTCTGTAAATATTGTACAGTAACTAAATCGAGCGACCCACAGGGTTTAAACGCAAACATTTTCATTCCGACAAAAACGGAATCGACATATATTATCATAGGCATACGTATAAAAAGTTATTGGTCCGTTACATTTCGAGTGGAGTGAGACGATGGATGCGGACGTCGCCGTCGCGTTCGCAACATGTGCCACCATACTAGGTATAGGAGCCATCGTCGTAGAGTCCGTCATTTACTACTTTACCAGAACCAGAAGAAAGAAAAACGGGTACGTTGCTCTTTAATAAATCACTCGCTCTTTTTCATGTATTAAATGCTATCACTTTTTTCTAAGCCACCCCCTGGTGCGGGATGTCGGATCGTAGAAACGGTCCCAGAGAACTTAGGCATTACCACACAGCATATGCACACCCACGAATGTTTCGACGAACTCATCACTCAGGCCAAACGATACATCCACATCGCGTCGTTTTGTTGCAATTTGCGCACAACCGATCAAGGAAGACTGATTATGAAAAAACTTAAAGAAGCTGCAAAATCCGGCGTCAGAGTTACTATCTTAGTGGATTATCAAAGCGGAAACAAGGACGAAGAAGAATTACTCGAAAGCAACGTCGAATACATTAAGGTAAAGATAGGAAAACGGTACAACCCGGGGGTACTGTTGGGTAGTTTCTGGATCGTCGACGGTACACGGTGTTACATAGGAAACGCGTCGCTTACGGGAGGGTCTATATCGAACATAAAGACACTGGGTGTCTACTCCACATACGCTCCCTTAGCCGCGGATCTAGAACGTCGTTTTAGCACGTTTAAGGCCTTCAACGGAAACAAGTCTATCCTATCCATCCTACACACGGCCTGTTGTTTGACGACGTCTACGCAATATAACATCAATAATCCCATAGGCGGAGTGTTTTTATCAGATTCCCCCGATTACATGCTCGGGTGTTCAAGGACCCTCGACGCGGACGTCGTACTGGGTAAAATATCGAAGGCTAAGAAAAGCATCTGTCTGGAATTGTTATCTCTCGTGCCCGTGATCCGAGAAGATGAGAAGACTGTCTATTGGCCCAATATTTACAACGAGTTAATATGTGCGGCCATCAATCGAGGCGTCAAAGTGAGATTGTTGATAGGATCGTGGAGCAACAACGACATCTACGTGATGTCGTCCGTGAAGAGTCTACAGGCGATGTGTTCGAACAACGATCTAATCGTTAAAGTGTTTTACGATAAGAACAATACAAAACTCATGATCGTGGACGACGAGTTCGCACACATTACCCCCGCGAACTTCGACGGTACGCATTATCTCCGTCACGCCTTCGTTAGTTTTAATACGGTCCATCCGGAACTCGTACACATGTTAAATGCCATATTCACGAGAGATTGGGAAAATCCCCGCAATACGGTGGTAAAAAACTGAACATAAAAATACACGCAGTGCAATTACTAAAATGATTAAACTATTAGGACTATTACACGACACAAAAAAAGAAGTCGTCGTTCACACCTTAAAGGAACATCCAAGAGCCGTTGTATTAACAAAAACAAGACACGGAAAAGGAGTCGTGGTATACGCCGGTAACTTAGAAGATGTAAAATCGATGGTATCCGTGTCCGAATTAGACGTGGTGGGCGTTACCCCTCACGCGGAACCCGTGTCCTTGCCCGCGAGCCCCATCAACAGTCTATGTATTCATGAAACGGACACGGACGTGTATTATTTTCCAAAAACGTGTAAGTCTCCTCTGCTGGATATACTAAAGAAACGATTTAAACACGACCCGTTGATTCGAACGTTACAGGAACGGGATTACACGGTATCCGAAATAAATTACTGGTTGTATTGTAACGGGTTAGAGGCGTATAGGTTCGTGAATTACAAAGATGAAAAGGCGAACGACTCTCAATATACGTTAATCGACGATATGATTATATCCTACATAGGAAACCATTACATATGGGTAAAGAAAAAAGAAGCCTACCAACGTCCGGAAATAGACGTATACCCGTATGATTTAGAACGTCTTTCCTCTCCGTCTAATTGGACGGAATTACGTCCCAATAAGCAGTATTTAAAGTTTATTACGATTTTAGTAAACGCTACAATTACTCCGAACGGAGCGTCCGTGTACATGATCACGACGCATCCGGGTAGGTGTTTTACATCGTTCGATCCAAAAAAGTTAGTCATGGACTTCTTAAGATGGATACGAGAGAGTATGGTAAACACATCCACCGTAGTAATAATAGGGTACTTAAGCAGTGTTTTTGATTTTCCATTACTAAAATCGTCCTGGCCCAAAGACTCCGGTTGGTTCTTCGTAGGAAACAATCACATCGTCTCATCGGACGGTATGAAGCTTGTCTTAATCGACGCGGCAAAATTCGTACGTGACATGTCCACAATGGACTATCTTCAGCATTGGAAAAGCCGCGCCGTATCTATTCAAGGCGATATGATTACAAACGAGGAGGCGCGTACGAAACTAAAAGTGTTAGAAAAGAATTCCTCGCGTGTCGCGGAGAGTTTATATAACGCGACGTGTACACAACTAATTACGCTAAACGACGTATTATCTCCGTGGAACGCGTTGTACTTTACCCGGTTGGACGACGCCGTGTGGACGGCGTCCATCTACGAGGCGTCTAAGTCGAACGTGTATTATCCTTCGGGACACGAAGCGATGAGTTTTATACGACAGGCGATCCGTTCCTCGTACGTAGACACGTTATACATCGACGTACCCAAGCACTATTCCGTATATGCGTTAAAATCGGTGTTCGATGTGGTATGTGAGGGAGTGTATCCGGCGGGGGCTCCTACGTACGTATCGGGATACTTCGACGAGGACAAACCGTATATAGCGTTATGTGAGGTTACAGTCAAACCGGATGTAAAGATCCCCGTTCTATGGACCAACGAGGACACGCACACGTTTTACACGGCACTTACGTCCGTGGATATACGTTCGGCGAATCGACTAGGTGGATATAAAATAAAACAGATAGGCGCCTTAGTATGGAACGAGTCGTATTCTTTACGAGATGTGGCGATTCATCGATTTAACGGAATACATCGACTGAACGATAAGAAAACGGATTACGTCGATTACTGCGATCGACTGTTTCCGTGTACGGACGATACGATGTTAATATTTTACGCCTTTTGTGCTAGTTATTGTAGACGTAAACTACACAACTTAATACGCACGATCGATAGTCATTACTTGGGAGAATACGTAATCAAGCATAATTATAAGGAAATATGGACACGCGACGTCGTTAAACTTTCCGACGAGTTTCTGTCGAACGTCGTCAAACTACGATAATACAAATCACACCTTCTATTATAATAAGTATAGTCACTACGTGTATATAAACAAAACTTTCTTGAAATAAATTAATAAACCAGATATGGTTCGATTATACTGTTTTTATTAAAATAAATGGGAATTATGGAAGACGTGGAGAACTCGTTAGAGGGACAATGGGAACGCGGGGAAACAGAGGACGACACGACCGTGTTAGGCGACGATATTTATTTCGACTACGTCATATCTCAATTGGATACGCATAAGAGTTGGTCCCCTAGTGTTAAAGTTCGTTATTTTAAAAACTTTAACAAATCGGCGTTCGATAAAATAGCGAACGAGGAATACATTAACCCGTCGTTCTTTCAACAGAAGGATGATAGGTTTTACCCGACGAACGACGACTTTTATCATATCTCCACGGGAGGATACGGTATCGTGTTTAAAATAGACAAATACGTCGTAAAGTTTGTATACGAACCCAATAAAAACTATACGCCTATAGATGCGACGGCTGAATACACTATTCCCAAGTTCTTATACAATAACTTGAAGGGAGATGAGAAGAAATTAATCGTATGCGCTTGGGCTATGGGGGTAAATTATAACCTGTCCTTTTTGTACAATTTATACAAACGGGTATTATACATGCTGTTGTTAATTGTACAAATACTCGACGAACAACCGTTAAACCTCACACATTTTTCACACAAGTACTTTTTAAAGTCGTTTAACGAAAAGAAAGGCGACGTTAAATTCGTTAAGTTATTATCGTACTTTTATCCCATCGTTGTACAAAGTAACATAAACGTAATCAACTACTTTACGCACATGTTTTATTTTTTCGAACACGAGAAACGTTCCAATTATTCTTACGATAAGGGTAACATCATCGTGTTTCCACTGGCCAAATGTTCGGCGGATAAGATTACGGGAAAAGTCGCTGAACGGTTCGGGTTTAAGTCATTGACGGAGTACGTAAAGTTTTTATTTTTACAAATCGCGTTATTGTACGTAAAAATATATGAATTACCGTGTTGTAATAACTTCGTACACGTAGACCTGAAACCCGATAACCTTCTCATATTCGATTCCCCCACACCCCTCCGTATTACGTTTAAACATAACACGTACGTATTTAACGAGCCCATCAAGGTGTGTTTAAACGATTTTGATTTCTCTCAGGTAGCGAGTATAATGAATAAGAAGATAAAGAATAGTTTGAAGGTAGAACACAACTGGTATTACGATTTCCACTTCTTTACACACACGTTATTCCGCACGTATCCGGAAATAGAAACAGACAAAGAATTTACAAAGGCGTTAAGTGAATTCATTATGTGTTGTACGAAGACGACGTGCGATAAGTTTAGATTAAAAACATCCATCCTACATCCTATTTCGTTTTTAGAAAAGTTTATAACAAAAAACATTTTCTCAAACTGGATAAATGGAACCCACGGCGCAGCTTAATACGCTGTACACCCTGTTCGTCAAACGATACTTACACAACCTATCGCTGTACACGACTCCTGTGAATACTACGTGCGCCATACATATCGGTGAAATACGAGGAGTGTTCGAACGATGTAAGTTACAAGTTCTTAACTTTTGTTCCAGTAATAAGGAACTGAGTTTCAAATTATTAGTAAAAACGTTTAGGGAAATATCGGAGATATTACCGGATAAAGAACGAGACGCGTTGGCTAAAGAAATAGGAATCGATTTAACGAAGGCCGACGATGACCCCAATCAAGACGTGGTACGCAACTGTAACGCGTCTTCGGACATAAACAACGTGATAGACATACAGAAGTTCGATGCGGGGTATTGTGTCGCTCCAGAGAATAAGCACATCCTGTTACAGATCGTAAACTCCGGTTCCGCGGAGGCCAACTGTGTGATTAGTTCTATCGTGCGCGCTACGAATAAAAGAGCGTTACCCGACGAGTTCGTCAACAATAGACTGCGTGTATCGAATCGCCCGTGGTTTATTGTTTTTGCCGTATTCGTCTTAATCGTGTTCGTTATATGCGTATGCTCCATTAAACGAAAAATAAACCTAAAATATAGATACGGGTCGTTTCTTTACGTGTAAAAAATGAAACATAAATCCTAGCTAATAACATAAATAAATAGCACTTAAATTAAAGATGAGTAGCTATGTGAAGAAGATCAACAAAGCGGTCGTTGAAGGAAAAACGTACAAGCCATCTACGCCAACGAATGAAGAAATACAAAAATACGGATGTTGTCTAAGTATCAAAAAGACACAGTCCGGCGAAAAAAGTAAAACATGTTTACAAAATAACTATCCGGAAATCATAACCAATAATATGTTTTATAATACCTAGCTGTGATTTACATTCATTTAGTCCTCATGTGCGACAACTACTTCTCTCTTTACACTAAACTACTAAGCTACATACCTACATACCTACATACCTACATACCTACCTACCACTTAAGCTAGCTGTAAACACTTTTTGTAAATTAATGATGGGGTAAATTATTATAATTATCTTTGGTGGAATAATAGAAAATTTATCACAGGTAATAGGATCCTTCACACAAGACGATGGCGTCTGTAGTCGCGGCCATTAGAGAAAAGATGACAAAATGCAAACTTCGATTCGATACGCTTATAGATTATTTGGTAAAAAAAAGAAATAGAAGTGTAAATAACTTACTAGATGATAATATATCGACTGTATCCGACGATTCTGACTACTACGAACCAGGTGATTCTGAATACGAGTCTCCTGACTCGGCGTACGAGTCGGAATCCGAAGTTCCTTTACTAAATTAATCATCCATTATGCCCACACACTTGACCCTCGAGCAGGAAGTTGCCGCAGCTATCGCCGCCATGTGCGTCATCCTATTCTTCATAGCTTTTATAATCCTATACTTTAATAAATGCAACGCTGTAGAAAGCGCGTGCAGTAGCCTAAAGCTCAAAATAATTAACGCAACCACTCGTCGGTCGTTTCGACAGCTGGACACTGTCTATTATACGGACGATACTCAGGTAGGTGTAAACGTGGAATAAGTGAAACATAATATACGTCTATCAAAAAATGGAAGACGAGCCCGTGTTAAAGGAATCCTTAGATAGATATGTTGTATTCCCCATACAATACAATGATATTTGGAATATGTATAAAAAGGCAGTGGCTAGTTTTTGGACCCCCGAAGAAGTGGATATATCCAAAGATTTAAAGGACTGGCGCGTTCTTACACCGGACGAAAAATATTTCATTAAGCATATATTGGCGTTTTTCGCCGCGAGCGACGGCATCGTGAACGAAAATCTAGCGGAACGATTCTACGTGGAAGTTCAAATAGCGGAAGCCCGATGCTTTTACGGATTTCAGATAGCCATGGAGAACATACACTCCGAAATGTACAGCCTACTCATCGATACGTATATAATCGACCTACAGGAAAAAGAGAAATTATTTAAGGCCATAGAAACGATGGATTGCATAAAGCAAAAAGCCGAGTGGGTGCAGAAATGGATTCGTAACAAAGACGCGACGTACGCCGAACGATTAATCGCGTTTGCATCCGTCGAGGGTATATTCTTTTCTGGGTCGTTCGCCGCGATATTTTGGTTAAAGAAACGAGGAAAGATGCCCGGGTTGACATTTTCTAACGAACTTATCAGCAGAGACGAGGGATTACATTGCGATTTCGCATGTCTGATGTTTAAACATCTTAAACATACACCGTCCGAGGAACGAGTTGCTAGTATTATTAAGGAAGCGGTTGTTATAGAGCAACGATTTTTGACGGAAGCTCTTCCGGTACGTCTTATAGGAATGAACTGCGAATTAATGTGCCAATATATAGAATTTGTAGCGGATAGATTAATCGCCGAACTGGGGTACTCTAAAATATTTTCAGCTACTAATCCTTTTGATTTCATGGAGAATATATCTCTAGAGGGCAAAACTAACTTTTTCGAAAAACGCGTTAGCGATTACCAAAGAATGGGTGTTGTTCATAAACAAGATAACACATTTTCATTGGATGAAGATTTTTAAGTTTTTTTTTTAACAAAAAAGTTGAGCAAATAAGTATATAAAAATACACAAAATGGCGGAGACGGTAACGTACGTCGATCATGAGTACAAGAAACGACTTGATATGCTACCTCCGTGTACGCCCGAAGTGGTCTCCGTCGTTACCACCATGGGGGCTGTTACGGTACGAAAGGATTTACTTCTTTCGGCATCCGTGTATTTTAAGATGTTTATCAGGAATAACGTAAAGGTCATGATACAGTACGACCATGACGTCGTATGTCAAATTATCAAGTACATCAACACAGGATCATTCGACGTAACTCCTCGAACGAGTATAAAACTATTTACCATCGCTTGTAAAACGTTTTTGGAATTCGTACAGACCTCGTGTACAGAATATATAATAAACCACATGACCGACGACGTGTGTGTGGGGGTTCTAAAAACCGGATTGAGCAACAAATGTTACAAAGTGTACAGCGCCGCCATGGAGTACATACGGAGCCGGTTCGAAGTCTTAGCGGCGGATAAAACGTTGATGCCCTTGTCATATTTCGAACTGAGTAGTATACTCAAAGGCGACGAGGTAAACGTTTCCAAGGAAGACGTGGTATTAGAGTTCATTATCAAATGGGCCAGGTATAAAAAACAAAATAAAATGAAAACGTTAGGTCTTATGAACGACGTGTTACGAGACACGTATTTGACGGAGCGTGGAAGTAAAGTGTTAAGACGGTGGAGATCGCACGGGGTGTTCAAGTTCATCAAACAAGACAGACGGTCTACAACACGTCGTCGTAAATATTACACGGCGAAAGACGTTCCTCCTCCAAAACCCCTCGACGATCCGCCAACATCTCCCAAGGAGGACGTGGAGCGAATTAATAGACTTATAGACGACCATTATAGCGGGTGTGGATGCGTCACGTTAAACGACGTGGTGTATCTGATAGGGGGCATGAACGAATTGGACGAACCCGTGCCGTACGCGGTGGGTATAAACACTCGTACGTCGCAGCGCGTACTCGTGCCCGAGTTAAACGTGGCAAGAAAGTTACCCACTGTATCCGCCTTACGTGATAGAATTTACGCAATAGGAGGAATAGGGACGAACGGAAGCCTCATCTCCGTAGAGAGTTGGGCCCCGGGGGACGACGCCTGGACACTCGAATCGACTCTGCTACAGCCCAGATACGGCGCATGTTCCGTCACGTTAAACGACCTGTTGTACATCATGGGAGGCATTGACGAGTTTGATAAAACGGTGGAAGTCTACTCTCCGTTCTCCAAACAATGGAGACCGTGTAATCCCATGAAATACTCTCATGCGGGGGGATGTTGTGTATCACGCGGAGACGTCATTTACGTCTTGGGAGGAGTCTCGTACATAGACGATATAAAGGTGTATACCATGGTAGAGGGGTATAATACAGTGACCTGCACCTGGCATATGGAATCTTCGTTGAATCTCCCCCGGGTCAATGCATCGGCGTGCCTCCTTGAGGAGTCTCTTGTCGTTCTGGGAGGTTTCATGTACAGATACATCGACGAGATAGAGGTATATAACGATATATCAAAAACGTGGGATATCGTAGGAAATATACACGAATGTGATATTTTTTAAAGTGAAAAACGACGTCTTTTTATCAAAATGGAGCACCGAGGCGTCATTATAACCGTGTTGGAAAATCTATCCGATTACCAGTTTAAGATGTTCATCTATCTAGCGATGGAGGACCTATACATCGAACGGGCGGAAAAAGAAAAGATCGACAGAATAGACCTGGCCCATAAGATATCTGAACAATATCTGGGAACCGACTATATTGAGTTTATGAAACGCGTTACCGACTTCATTCCTAATAAAGTGTACGTGGATTCCCTATTGGCGCGCGCGGAAGCAGACGCGGAAGCCACCATGGAAGCGGTGACAGAAGCGGTTACAAAAGCAGTCACGAAAGAAAAAATGGCCATTGGTGTACTAAAAACGCCGAAGAAGCAACGAGGTGTATGTCGCAAATTGTTATTTTAACAAAAGTTAAAAAGAAAGTATGTTTTTCTACAAAGAAGTCATGGACACGGTCAAGTGCGTCAAGTTCTCCGAACACGCTAGTCTTCCTACAAAGGCCACGGCCGATGCGGCAGGATACGACCTATACAGCGCCTATGCGTATATCATTCCTCCACACAAACGGTGTTTGGTTAAAACGGATATAGGGTTGGGTATTCCGGAAGGGTGTTACGGCAGGATCGCGCCACGATCCGGTATGTCGTTGAAATTCTCCATCGACGTGGGCGGTGGAGTTATCGACAGAGATTACAGGGGCAATATAGGAATCATCCTCATCAACAATGGAAATGATACGTACTATGTAAAAAAAGGAGATAAGGTAGCACAAATAATTTTTGAAAAAGTAACAAGTGTAAATATAGAAAGCGTGGGCACGTTGAACACGACCGCACGCGGCCATAACGGATTCGGTTCAAGTGGTTATTAATTTTTATCGTCGATGATGTCTCGTTTAAAGACGGCCGTATACGATTATCTGAACGACGTGGATATAACGGAGTGTACGGAAATGGATCTACTGTGTCAGTTGAGTAATTGTTGCGATTTTATCAACGAAACGTACGCAAAAAACTACGACACGTTGTATGATATCATGGAACGGGACATTTTGTCGTATAATATCGTGAACATTAAAAATACGTTGACGTTCGCGTTACGAGACGCGTCACCGTCCGTCAAACTAGCCACATTAACTCTGTTGGCGAGCGTGATTAAAAAGTTAAACAAGATACAACATACGGACGCGGCTATGTTCTCGGAAGTCATAGACGGTATTGTCGCGGAAGAACAGCAGGTGATTGGATTTATTCAGAAAAAATGTAAATATAACACGACATACTACAATGTACGTAGCGGCGGGTGTAAAATATCCGTCTATCTAACCGCGGCAGTTGTTGGCTTTGTCGCATACGGAATACTAAAATGGTACCGAGGGACCTAGTCGCAACTCTCTTATGTGCGATGTGTATTGTACAGGCAACGATGCCTTCGTTGGATAATTATCTGTATATTATTAAACGTATTAAACTATGTAACGACGACTATAAAAACTATTGTCTAAATAACGGAACCTGTTTCACCGTAGCATTAAACAATGTTTCACTTAACCCGTTTTGTGCGTGTCATATTAACTACGTGGGAAGCCGATGTCAGTTTATTAATCTAATTACCATTAAGTAACCCGTTTTACATGTATAATAATACATACGTATTTTTAGATAACTTTAATAAATAACATTGTATAAACTTACTTATCATATACGGTACACATAACGAATAACACTACATGTTTTTATATATACATAGGTTTGGAAAAAACTTAATCACGAACGTATCATTAGACAATGACTCCATCTAGGAGGGGTTTTGGGAACTACGTACACGATATATTCACATCGCGAAAACATAAATAATAATTTTTTACAACGATTCACGATGTCGCGCACTTTATTGAGATTTCTGGAAGATGGTGCAATGAGCGACGTAACAGTCGTCGCCGGGGACTCGACGTTTCTCGGGCATAAAGTTATTTTATCTCTTCACTCGGATTACTTCTATCGTCTGTTTAATGGAGACTTTACCTCGCCCGATACGGTTACGCTGGACGCGACGGACGATGCCGTTCGTACGGTGTTTACGTATATGTACGCGGGATGTGACGGGTTAAACGATCGTACGATAGACGATTTACAATCCATTATCGTATTGGCGGACTACCTGGGTATAACGAAACTGGTGGACGAATGCGTACGTCGTATCGTATCTAAAGTGGACGTATTAAACTGCGTAGGGGTATATACGTTTGCGGAGACGTATCATATAACGGACTTGCAGCGGGCGGCCAAAACGTTTTTAACAGAACTACTGGGGTCTAAAGAAGCGTTCGAAGAACTATCCCAAGACGATGCGGTTATCGCGTTAAGGGAAACGCGTAACATTGTCGATAGACGATCCATTCTTAGAGCGATCCTGTTATGGGTTCGAAAATGTCCAGATCGTATCGAACAACTAAAGGTGTTAGTCGCCGCCGTAGACGACGTAGACGACGATGACAACGTATATACGATCTACGAGAGATACGCTGAAGAACTAAAGGATATGATCGCGTGTCCATTATCCTATAATTGCGTCGTTGTGGTCGACAGAGATAGATACGTTCGCCTCATTAACCCAGACACCCTATGGAGTAAACGCGTGACGTACATACGTAAACGCGCCATAGGCGATCGATTCACCGTCGTTTGTATGAACAACGTTCTATACTGTTTAGGGGGTACGTTAGACGGGGCACCCACGTGTGACGTGTTGGCCTACGATCTACTGACGAACGAATACAGTTTAATGCCGGAGATGGGACACTATAGACGTAATGCGTCGGCGTGTATCGTAAATGGATATATATACGTCGTAGGAGGCGTAGACGAAGAAAACAGATTAATCGGTTCCGTAGAGTACTGGCAACCCGGAATGGAGGAATGGCACGACGCTCCTTATCTACAGGCGAACGTAGAAACGGCTACGGTGTGTTACAGGAACGAGTTGTGGATCGTAGGAGGCACCGTGGACTTATATCATCCCACGTTTATAAGCGCAGTTAAGAAATTAACAGACAATCGATGGATGTCGATGGAACCTCTTCCCGAACCACGATCGGGTGCTACGACCGTCGTGTATAATAATCGATTATACTGCATAGGCGGAAGGATACACGGTGGCGCGTACACAAATCACGTCTACAACTATTTAGACGAGTCACGTACGTGGGAACGGGTAGGGGATATGGCGAACGTACGCAGAAATCCCAGTTGTTGTGTGTACAATAAGGCGATTTACGTATTGGGAGGGAATACAAACGCCGTAGAGAAATACAACGGGTGGAAGTGGCAAGAGGTAGGTAATATATCCACGTATCCCGCGTGTAATAATACCGCGTATCCATTTTTTTATACCAACGACGAGATATAAAACGAGTATGATATACAAGTCGTCAGGCAAGACACGTTGGATCGGTTGAAGGAACGACTCGTGGGACGCGTGATTAAAACGCGAGTCGTTCGCGCGGACGGTTTATACGTGGACCTGCGACGTTTTTTTTGAGGGTTAAATGAAGTATCTGGTCCTCGTCTTATGTTTAACGTCGTGCGCGTGTCGAGATATCGGACTATGGACGTTCCGATACGTCTACAACGAAAGCGACAACGTCGTGTTCTCACCGTACGGCTTGACCTCCGCGTTGTCCGTGTTACGGATCGCGGCGGGCGGTAACACGAAACGAGAAATAGACGTCCCCGAATCCGTCGTGGAGGACTCCGACGCCTTTCTCGCGTTACGGGAGTTGTTCGTAGACGCATCCGTTCCGTTACGTCCCGAGTTTACGGCGGAGTTCTCCTCGCGATTCAATACCTCCGTGCAACGCGTGACGTTTAACTCGGAGAACGTCAAAGACGTCATTAACTCGTACGTTAAGGATAAGACGGGAGGAGACGTCCCACGCGTATTGGACGCCTCCCTAGACCGAGATACTAAAATGCTGCTATTGAGCTCCGTTCGTATGAAGACGAGCTGGAGACACGTATTCGACCCTTCGTTCACGACGGATCAACCTTTTTATTCCGGAAACGTCACATACAAGGTACGTATGATGAATAAAATAGATACGTTGAAAACGGAGACGTTTACGCTTAGAAACGTGGGATACTCCGTAACGGAACTGCCGTATAAACGGCGTCAAACGGCCATGTTGCTCGTCGTTCCGGACGACTTGGGAGAGATCGTGCGGGCCCTCGATCTTTCTCTAGTACGCTTCTGGATACGCAACATGAGGAAAGACGTGTGTCAGGTGGTAATGCCCAAGTTCTCCGTCGAATCGGTCCTGGATCTGAGGGACGCCCTCCAGAGACTGGGGGTGCGAGACGCGTTCGATCCATCCCGGGCGGACTTCGGTCAGGCGTCCCCGTCGAACGATCTATACGTCACGAAGGTGTTACAGACGTCCAAGATAGAGGCGGACGAACGGGGAACGACGGCGTCGAGCGACACAGCCATCACCCTCATCCCCAGGAACGCCCTCACGGCGATCGTGGCGAACAAACCGTTTATGTTTCTCATCTATCACAAGCCTACAACGACCGTGTTGTTTATGGGAACGATAACAAAGGGTGAAAAAGTAATATACGATACGGAGGGTCGAGATGATGTCGTATCCTCTGTATAAACTCTTTTTGAAGGGTAAACTATGCGACGTCGAAATCGTCGCGGAAGGCAAAAGCATCCGAGCGCATCGGTTGGTGCTTTCCGCGTATTCTAAATACTTTTACAACTTGTTTAATGGGAATTTCTTAGAAAAAAACGTAGACGTAATCGACTTAGAAGCGGATTATAAAACCGTATTTGACGTGATTTATTACATGTATACAGAATCGATAGAATTACACAAAGGGAATACCGAATCCATTTTCTCATTGGTTCATTACCTACAGATTAAACCCCTGATTAAAAAATGTATCTACGAGTTTAACAGCATCGTGAACGAAGAAAACTGTATACGTCTGTTTAAGTTCGCCGAATTATACGACCTGTCCGAGTTGAAACGCAGGGCGCGATGGCTTATGCCCAGTCTCGTTATGAATGAGAAAGATCGCCTGCGGGAGATGTCCTTGGACGACCTATCCCTGATGTTAGTCCAGATACGGAACACGGTCGATCGAAGTATCGCTTTGTCGGCGATCACGGAATGGATACAGACAAACGTTCGCGAACGTAGGAGACACGCCGTCCATCTGGCGACGTGTTTAGGGGATGTCCCAGGAACCGCATCCTCCAGAGCCGTATACAAACACTACATGTCGGAACTACGTATTCGGGTTACGGAATTTCAACCGGCGTATCACAACTGCGTCGTGTACCTGGGAGGATCGATGAAAGGTCGCGTCACCGCCCTGGATCCGGAAACGGGGAAATCCGTCGTTTTATCTACGTGGTGGCCCGAAGAGCGCTGGGAGTGCTTTACGGCGGTGTGTATGAACGACGTTCTGTACTTCGCTGGAGGAAAGCTAGACGCGGTTCCCACGAGACAGGTCTTGTCGTACGACGTAAAGGCGAATACCTGGTCCAGGCAACCGAACTTGTCAGAATTCCGTAGTGACGCGGCCGCGTACGCGATAGGAGGATGTATCTACATCATCGGCGGATACGACGCAAACGATCGACCGACGAACACGACCCTGTATTGGAGGCCCGGATACGACCGATGGTACCGAGGACCTACCCTCGTGGAAGCCGTGGCGGAGACGAGCGCCGTCTGTTACAAGAACGAGATATGGGTACTGGGGGGACGGATCCATCGAGACGGCGTCCCGGACGTCACGGACGTCGTTCAGAAACTATCCGGAGGTACATGGACGAAGGTGAACGAACTGTCCGTCCCCAAGGCGAGCGTTACGGCGATCGTCTATAAAGAGAGGTTGTACTGCGTAGGGGGGCTGGTGGATCGATACGCTCCAACGAACGAAGTTATCCGTTACAGGGACGACACGAACGAGTGGGAATACGTGGGATCTACGAAGATCGAACGAGGCGGTGCCGTGGGGTGTGTGTACAACGACGAGCTCTACGTCTTCGGAGGAACGGATACGTTTACGTCCGAGCGATACAACGGAGTCATTTGGAAACGAGCGAACGACGTCTCCTGTCACTTCGCCACCATGAACGCGGCGTACGCCACCTACCTCGAGCTGTAGAAACGTTTTTATAACTGAAAAAGTATCCTAAAAATAGAGTAATACTCAAGATGGACGGGAGACTGGTGTTTCTCCTCGCGTCGCTCGCTATCGTCTCCGACGCCGTACGCCTTACGTCCTACGACTTAAACACATTCGTTACGTGGCAAGACGATGGATACACCTACAACGTCAGTATTAAACCGTATACGACGGCTACGTGGATCAATGTGTGTGAATGGGCGTCTTCTAGCTGCAACGTATCTCTCGCCCTACAATACGATTTGGACGTCGTGTCTTGGGCCAGACTGACCCGGGTTGGTAAATACACAGAATACAGTCTGGAACCGACGTGTGCCGTGGCTCGGTTCTCTCCACCGGAGGTACAACTCGTAAGAACAGGTACCAGCGTAGAAGTCTTAGTTAGACACCCCGTCGTGTATCTACGGGGGCAGGAAGTGTCCGTCTACGGACATTCATTCTGCGACTACGACTTCGGGTATAAAACGATCTTCCTGTTCTCGAAGAATAAACGAGCGGAGTACGTCGTACCCGGCCGATATTGCGACAACGTAGAGTGTCGTTTCTCCATCGATTCCCAAGAAAGTGTATGTGCTACGGCGGTTCTTACGTACGGTGACAGTTATCGTTCCGAGGCGGGTGTGGAGGTCTGCGTTCCCGAACTCGCGAAGAGAGAAGTCAGTCCCTACATCGTGAAAAAGTCGTCCGACCTGGAATACGTCAAACGTGCCATACACAACGAATACCGACTCGACACCTCCTCCGAGGGACGCAGATTGGAGGAACTGTATCTAACGGTCGCCTCCATGTTTGAACGTCTCGTGGAAGATGTCTTCGAATAATCGAAATATAAATAATGTAGTTTTTGTATCGGAATCATGGAACGTACCCTGGTAAGTTTCTTGGACAGCGGTACCATGAGCGACATCACCCTCGTCGCGGGGGAGACGTCGTTCACGGCGCATCGACTGATTTTATCCGTCCATTCGGATTACTTCTATCGTCTGTTTAACGGGAGTTTTGAGGTACCGGATACGATCACGTTGGATACGGACGATGGCGTCCTTCGCACCGTGCTCCGCTACATGTACACGGGATACAGCAACATACGAGACCGTACCGTAGAGGATCTACAATCCATTATCGTATTGGCGGACTACCTGGGTATAACGAAACTGGTGAAAGAGTGTGCGGATTACATGGTAAGTCGAGTGGACCCGACGAACTGCGTATCCGCTTTCCAGTTTGCAGAGACGTATCACATAGAGGATTTAAAACGAAACCTCAATACGTTCTTACCCGAACTCTTGCTGAACTCCCGAGGGGCGTTTACGAAATTGGATACGGACGAAGCGGTCGTGGTTCTACGAGCGTCCTACGAGATCGTCGACAGACGGTTTGTGCTTAAGGCTATTCTAGATTGGGTGCGAAAAGGACCCAAACGCATCGAGCGGATAAAGACGCTGTCCGCGGCCATCGGAGACGACGTGGAACAGGACGACGTCTACGACGTCTACGCGCGTTACGTGGAAGAGGTAAAGGACATACCCCGTAACCCGTCTCTCTCCCATAACTGTATCGTTACGATAGATAGAAGGAGATACATCCGCGCGTTCAATCCCGAGACGTCGTGGAATACACGTATCGCCCACGTGGACCGTATCGAAGTGGATGATCGATTCACCGCCGTCTGTATAGACAACGTCCTATACTGTCTAGGGGGTACGTTAAAACATATTCCCACGTCCGACGTCTTGGGATACGATCTCCTGACGGGGGACTGTACACCGATGCCCTCCATGAGACAGTGTAGACGTAACGCGTCCGCCTGCGGCGTAAACGGATGCGTGTACGCCATAGGAGGAATCGACGAAGAAGACAGATTGATTCCGGACGTGGAATATTGGACCCCCGAGGAAGACGAGGAGTGGTATTTCGGCAGATATCTCTACCCTAACGTGGAAGCGGCGGTAGCGTGTTACAAGAACGAACTGTGGGTCGCTGGAGGAACGTGCGGGCTATATCCTACAACGTTTACAAACGCGGTGAATAGATTAACGGAAGACGGATGGGTTGAAATGGCTCCTCTTCCGACGCCCAGGTCCGGCGCCTCTATGGTCGTGTACAAGGGGCGTCTGTACTGCGTCGGAGGACGTACGAACGAACACACCGACACGAACCACGTCTACCGATACGACGATGACCGGGGCGCGTGGGAACGTGTCGAGAATATGACGGAGTCGCGCAGGAATCCCATCTGCTGCGTCTACAACAACGCGCTGTACGTATTCGGAGGACGGACGAACTCGGCGGAGACGTATAACGGGTGGAAATGGCACCGCATCAACGACGTCTCTCTATACACGGGGTGTACGAACACGGCGTGTCCATTTTTTATACAACGGTGAAAAAATAAGTGTAGTTGATATAACCCCGGACGAGGATGGATCTATACGGGTATGTGTCGTGTACGCCTCGTATCCGACACGATGTACTCGATGGTCTCTTGAACGTATACGACCCGGACGAACTATGTTCGCGGGATACCCCCTTTCGCCTTTACCTAACGAGATACGACTGTACCCCGGAGGGTTTACGTTTGTTTTTAACACGAGGCGCGGACGTCAACGGAGTTCGTGGTTCTCGTACGTCTCCTCTGTGTACGGTCCTATCCAATAAAGATTTGGGAAATGAGGCGGAGGCGTTGGCGAAACAGCTCATCGATGCGGGAGCCGACGTCAACGCGATGGCGCCAGATGGACGATATCCCTTGCTCTGTCTGCTGGAAAACGACCGTATTAATACGGCGAGGTTTGTACGCTACATGATCGACCGAGGCACGTCCGTGTACGTTCGGGGAACGGACGGATACGGGCCCGTACAAACCTACATACATTCCAAGAACGTGGTATTGGATACGTTACGAGAGTTGGTCCGCGCGGGAGCCACCGTACACGACCCAGACAAGACGTACGGGTTTAACGTCCTTCAATGTTACATGATCGCCCACGTGCGTTCGTCGAACGTGCAGATTCTACGATTCCTTCTGCGTCACGGGGTCGATTCCTCCCGAGGATTACACGCGACCGTCATGTTTAACACGTTGGAACGTAAGATCAGCCACGGCGTCTTTAATCGAAAGGTGTTGGATTTTATCTTTACACAAATAAGCATAAACGAACAAAACTCTCTCGACTTTACACCCATTAACTATTGCGTGATACACAACGACCGGCGAACGTTCGACTATCTGCTGGAGAGAGGAGCCGATCCCAACGTGGTGAACTTTCTGGGGAACTCTTGTCTAGACCTGGCCGTGTTAAACGGAAACAAGTACATGGTCCATCGTCTGCTACGAAAGACGATCACGCCGGACGCCTACACGAGGGCGTTGAACGTGGTAAACTCTAACATTTACTCGATCAAGTCGTACGGCATGTCGGAGTTCGTAAAGCGACACGGAACCTTGTACAAAGCCCTCATTCGAAGCTTCGTAAAAGACTCGGATAGGGAGATCTTTACATACGTTCACATCTACGACTACTTTAGAGAGTTTGTGGACGAATGTATAAGGGAACGAGACGCCATGAAGGCGGACGTTCTGGACGCGGTCAGCGTGTTCGATACAGCGTTCGGTCTAGTCGCCAGGCCTCGTTGGAAACACGTTCGGATTCTCTCGAAGTACGTACGAGGCGTCTACGGAGATCGAGTAAAGAAGATTCTCCGATCCCTACACAAGCGACGGTTCAAAACGGATCGTCTCGTTCGCCGTATCGCCGACCTGTGCGGACCCGACGGTCTATGGACCCGTCTTCCCGTAGAAGTCCGATACAGCGTCGTGGATTATCTGACGGATGACGAAATACACGATCTTTTTGTAAAGATACACGCGTAGGAACTTTCTCGTATTATAAATGCTATCCTATTTGGTAGGTCCTATCCTATCGATTTGCTACTTCGTTATAGGACGATTGACCGGATTAGTCCAATACCTGGTCGTGAAAATGATATGGTTCGTCGTGGGAAGTCCGTACTCTTATCTGCCTTCTCTCAACCCGTACTCTTATCTGCCCTCTTTCAACCCGTTTAAGAAAGAGGAGAAGAAGGACGACGGATTCATCGCTTCCTTTAATCCGTTTAAAAAGGAAGAGCCTAAGAAGAGTTCCTGGTTTGGGTGGACGGGTTAATTAATGAAAATGTACTCGCGATTATCGAGGGTAGGAACCATGGAGTCCTTCGTGCTACTTCTCGCGTTCCTATCCCTCGTTGGTGGCTACGTCATCGATCCGTGTACGTCGCAAGAACGATCTACGTGGCACGTATCGATCAAACTATGTATATACGTCCAAGAACACAAAGTATCCGCTAACGGTTGTCGTCTCGAACAGGGTCCGGGTGGGTTTATCGCCACGGGGAACGGGTTTAAGATTTTCGCACACGACGAATGCTCTCACAACGAACACAGTTTTCTACTAACGGACGTCCGAGAAGCCGTGTACGCGTCGGGGCACGGCATGTACGTGGAAATATCGGGCAATGTTCCTTATCTAGATTCCGTACATCAGTGTGCCAGAAATATGACCGTCGCGGTATCGTGCGACAACCCCGTCCCTAACGCCTACGGCAAGAACACGGACAAACTACGTCCGGGCGTCGCGATCGCCACGTTAATCGACACGTCGTGCGTACGAAGTCACAGTTTCGCATACTCCGTAAACACGTTGTGTACGGAACGACTCTCCGGAGAGTCGTGCGAACAATTAGACTGTCACATGGTCAAAGGATCCCAACACGAACACTACTTACAAACGTGCGACCGAAACGTTCCCGATCGGCGTACGTTTAAGGCGTATAAACCTCATCAACGGCCCTACGTCGCAAAAGTATTACGAGATGAATTATAACAATATCAGGCATTTTCACGACTAATAAATAAATTATGATGGCGAACCAACAGTCCGAGTGTCCCGTTTTTTTTTAAGCTGGTGGATTTTTTGCTTAATACATAAGCTTGTCTTCGGCATATGGAGATGCTTTAGGGGAACGGTCGTCCTCGTTCTAAAAGTTATAGGATTCGTCTTTTACGCGATACGCGGATTCTGTCAACTGTTGGTAAATAGCATCGCGCGACTATGTATGTTGTGCGTATTTTACCTGGCGAGACTATGCAATCTGTTCGTGTACAGCGTCTATACGCTGCTGATGTATCCCATCAACCGACTCGTGTCTTTCATGTTCGGGGAACTCAATCCCGTGTGCGAACCCGATCCCAAGAAGGACGACGACCGGGTCGTTGTCCCGGCCGATTGTCCCCCCATTCCCAAGGAACCCTTAAACGCGAACGAATTAAACGGCATGTTCGATTTCATGAAGATACCGAACCCGTTTAAACGCTACGAGTGTAATAACAACACTAAACAACCCTCGTCCTATCCGTTGAAGAAGGGATTCTTCGACATGATGGAGACTTTAGAATAAATGAAAAAATAACACACTACTTAACGGTGTTCGAGCCATTCTCGAACGTTTCCTTTCATTCCTGCGACCATGACTTTCTATGTGCGTAGGAACGAATTCGGCGCGGACGACAGCGTGATTCTGGCGGTTCAGGACTATCTCAGATGGTCGGCTACCCCGTTCAGGGATAGGGAATCGGCGGGTCGCTTGTTTGCCGTGTTCGAGTCTTTCAAAAGGGACGCGGAGATCGTGTTTCGTGACAACGTGCGTTGGCTCGTCCGATGCTCGTACGAACACGTCGACAGTTCCGAATCTCTCATTCGAGCTATGTTGCGTCACGACAGTTACATCACCGAGGCCTGCGCCATCATTGGCTTATTGGCGCGGGTCGCCGAGTACTGGGGGTACGACGATCCTATCCCCACCTCGGTGAGAGTGATCGAGTTGTTCATGAGATTGATCACCGACTACGAGGTCCCGCATCTCAGGTCCGTGATTAATATTCGTTTACAACGCCTTTGCTCTCAGGAACGTCGTGACGACTAATTGGCTCCTCTCTAATTCGGCTCCTAATTCGGCTCCTCTCTAATTCGGCTCCTAATTCGGCTCCTAATTGGCTCCTCTCTAATTCGGTTTTTATCTCTCTAATTGGCATCTCTAATTGGCACCTTCTACGTCTTTTTCTCTTCGTGTAAAATATAAAAATAACTACGGTATATGTATCATGTTTCGTTTAACGCTACTACTCGCGTACGTCGCGTGCGTATACGGGGGCGGTGCCCCGTATGGCGCGGATCGAGGAAAATGTAGAGGGAACGACTACGAAAAGGACGGACTGTGTTGTACCTCCTGTCCTCCCGGGTCGTACGCCTCTAGGTTATGCGGACCCGGGTCCGACACGGTATGTTCTCCGTGCAAGAACGAAACCTTTACGGCGAGTACGAACCACGCTCCCGCGTGCGTAAGTTGTCGAGGGCGGTGCACAGGCCACCTATCCGAGTCTCAATCGTGTGATAAAACCCGCGATAGAGTCTGCGACTGTTCTGCGGGGAACTATTGTCTGTTGAAAGGACAGGAGGGGTGTAGGATATGCGCTCCCAAAACGAAGTGTCCCGCGGGGTATGGCGTCTCCGGACATACGCGTACGGGCGACGTGCTCTGCACAAAATGTCCTCGGTACACGTATTCCGACGCCGTATCCTCCACGGAGACGTGTACCTCGTCGTTTAACTACATCAGCGTGGAATTCAACCTATATCCCGTAAACGACACGTCTTGTACGACGACCGCCGGACCCAACGAAGTGGTTAAAACGTCGGAGTTCTCGGTTACGCTAAATCACACGGATTGTGATCCCGTCTTCCACACGGAATACTACGGAACGAGCGGCAGCGAGGGCGCGGGAGGATTCTTCACCGGGATGGATAGGTACCAGAATACGACCAAAATGTGTACGCTTAATATAGAGATACGGTGCGTCGAGGGAGACGCCGTGCGTACTATACCGAGGACGAGCGACGGGGTCGGCGTCCTATCTCATTCGGAAACGATTACCGTGATAGGAGGGTGCCTGTCCGACGTGAACGTAGATATCGAGTACAGCGACAGTAATCATCCCGAGGAGGTCGACGACTTCGTGGAATACCATTGGGGTACACGCCTCCGTCTCTTTCCCTCACCCAAACGATGTAGACTCGTTTCATAGATTACGGATTTTCTTCTAGTTAAATTCTTAAAAAAAAGTCGAATTATAATAAAACGTGGGCGTATAGAAGAACTCTATCATGAAACGCCTGTGTGTATTATTCGCGTGCCTGGCCGCGACCCTCGCGACGAAGGGCATCTGCAGACAAGGCGAAGATGTCCGATACATGGGAATAGACGTCGTGGCCAAAATTACAAAGAGGACTACCGGAAGCGACACGCCGTGTCAGGGTCTGCGTACGACTATTGAATCCGCGTATACAGAAGACGAAAACGAAGACGATGGCGCGACGGGTACGGAGCAGCCCGACGATCTTAGCGAGGAATACGAGTACGACGAAAACGACGAATCGTTTCTAACCGGTTTCGTGATCGGAAGTACTTACCACACGATCGTCGGAGGAGGACTCTCCGTCACGTTCGGATTTACGGGATGTCCTACCGTTAAGGCGATATCCGAACACGTCAAAGGACGCCACGTCTACGTCCGACTGTCCAGCGACGCTCCTTGGAGAGATACGAATCCCGTGTCTATGAACCGTACAGAGGCGCTCGCCCTACTCGACACGTGTGAAGTGTCCGTAGATATCAAATGCAGTCGCGTCAACGTAACCGAAACGACGTACGGAACCGCGGCGCTTGTCCCGCGTATAACTCAAGCGACGAGACGCAGTCATATTATCGGATCTACCCTGGTCGACACGGAATGTGTGAAGAGTCTAGACATAACCGTCCAAGTGGGTGAAATGTGTAAGAGAACGTCTGATCTCTCGGCGAGAGACAGTCTTAAGGTAAAGAACGGCAAACTACTCGAGGACGATATCCTTGTCCTTCGTACGCCTACCCTCAAGGCGTGTAACTAATCCTATCTACGATCGATGTCGTATTTTTCTGACCGTTACGCGTCACGTTTTTATACCTATATAAATAGTTAAAACCCATATAGGGAATACCGCTCGCTTTTTTTTCCTTCGTAGTTGTTTACCCGCTCGATAGATCGCGTCGAGGAAGTACCAACCGTGACCACTCCTCCGGCGGGGATCCTCCGCGACGGGTACATCGACGCGATTCTACGCGGACCTCCATGGTCGTTCGTCGGGTCTCCGACGACGTAGATTTATCGTATACCCGTCTGTTTAGATTCGGAGGTGGACGCGTCTATGTCTGCCCGAGGATAGACCGAGTATTCGTTTTTCTACGTCTACCGGAGGAGATAGAATACATAGACAGACCTAGGTCGTCCAGAGGGTACGACGGTACACCTATTCCTACGTTTCTACCGCCGCTCGTTTTCCACGTCTAGTTCTCCGAAGCGATAGGATAGGTACCGTCTAGTTAGGCCTACGACCGTTCGCGGGATAGTACATCTACACCCGAGAACAAGTAGACGCGGGTCTACGTCTAGGTAAGAGGAATAAATAGGCAGACTTCCGCGTGTAGACGACCTACTTCTACTWCTACTTCTAACGTGGAAGATGTGACCCTATTTCTACCGTACCACGAACGCGTGAAAATACCCCACCCTTTACGCCTCGGCGTAAGGCGAAAAAGAAACCTCCCTTTCGTCCTTACGTCGTCGTTCTAACGTGGAAGAAAGGTCTCTAAATCCCTCTATCGTACGTCCAGGGTAGGTAGGGTTATACTTTTTTTTAAGAGCTATAAATT